TCACAGGAGATATGTCTTGCCTGTATACGTAGTTATCCACCCATCAAGAGCCTCTTTGGATACATAAATACGATCATTTATCTTAAGGGAAGGAAACCCTGCTGACTTCATCAGCGCGTACGCCTGGTTTTTACCCATCCCGAACATGAATTGTATATCTTTTACGGTCAGTAACTTATTTAATTGTTCCATTAATTACTCCTAAGAATAGAATAGCCCTTATACAGGGCTATGGGTTAACGCCCTGTATGACCGAAGCCTCCCTCGCCTCGTTCTGTATTATTAAGATCATCAACTTCAAAGAAGTCAGCACTGTAGAATGGTACAAAAACCATCTGTGCAATTCTTGAACCTGGGAGAACAACCTGAGTATGCTCAGTGTCATTATGCAGCGCAACAGCAATTTCCCCACGGAAATCTGGATCGATTACGCCAACACAGTTCGCAGGACGAAGACCTTGCTTGGAGGCAAGACCGCTTCGTGCAAATAGAAGTCCAACAACTCCTTCTGGTATTTCCATTGAAATCCCCGTGCCAATCATTCGAGATTCGTGTGGGCAAATAATCAGTTCCTCGGGCTCACCGGGAAGATTCGTATCCTTATATCCATAAGCATACATATCATATCCTGCCGCACTTGCAGACCCTTTTGTTGGGATTAATGCATCATTATATACTTTTTTGATGTTAATTTTCATAGTGCCTCCTTACTTAACGCGAATCCAATGGTCGTCTTCGTTGCATCTATCCCAGACACTGGGAAACAAATTGTTGGGGTTATTATCGCATTTAACAACTGTGCCGACAGGAAGGAAAGCTTCAGACATACTCATTATGAAAGCATTCGCCATTTCGTCTTCAATACTTGGAGCGCCATTACAAGTGCAGTTGTCATCTTCACAGTCGCATTTGCACTCTTGTTCGCTTTCAGCACACTCACATTCGTCCTCGCAGTCACATGTGCTACGCTCAGCCGCCTCTCTAATAATATCGTCTGCTGCAATATCTGCGGCGTCTCTATACTGTCTATATGCTAGCATCACATCGACGGCATAATCTAGGTCGAATTCATCGTCATTCTCAAAGAGATAGTATCGAAGTTCGTTTTCCAGAAGAGTTTCAACAATTTTAAACTGATTGTAACTAAAATTCATATCAATGTCTCTTTTCATTTTTCATTCTCCTATTATGTTATTTATCCCATACGATGTACCATCCAGTCTTAGCACCTCCCCCTCCAGCCTCAGCCTTCAGGGTTCTTGCGATGGTAGCATCGTAGATTCTATTTGCGTCACCGTTATAGCCACAAATATATCCTATCTGATTCAAACTAATATGCCTGTTGCAATCCCCGTTATCAGAATCGTCCGACATATTATTAGGATTTAGTTTGGATAGCGCCTTTTCAAATGCACCTATGCCGCTAAAAAATGAGCCCACCTGTAAATCATCAAACAGGGTGGGCATTTCCCGATATAAGTTCTCTAAGATATGTAGTATCACATCTACGACAACGCTATTCCCGGCCATCTTGTATAGCTGTGTGTTAGCTCTGTCTCTACCGTCATAGATGTTATGAATTAATGCATTTCTCGCTCGGTTAAAATCATCATCATCAAAACCGAAGAGCCTCCATGATTCTAGCGGAGTTAGCTTTCGTATACCTGTACCTGCAACTGTACCGTCTCGGATATTCTCCATCAGCTCAATCGATGCATCTTCATTAAGGTAATATCGCTTATCAACGCCGTGATCCAGCATGTCATAGAGCATTCGGTGTAATGGTCTCGGATTTGGGAATTTAAATGTTCCGCTATCTAAGTCCTTTCGAATAATCACACAATAAACCCGTTCTCTGGATTGAGGGATTCCGTGATCCATTGAATTGATTACATTCCAATACACATTATATCCATATTCCTCTAACTCAGATATAAAGGCATCAAAGGTTGGTTTGAACTTATTGCTCGTAATTCCTCTTACATTTTCGTAAATAGCAAATCGTGGCATCCTCTCTTTTAATATTCTAAGCCACTCGACGAGCAAAGAAGAGCGACTCTTCTCAATCAGAGAAGAGCCGCATTCCGGACAAATATTTCGTTTTGAATGATGAATCAGGATCGGGTTATACTCGAAACCGCACTCTATACAAGACCAAGCCGCGCCGTTTTTCTTGCCGGCAATAGAAAAGTCCTGACATGGTGAGCCGCCTAGCATCACATTGAAATCAGGCAGTTCTTTTTCATCTACTAGGTTAATGTCTCCTATGTTTTTAGTGCAAGATACATTATGTATAGCGCAATATGCTTCCGAAGCGTGCTTATCTATTTCGCAAAATAAAACTAAGTCGTAGTCTATACAACCACCTCCTCACAGAGTAGATCAGGATAATGAGCCATGATTAAATCAGCTTGAGGAGCAAATTCACCAAAATACTCTAATTCCCACTTAAGCCTTTGTAAAACAGCATCTTCACGACTTCTAAAAGTCTTTTCAATATGTTTATTGTTTCCAAGATATATTTGTGCTCTCCATGAATTAATACATCTCGTGTCTTTTCTTACGCCAATAACGCCATTATTCTTTGCAATCGGTCTATTCCTAGAATTCCTGCAGTTTTCACGATGTGTACACGTTCGTAAGTTTGACCCCGTGTTATTAAGGGGATCCCCGTCAATGTGGTCAACCATCAAACCATCTAAACATATTCCTTTAAGTCTCAACACCATCCTGTGCATTGATTCACACCCTTGAGCTTGTGTAGTTCTGATATACCCTGCGCTCATGTGTTGCCAATGATACATTTTAAATATGTCTAAGTATTCTGTATCGAATTTTGCAGTCACAATCTCCCCGTTCTGCTTGTGTATTTCGAGATATGAATAATTCTCATCCGAATAAAACACGTTTGCACATCTTCTATGCAATCCTCTCATCTTGTCGCAATCCAAAGGCCGCAGTGGCACATTCCTTCTTGATTGTTTTCAATCTGTTCTCTAAATTCTTTACACATACATTTTGTATCTGCGTTCTTGACAATTACGCACGGGCAATAATTACCATTTTCTTTTAATCTTGCTTTTATAATTTCAACATGTTCTTTATCTGGATTTAAAATTACTTTCATTATGATATCCTCTCTGCGTATTGATTATCTGATACTAAATAAACACCAAGCACATCGTCGTAGTGAGCTTCTTGGCTAGGGTAATACCTGCCGAACTTAACAACAATGTTTTGGAACATACTTAACATTGCTATTTTCCCTTCTATTTCTGACTTGTTATAACCTGTGTAAATTACAACATCATCGTCACATCCATATTCGATTCTCAGTTTACTGATTAACGAAAACAATTCCCCATATTGATCCATTGGTTCAAGGCCGCCGAATACAATCGCCGATGTGATGGGGTTGTGTAAATACCGATTTATGATTTCCTCATCAGAAACTTCGTGGGTGGCAGTATTTTGCCACCCACTATTTTGACATATTGAGTTATCTAGCCCTTGTTCTCGCCAACATTTACCGTTACAGGAAATCGTGCCTATGAACATAGATGATTTTTTGTAATTTACAAAGTCTTCATCAGCTATTGTTTTTATTCTCATTATTCGTTCAGCATCTCCGCATATTCATACCACTGACGTGTAGTAAACTCATTGAATCTATCCTTAGAATAAGATCGAGTCGGCACAAGATATCCTACAATTCTTTGATAGGTATCAAATACCGGTTCGCCACAAGTCGGGCAATGATCCGTTCCTACAAATCCATGATGGTTCTTGCACTCGTTTATTCTCGTATTAAATGCAAAGTAAATAACACCAGATTGAGCGATTTTATTGAGCATATCCCATGCTGCATCTGTAGTTGGGAAATTAGAGTCAATATTCAAATGCAAGATTGCACCGCCAGAGCACTTAACATCAAGAACAGAAGCAACCCTCAGTTTTTCTTGGATTGTACATTTCTCAGACAATGGAATCCACTGATTAGAGTAAATACTCTTCTCGTTATTGTCATAAATCACATTATCCTTCTGGCAGAGAATCACAGCTGCTCGTTCTGCAGGTACGCTTTCAATATTAAAACTGTATTCGTCTGTAAAGTTATCTTTTACGCTGTTAAGGATTTCAAAAATTTTGCTTGCAAATTCAATACCCTCGTCAGTGTAATATACATAACCGAACTCATCTCTTCTCGTATATCCAAACGCCTCGATTACCTCATAAAGACCTAATATGCCCATGGTACAGTACTGCTTATCGATTTCAATGCCTCCATCTTGATAGTTAGGCAATAACCCCTTCTCTACATTTCTTTGAATGATATGACGAACAACATCTAGTGTCTTACAGCACAGTTCTGCACGCTTTTTGAGCAGTGCAAGATATTTCTTCTCGTCACAGTTTGTTTCGTAGGCAATACGCATCAGGTTAATTGTATTTACCTTAACAGAGCCAATTGAGAGAGCTGTACCACCAATAGAATTGATAAACGCATTTAGCTTCTCAGTGGAGGATAGCAAGCGACAACAATTACTTAGCGTGCTCACATCGCCACTCACAAAGAAGTTGCTATCATTCCATTTCGTATTATGATCTGAACACCAACGAGCGAATTCCTCGTCAACAAACTCCTTATCTTTATATAATAGAGAGTACGTAAGCACAGGGAAAGTGAATAGATTTTCGTTTCTCACCTCAGACACAACTTCCATAAAAGTCTTCTGGTGTTCTATGATTCCTTCCACTTCATCGATAGCAAAAGAACCATCCGGGAATTGAAGCCCACCAAACAAAGATTCGATGTAATTTCTGTCGAAGATAGAAACATTTACGAAAGCGGTTTGATCGATTCTCATAAATGGCTGATTTAATCGATAAATTAGCTTCTGGAAGCTTTGTCTTAAATAGTAGTCAGGATCTTTAATGAAGTACCCTTCTTCACAGTCTTTCTTCCAGAAGTAGTATGTCCAAATCAGTACATTGGGGATGCCTACAGCTCCAGAAGATCTATTGCTCATATAGCTAATATACTCAATTACATCATCAAGGAATGTAGTGAGATGTTTTGGAGGCTGATTATTATAATTTTTCAAGAAAAAGAGCCCTTCTGTTGCGAGTCGACTAAGGTCGTATGCATAGCAGTAGGGCAAGTATGTAGTACTAGGCGCATCATGTAGGTAAAATGCACCACTATATTCAGCGTCTAGCCATTCTTTTGCAGTTCTGAGGTTATATCGCTTCTTCAGTTCATAAAATATTTTATTAAACGCAAAGAGCTTGTCGTGAGACTTACCCTTTTCGCTCAGCATACTCCGAATGTCCTTATTGGATGCATTTGCATTCGCATCAATCGTAACATCGGCAACGTTTTTATCTACAAAGTTATCGATAAAGTCCGAGAAGTTTAGTTGTGATTCATGAAAACCGTTTAAATATTCGAAATCTTCTCCGTATCTTTCCATGACACTATGTATGGACTTTTCGAAGTCTTTGCTTACCTTGATTGGAATGTTCATATATCCCCTCCTTATTGTTCATTAATCCAGTCAGATGCTGGTTTAAAATCAAGAAGCTTTCCGTCCACACACAGAACGGGTACTTGCGTAATGCCGATTTGAAGCATTTCTTCCACAGAATCATTGACCGAATACACAATTTTCTTTGCATCTAACTTTTTCTTTAGAACATTACATTTCGGACATCCAGTTGAATACAAAACTACACTCATACGCATCACTCCTTAAAATAAGTCTCTACAAACGCTGTAGAACAAACTGTTTTTACAATCAAATCCATATACTCTGGTGATAGTCCCTTAGCCTTTTCAATAAACTCTTCCAGTTCATCATTGTAAGACAGCGTGCAAATCTCGAATGCAATATCATCCCAATCATCAACTCTATAAATGCCGTGAGCTTCGCAATCAAAAACTGCATTATGAGGGGCGCTCATAAGAAGTTTTACATAATCACCGTCGATCAAATTATGAGGAGCGTCATCAATTAACACATCTCCTTTAATCATTTGCTTTTTCTGAGCAATAATTACATTCTTCCATGTTAAATACGGAAAGTGTCTAAACAGCGCTCTGTTCATTTTTTCTTTTAATGTTCCTAAGCCAGAGGCAGTTACTATGTACACCTCGTGTCCCTGTTCAATCATCCATTTCACAGCATGAACTGCTCCTTGCTTTGGACGAACTCTATCCCAGAAATTTGGATCCTTCAATGGAGCATGCACTTGTTCCTTAGTCAAAGTTGGATAGAACTTTTCAACGCTCCATTCATTAATATCTTCATGGCTCACACTAGTTCCATGCCATTCGTTCAGACATCCGACCCATTCTTTGAGCATATTTGTAAGCGTGTCATCAAAATCGATTAGAATCTTAAGTTTCTTCATAATCCTCCTTAATCAAGTAAATCTGCCATAGCAGCCGTTTCGCTTCTTTCTGTCTTTAGTAACTGAACATATCCAAATCTAGGGTGTCCTTTAAGCTTTTCTAGAGCAATCTTCATGCCGCTATTATTCTTAAACACATCCATATCGGTCTGTCTGCAATCGCCATTAATCCACAAGGCGGACCCTTCCCCTATTCTGCCAAGCAGTAGTTGGAAATGTTCTTTGGTCATGTTCTCCGCTTCGGAGCAATAGACAATTGAGTTTTTGATATCACGCCCTCGAATGAAACCCAAATGTGCGATTTCAACTTTCCCACTATCAATCAACTCTTGTAAACAGTCTGTCCCGCCAACGTGATCGCAGAGCACCATTGCATATGGCATTAGTTTATCGTTGTGAGACCCCGGCAGATGTCCAATTGGCTTTGAGTCTTTAACCTCAATGTTGTTTCGAATATATACGATTTTATCAAAGACGCCTTTTTCTAACAATTCTATTGCCGCAGAGCACATCAGATAGTCCTTACCGGTGCCATACTTACCCGCTAGCATCTTGACGGTTACGTCGTTATCAAACAGCATATCGATAGCCAGTCGTTGTTGGACATTTCTCGGCTTCACCTTACCACTATGTCTGCTTTCAATTTTTCTTTGGCGAACAGTAATGTAAGAACTACCATCCCACTTCATGCAGTCAATAACATCGTTTTCTTGATTACGCATGATTATGTATTCGTTTTGAACGCAGCCATAAACATTTTCTGATGGATTACTATAAACATTTGCCAGCTCTTCATCAGTCATAACAATGTCTTTAAAACCTAAGTATTCCTCCATCTGGCCTCCTTAAATTACGGCATCAATGTCACAGTCTACGCCAATAATGTAGTCGGTAATGCCTTTTTCTTTTGCTTCGTCTGCAAACATATACCATTCAACACGAAGCTTAGAGTTATATTCATCTTCTTGAATATATGTTTTTTCAAGAACATAACTCTTAATTCTCTCTTCTACTCTACGATTAAATTCCATTTGGTCTTGAGCTTTTGCGCCGGAATTCCATACCATACTTGATCCATCATGCATCAGATATTTGGAATTCTTGAATGCATATCTTTTATGACCGCACAGACCGATGAGAAAACCCATAGAATACTGATTACCCATGTTAATTGTATAAACAGGAGTTTTGCTTGACTCAATGACATCGATTAGCTCGAAACCTGCGTCCACTTCGCCTCCGTTAGATGCGATATACAGCTTGATAGGCATTCTTTCTTCGACAGGAATGCCCATATCGTCAGAGTTAAACTGCATAATAACTCGTGCAAGTTCTGCAACAGAAGTCTGAGAGACATCCATATTCAGGAATAATTTTCTCTGCTTTAAATCTTGTAGATAGAACAGTTCTTGAACCAAGCCAGACTCTAGCAGTAGTGTATCCATGTCGATTTCGATGTCAAAATATCCTCTCTTGTTACTCATTTAAATACTCCTTGATGAATGAAATTACTTTTTCATTAAGCTCGCAAAGTCCTTTGTCGTTCTTAATGATATAGTCAAAAAGATAGCCGTCTAGAGCCGTTTCACTTTCATGAGCTTGTTGCTCTGGAGTTAAAACACTCTCATAACCATCTCGGTTGACACGTAGTCTAATGACTTCCACGTCTTCACATGATTCCCATCTATAGATTTCATTAGGAAATCTCACATCAGGAATCAAGACATAGTCCCACTGGTCTTGGAATGAAGTCACAACCCCAATCACATAATCGACCCAAAAATTAGGGTATTTATTTCTTATGTAATCAGTTCCGACTTTCTGAAGCAATGTACGCCCATTATTATCCTTCACTCCATTCCACTTAAAGAACGCCTTGCAAGTGTATTTGACCAAGTCTCCGTAGTGAGTCACGAGTACTTTCTCGCCATGCTCATATAGATATTGTTCCATACATCTCGCAACTGTGTCTTTACCATGTCTGGCTTTACCAGAAATTAGTACAACTTTCATTTACACCTCACGTAACCATGCGTTTGTATACGCAAAACTCATATTTAATTCCGTCGCAAACCATCGGTCCTGCGGATTCTACACATCTCCACTTCCAATCCTTATCTAGATTGGGAAAGTAAGCATCTGATTCTGGAGTTGCATGAATTTTCGTAACATACACCTCATCAATGAAATTAAAGAACTGTTCGAATACACTGGCTCCGCCAATAACATAGCAATCGTCATAATGTCTGCTATGTACAAGTGCTGCTCCAACATTCTTTGCAATCATCGCATCTTCAATCTCAACATCTTTTCTTGTCATAACGATGTTATGTCGACCTTTTAGCGGCTTCCCGCCCGGAAAATCCTCAAGAGTCTTTCTGCCTACGATTACAGCATTGCCCATCGTAAGTTCTTTAAATCGCTTTCTATCTTCGGGAAGAACCAACGGCTGTGTCCCGTTGGCTCCAATCCCCCAATCTTCATAAACTGCTACGATAGCCTTTATGAAATCACCTTCTCTCTATAATAGTTTTATCAGACAGCAATAGGAATCTTCTTATCCAACTCTGTATACTGATAACCCTCCAGAGAGAAACTGTTTTTTGTAAACTTATAGAAATCGTCGATAGAAGTATCCATGCTAAACTTGGGTGCTTCGTACTGAGGATTGTTGATAATCTCTTCAATTACAGGAACGTGGCGGTCATAAATGTGCGCGTCTGCAATTACATGAATCAGTTCGCCGGGTTCATAACCGCATACATGAGCCAGCATATATGTCAACACCGCATACTGAACAACATTCCAGTTGTTAGCTGCCAGCATATCTTGGCTTCTCTGATTAAGAATCGCATTCAGCTTATTTCCTTCTACGTTAAATGTCATGGAGTATGCGCAAGGATATAGCGCCATCTCATGCAGATCGGCATGATTAAAAATGTTAGTCATTATTCTGCGGGATGCAGGATTGTTCTTAAGATCGTAAATCACACGATCTACTTGGTCGAACTCGCCTTCCGCGTACTTATGCTTTACTCCCAGCTGATAGCCATATGCCTTGCCAATAGAACCATTTTCGTCCGCCCATTGATCCCAAACATGACTGCTCAAATCAGCAATATTATTGGACTTCTTTTGCCAGATCCATAGCATTTCATCAATAGCACTCTTCCAGAAGGTTCTGCGGATGGTTAGGATTGGGAATTCCTTTTGCAGGTCGTAACGATTTACAATACCAAATTTCTTCACGGTATGCGCAGGAGCACCGTCATCTTCCCACTTAGGGCGAACCTCTAGGTCAGTATCCCAAACACCATGTTCGAGGATATCCTTACAATTCTGGATAAATACCTTATCTGCGTAACTCAATATGCTTGTCCTCCGTTATTTATTAGTTTTGATATGTATATTAGAGAGTAAAACGCTTACTCTTTTTTTGAGCTTCATCCATGCCACTCTGATGGAATTTCCAATAGATTCGATAAGATACATTAACATCTCGTCTTCGTCCTCTTCAGACGTATCATATTCAATCTCCAAAATCGGTGAATAATAACAACTATCAATTATATCTGTCATACAATCACAGCACAGCCGCAGATGGAGTTCGTTGCCATCGTAAGCTGTGCCGTAACCAAGGAGAGTATGTATTTGAAAGTTTTCTTCGTAATCCCAGATATTGAATTCTTTGCCACATAAATTGCAGCAGCAGTATAAATTATTTTTCATTTTTGCTTCTCCTAATGATTTCACTAACTCATCGAAGAAATTAAAATCATAAAAGTTATCTTCTATTTCATCCAATGAGTAGCACGAACTGAATGCCAATTTTTTGTTCATATGTTTCTTGTTACCTCAGATGTGATATGAAATCACGTTTTCATTTCCGCTAAACTTTTGATATATTCGTCCAGCGCCTCTGATTCTTTTAATTCTTCTGCAGCTCCCTCTTCGTCCGGAATGCGGAAAACATAGTACGGTTCGTGTGTATCCCCGAAATTATGAATGGCAGCGAAATCATAGGTGTTTACAGTATCGTTCATGATACCAACATTATTAAAGGTATCAATAATTCTGTTAAGGTCCGTCTGTGTTAAATCTCTTTGTGTTGGAATTGCCCATTCGTCGGTGCGAAGAGTTGCGTCGTCTGCATAGTCGATAAACCAGTCTGTCGTAGTTGCATTTGCCACGTTACGTACTGTGTGAGCATAACGATCCGTATTTATGCCTAGAGTATATCTGTTTAGGTCATTGTACAACTCATCACATAAAACCAAGTTGGCAATTCTCTGAAGTCTAAGATTTGTACTGTAATAATCATGCTGACAAACAACAATCTCATTACCATTATCACCTACAAACCTAGCAATTACAGTTTGTGTAATCCCGTCTACTCTTCGAATGCACTCATAGCCCTCTAATTGTCTTTCTAATATCTCGGTAATTTCCGACCTATGTCTTTCGTCTTGAGGAATGATAACGCCGATGAACAGCTCTTCTCCTCTGAACTTTCTCAGAGCACGGTCTATCCATTCCTCATTTATTCTTCTTATATCTGGCATCAAATAATCCTTTCGTATTCGAGGAGATTAAAATATTCTCCGTTGCGTTTATGCTTCTTACAAAAAATTATGTCATTCTTGGATATTGGATTTTTGTTGTATTCGCGGTTATTGACCGTGAATCGGCTTTCAATCCCACTTCCAAGAGATTTTGTAAATACGCTATAGCCAAACTGTTGTCCGGTTGTTCGATTGTGAAGTGGTGTTACATCTGTCACATACAGTTTCCTTCGATCTTCTTCCTTACCAGATACATAACCGATATATCCCATCACATCATGAAAATTTCGTACTTTGTCGATATCGCTTAAGTCCGGCATTTGAACGGCCTTTATCGCATCTTCGCATTCTTGCATGATTGACTTAACATCAAGCAATGTGTAGCTCTTAGAAATCCCGCCTGACTTAGTAACCCCAACTGAATAATTTTTGATTATGTCTTCGAAATGAGTGCCATCAACAAGCGATTTTTTAATTTTTTTCGCTTGACCTTTATTGAATGTCTCATAAAACAAATCTACAATTCGTAACAACTCACGTTGATTGCCAAACTCGGAAAAGAAATCTAACTTTATAAGAATGTCTAACTGGCGTGTGTTAATACTTGTCTTCTCATCCAAATCTACTAGAAGATCGATAAACCTGTCGTATTTATTCTCCTGTGCAAGTTCGTATAATTCGTCAGCCAATTTAGCACTCATGTATTTGATTGATGACAAACCTTTTGCAATAATGCAGCGCTCTTTATCAAAGAAGTACCTGTCCCTCGAAAGCCCCCACTTGGGCATCGTAACAGCTATTCTTCGCTTAGCTGCATACTTAGCAATTTCTGCAGTCTTATCTTGGTTGTCGCTAAAGATATTCAACGCAGAAGTCAAAAACTCAAGAGGATAATAGTATCGAAGATAACCACATATATACCCGATTGCACTATAACTATCTGAATGGTTCCAACTAAATGCATAGTCACTAGCGTCAAGGATCACTTGGATAAAAGGCTCAATGATTTCTTCACACCGCTCTGGAGTTAACCCATAATGTTCTGAAGAATATGTAACAAATCGTGACTTAATTTCTGGAATCAGTTGTTCTGTCCCTTTCTTCTTTGCAATGCCACGTCTAACTGTATCTGACTCTGCGTTTGTGTACCCACAAAATTTTACAAGGAACTGCATGATGGTTTCCTGCATTGCAATTCTCCCAGCTTCTGGCGCCAAGAAATCATTTAGCTCATCAAAACCATTATCATAGAACTCTCCACGTGCAACACTATCCCTAAAACTGGCGCAAGCAGGACGGATAAGGCCATTGCCAAATGACATCCATTTCATCATCGAGAAATTCGGGACTTTACTACGCGCAATCTCCAGAGTCATATCTGACATAAATTGTCTAATATACGCCTGCGCAGAATTGCTTTCCCATTGAAAAATCAGTGTAGTATCATCGCGAATGCTCCTCCAAACATCCATATCGTCCATATCCGTGTTGTCTGGAGTTAATCGATCAATGCCAAGCTTTTTGCACGTATCATTAATAACACCGATGTTATCAAGTCCAAGTACGTCGAGCTTAACATAGAACAAATCATCGAGTTCTTTCATGTTCACCATCGAGACTGGATAGTCAGATGTTGAAATTGAACAAGTACCGATTGTTTCTTCGATTGGAAGGTCACTAATCAAAACACCGCTCGGATGTGTGCCAATGGAAACTATAGTTCCATTTACAATGTCCACATATTTGAAGACTTCTGGCCACTTTTTTCGAGCTTTCTCCTCTTGTGTATCGAGCATTTTACTTATCTCATTAGAAAGTTGGATATAGTTAATATCCTCTCTTTCCTTATATAACGCTCTACATACATCTCGAACAGCACCCTTCAGCGCTATAGTATTAAATGTAATGATTTCTGCAGATTTAATTGACGGCAAATTTAACCGGTCTTTCAGCAGAAACTCTTTAACTTTGTCACGATCTTTGCTTGAATAGTCAGTATCAATATCTGCATTTGTTACACGAGAAGGGTTCATAAAGCGGAAAAAGTTAAGCCCGAACTTCATGCTATCCATCTGTGTAATTCCCAACAGATACGCTATCATACTGCCAGACACCGAACCACGACCGTAACCGCATTGTATACCATTTTCGCGCTCCCATTCGCGAAGATATGTCTGCAAAAGCATAAAGTCAATTGATTGTGTTGCTTTGTATACCTCAAACTCTTCATCAACCACTTTTCTAAGAGCCTCTTCGCCATGTCTTTCTACTGCATACGGATGAGTACTGATGGCATTTTCGATCTTATCTCGGAATGTTTCCTCAGGGTTACTGTAAATGTGAGGATATTTTGTACCCTTATCTAACTCAAATCCTTCTATCATGTCGGCCATTCTGTTTGTATTTTCTATAGCCTCCATATATACATCGCGTGGCAAAGCTCGTTGTTCTTTGTACGACTGCACCAATTCATTATAAGTCTTGAACTTCAAATCCCACTCATCTTCGCCATCAAAGTAGATATTCTTAGACTGCTGCAGAATGGTTCTCCCCTTCTCGTGCGTTTCGTTCAAAACATGGGTGTCAGTGCCTGCAATCATAGGAATTCCCGTCATCCTATGTATGTCATATAATTTTTGATTATATTGTATCTGCTTTTTATCAAGGTGATGTCCGATCTCCAAGAAACATCTGTGCTTATTTTTAAAAAGAAAATCCAGGAACTGGTCTTCTACAATAGATTCAGCTTTACCAAACACTCCACCGATACATGCTGTCGTAATAATAATGTTATCTGAGGTAGAAAAAAGCTCCTCGAAAGAAATTCGAGGAACATAATAAAAATGATTGTCTTTTCTATTAAAGCTGTTTGAGATTAAACCGTTAAGCTCTAGAAAACCTGCGTAATTCTTGGCTATTAGGACACAGTGATAATTATCTCTAACCTTCTCAACCATTGATTCCGTCAGATAAACTTCTGCAGCATGAATATACTTCATACCAGCCGCTTCAATCGCGCTCTTCTTATGATACCATTCAAAAACCGAGCCATGTTCGCTAAACCCAAGTGCTGTCATGCCACACTCTTTTGCTCGATCTATGTATTCACCAAACTTTGTCACGCTATCTACATTCGTAACTCCATTAGATAAGTCGCTATGCAAATGGTAACATACATAATTGTTAGCTATATCATCACCTCCTGCAGATTATTTAAAACGTAATCTTTTTTCATATAATTTCATAAATACTTCGACGCCCTTATCGACAGGAGCGTCCTTTTCACCAAGTAGATCTTCATAATCCCAAAGATACTCTACTTGAACATAGTTCTTAAGTTTTTGGATATTATGGTCTTCTCGGATACGAACATCCTTGTCTAGTGCAAAGACAACTCTGCATCCTAGTTTTGCTAGTATCTTCATCTGAAATGGGGATAAGTGAGATGTTAAAATCGCACCGCAATTTCTTATCCCCCATGTATCAGCAAGCAAAACACTTTTACATCCTTCAAATAAGATGATTTCTTTTTTTCGAAGGATCTCATCCATATTTTCGGCTAGTCCGTAAATGGTGTTTAACGTACCCCAAGAGTGAAAATAGCAGTACTTTCTTAATTTCTTCTCTTTCCACTGCGGATCTAGTGTTCTGCCGCCGACATTTACGATTTTTCCATGAACATCTCTGATTGGATAAACCAATCTATCTGAAAAACTATCGTATCTAACCTGGAACCTCTCCATAGACGCATTTGAGATCCCTTCAGCTCGCCACGCAGCAAGCTTATCGTCTCGCTTCTCGTATCTGTCCATGTAATCGTCGCTAAGAATCGTAGCCTTTGACTCTTTTATACGAGTCGGAGGCTTTTTGTATTTCTTAAAAACCTTTGTTGCAGACATTTTTTCCCTTGGAGCAACTACATTTCCTTCAATGCCGGCATATTTATTTAAAATATCAACCGCTTCTTTTGCTCCGCAATTATTGTAATACCGAACGAAGGTAAAAACATTCCCTCCAATGCCTGAGCTGTAGTCATAAAACACCGGAGGGTCTTGCCTAACAGAGAATGATGGTGTTTTCTCGTCTTTGAACGGTGAGAGTCCCCATGATTCTCCGTTTTTTTCTTCCAAATCAACGAACTGAGATATGTATTCCACTATATCAATCTGTTCCAACAGTTCTGAGAGCTCCAAATCATTCTCCTTTCTCTAATTTAGTACGGATCTACCGGTATATGCTGTCTCGCCTCTTCAAGTGATATAACATTGCCGTTAAAATTAATGTCGATCCATTCACCGGATACATGCTGCATACCATTTCTGTTCAACTGAACTATCAGCTTTTTATTGCCGCACTGTGTACCATCCTGAGCTATTTCTTCTGGAGTTTTATCCAGCATTATCATGATTGTCGATGCGTTTCTTGCTATCTTAGCACTATCAGCAAGCTTTCCGTTTGCCGTAAGCTGGGCCGCTGCCAAAGCTGCGATATCCATCGAACCTGCTATGTCGTTTTTAATCATGTCAACGAGCTTACCCAGCTCTGCATACGTTGCATATGCATCAGCGTCGCCACTAGACTTTAAGTAGTCAACAATTAAGACATCAAGCTTACTGTATCGGTGAGATGTCTTCTTCACTGCGGTATAAATTGTCTGCTGATCAAAAATCGGCATATAAATATGTACTAACCTCTGGTTCCTAATCCACTCAAGTTGCTCAGCTATCATCATAGCTTCAAAGTCAGAGTATTGTCCTCGTCTAATTCTATTAAACTCAATCCCTGTTAGATGAGACAAAACACGAATTGTAAATAAACGGGTAGATAATTCGCTGTCAATGTACATAACACTTTTGCCGCGCTTTAATATGTCAATTGCCTCGTTCAACATAAACATTGACTTTGCACCTTTAGCTGGAGCGCCAAGAACTACAAGTTCGCCCGGCTCAATCGTTACATATTCATTTAATGTTGGAAACTTGAATGGAATACCTGCTTCTCTGCCATCTTGGTGCGTTTGAATATCTTCCCATACTTCATCAATTATTTCTCCGAGTTCAGGGAGATCATCGGCAACAGAAAATTCTGACATAACATCGTCAATCATATTGTAAATCTTTTGTTGGATGTTCTCTTCATGCCCGCTATAGCATAGTGCTTGACATTCTTTAAGCTTTTTAAATGTGTCTCTACGAAATGCAGTATCTAAAACATTGCTAACCAACAATTTGTATTCTTCTACTGACGATCGCGCAATAACATCACTCATTTCGACCAGTTCATTTAACTTGTCTAATGTTATTTCCTCTGCTAATTTCCTTGTAGCTGGTAACGCATTTAAAATTTCTAAGATGTTATATGCGTCAATTTGAAATACACTTCTACGAGTTAATTCACAAATTGCAGTATAAACACATTGGTTATCTTTCTTTGTGAAATGATTTGGTAGTAAGTGCTCAGAATAGTACGAGAATTCTGGGTTGTGAATCAGCGTAGCAATAATACCGGCTTCACTTTCAATACTGCAAATATCTTCTGCTTTCAATTCTTAAACTCACCTACGCCAATTTTCTATAGTCTCAATATTTACATCACAATGATCACACACTCCACAAATCCAATAACACCTGAAGAAGTCCTGATTTGGTTCGAAATCGCTCTCCGAAAAAATCTCCGAAATTTTTTCGATAGCCCAAGCCTTTGTAGCCTCTAAAGCATCTATTTTGAATGGTTCAACTATGAAGTTTTGCGTTCTATAGCAGTTAAAGCACAAATATTTTGGATAAACACCAAACTCCTCTTTTATTGCAATAGAGTACAGATATAGTTGCTTTAGATACTCATCCAACTCCCTGTCTTTCACAGTTGGCTTACCTCTTCCGCTTCTTGGCTTTAAATCTCTCGACTTATTATCGACTAGATATAAGTCTCCATCTTTTTCTCCAATGTAGTCTATATATCCCTGAAACTTATATCCGTCTATTTCAAACTCTACGTGCTTCTCAACCGCAACCATATTAAATGGAAGCGGCTGGAAGCTTTGGAGATATGATAAACCATCGTTAATGTATTTACTGAGTGTTTCTGCTTTAGGTCGATGACCTTTAACTTCGCTACTAAATCTTTGAAGATACGCAATCGGCAAGTCTTCTTTATCAATTTCCCCTAGATAATATTGTTCTATGAGAGTGTGGATAAATTTACCATAACTGGCATAGAATTGTGCTTTCTCTGGGTATTTCTTGATATACTTCAAAAACCACTGATGCGGACAGTCTTCAAAGCACTTAATTCGTGAATAACTCCACTCCATCTCCGATATTAGTGGAGCATAATTCATCTCACCCATTAGAAGGGCAGACGGCTATCAGCCTCGCCGTCATCGACTTCTGGTTTTGAGGTTTTGGCAGTACCGCCATCGGCCGTTTCGAAGTTAAAAATCTTAAAGTTATAATACGTAACATTCTTGTCTTTATTGTACTGATTTGTTACATCACAGTCGCCAATCTTAATTCTGTCTCCTTTTTTAAGCTTAGCCGCTTTGCTTGCACATGCAGTACCAACACAAATCACAAAGTCTGAAAAATCAGTTTCATACTGATTTGTATCTTTATTCTTTTTGCTTATTGAAAGCTTCAGTTTGGTCATTGTATCGCTCTTTCTTTCGACACTCCAAACCTTAGCGTATGTATCTTTATGAAATCCCAATGTAGTCTTCTCCTTTATTTCTATTATCGATTTTGTACATAAACACTTCTAAACTCAAGTAATAGCTTTGATGCCAGAGCGGGATCGGTAATCTTAAAGTAATCGCCACCCTTTACATATTTAGAAACCATTTTCTTTACATCAGCACCAACTTCAGGACGGTCTGATAACAGCATAGTAATTTCTTTATGCAAATCATCAATTGTCGCCTGAGCAATAAGTCTTTCTTCCTCCTCTTCCGCAGCTCTTTGTTTACTTCTCCAAGCATCAGGATCAGAGTCGGGTGTTGCAACATTGAAATACTTCAGCAGAAAATATCTCATAGAGTATGTAAGCCCGGAACCAAACGCCTGGGATGCGTCGCTCTGCTGGCCTACCAAGTTCCATGTAACATCAATTTTCTCTTCTGGATTATCGTTGTTAATCCATGTGTAAACCATGTCCGCTGAAACTAGGATTTCATTTACTGTTTCTTGCACACCTTTTTTGTCCTTAACATATGTATAAGGGGCAACATCTAACGTATTGGGCACAGTTCTAGGAATCAGCGAGATTCCAAGTTTGTCCATCTGGCCTGTAATTTTCGCTAAGATTTCATCATCAGAAACATACTTATATCCAAAACCACTCTTGTTCTTCTGGATTACTTCAGTTGTCTTGCGAATCTTAGCAAGCTTCTGATACAGATTCAAATTTTCTTCGTTATTCAGCTTTCTTCTCCTTTAGATATGCGGCTTCTGTGTCTGCAAGATGCAGGTGTACCGCCAGTCTGCATCTCTCAAAAATTCTTGATATGAAATAAGACCCGCCCTTTGATGCGCTGTCATATTCACCCATGTGAGCTCTAATTGCTAGAATTTCGTCCGGCTCTAGCTTCATGAAGTTCTGAAGAATAATTACAGACTTATCTGCATGATCCCCGCAAGGGAACTTTTCATCAAACGCCCAATATTCTTGCTGAACCCACTTACCATCAATCTTCTTGTTTCTCAAATCCTTCTTATAGCAGTTAACCTTACATACATCATGAAGTAACGCCACGATAGCAACTGTTTCATCAGAGTAATCGCACTCTTCATCTCTAGACAGTCTGTCTTTAAGGCACTCATAAACTTTCACTGAGTGCTCGCACAAACCGCCTTCGTAGTTGCTATGGAATTTTGTTGATGCCGGAGCAGTAAAGAAGTCGTTGAAATCAAGCCAATCAAATAAATCTTCGCTGCCTTCTCGTTTAATGTTCTCACGAAATATGTGGATAAACCGCTCTCTATAATCAGACATACGCATCTCCCCTTTTTCTTCTGTTACTTCTTATTTTTGAGCATAAAAAAGCAGCCCATCAGAAATGGACTGTCATTATCAACTGTTTTGTCACGAAGTCTACATATTATTCGTGACATCATTCGTTTGTTTCGCAAGTTTCTTATCTTCTTCGCTACTACTTCTTCCGCCTCATCTTCTGTAAGTTCGTATACATAGTCCGAACGCCCACACCTTGCTTTAATTCTCTGTTAACAATTCACCAGCGTAATGGAGAATACAAATAATCACCGCGCAGATAAAAACACCAGCACTAATCTCTTTGCCATTAGCGACACATACAATGCCGAATATAAGTTGGATAATCCACATTACAAGCATGAGGATATCTGTAATTTTTTTCGTATGCATATTTATCCCCATTGTTAAGTGCTAATCTTTGCTTTTTCAAATATGTAAGAAGGAGAAAGTCCTACCATTTCGCAGATTGCGGCTAGGCTTGATTGAACAGCAGGCCATTCGTCTTCCCTTACATGCTGGATAAGTGGCTTATCTCCCCTTTGACTCAGCCCAATACCATGTTTGTATCTTAGCTCATCATAAAGAGCTTTCCACGCATTGCCGTATGTAAAAGAACTTCTGTTAGCTATCAATCTAATCGCTCTATTTACGCAAGCACGGTCGTCCCATGTTAGAATTTCGGTAGCAAGCATTTTATTATCAGTTTCTAATGCCTCAATATGTCGTCTTCTATACTTGTCAAGGTCAAGAGACGCCATCATAATTTTCATAGGATCTCCTGTAGCATACGCTTCAGCAATACCATAATATAGAGACATTTCTTTATCAATCTCAAAAACTTGTTCTTCTTGTGAAGCATTTTCAAATACATTCAAAAGCTGAGTACGTACTTCGCGAGCGATTTCGCTATCTCGAAGTAGCATACCGAAACGTAGGACGGCGCGTTTAGGAAACATGATCATCCCGCAATTTGGAACACGTAAGACGGTATCTTCATTCAGTCTAAATTCTTTCCATCCTCGACCTGATTTAGGTTCCGACATAATGTCGGAATCTAAAAATTCTTCAAGAAGCGACTTATATGTTTGTCTAGATGCACCATCTGACTCAAATTCTTTGCGATTACGTTCAAAACATTTTTCGATTACTTTTTTATCAACCTCGTAATAGTCAGAAACCTGCTGCATTGTCATAAGATTAAGTTGAGGTAACATGAATAACTGCTTTACATGGTCTAAGACCTCAACTCTTTCGACAACACGTTCCCTTAATTCCTGATTTTCTATTAAATTCTCTTCTGTTAATTGTAATTTCATCAAAGATTCTCCTTTAATTCCTTATTTGTATTTAAAAAGCAGGCCTACTAAAGACCTGCTTAATTTGTATTATTTATTTGACTAATCCCATAGACGCCGACACCTATCACTATCGCGCATCCCTACAGTGGATACATAAAACTCAAATCTTCCGGCTGGAATAGCGTCTATATCAATGAATCTTTTTTCTTCTATACTCCATTCTTGACCGGGTATAAATACGATTTTTGCATCCTCATGACGCATCCCGCCCTTTACAAGTGTCTCCTCGTACCATTTATATGCAGCAACAGTCTGATCATTATCACCAAGAGAAGTGAAATCTGGCAACCGTGGAAATGTTGAATTTCTGCTTACACAGCCATGTTTAGCTTGAAGGATACTCATCATATTAGATGTATTTACTGCAATTTCTAGCTCTCGCTCTTTCTTTGTTAATCCACAGCGTTTAAACTCTTCATCAGTAAATCGTAAATAATATTTATAATTAGGAGCAACTTTAAGTAAGCCTTCAATCTCTGATTCAAAAGTATTATTTAAAGCGAGCATATTAAACTTATTAACGGCATCACTATAGATCTTATCACTTGATCTATATTTTTTTAAAAAAGACTCTTCAGCAGATTGATTTTGTTTGAGTCTTTTTTCTCTATCTTCTGTGGCTGCTTTATCGTTTACTTTTATACCCAATAATATAAATATCATTATACACGCAATAATAAAAGACATAAACTCACCTCACCACACAGAATTATAGATTAAATGCGCCTTTCCATTTTTCATAATCACGCTTAAATTCTCGTGATATCGACGCTAAACGAACTTCATGTGGAACGCTATCATCGAAGTTTTTATCTTCTATATACTCGTTTGCAATTGAGATAAACTCAACAGTATCTCCAAGTTCTTCTGCCTCGTATGCACGGTAAAATATACCTGACATCCATGCTCTTTGGTAGCTAATTACTTTATCAGTATTTCCGCTTTTATTCGCCCTAGCAACTTTTCTAGACACCTCATCCCTTATGCCTCTTACGTTAACAGTTGAAGTTCTAAAACCACGAAGTAACTTATCTCCTGGGGCACGATTTCTTTCTCTTTTCGACTCGGCATAATCATTTTTCCGGTAAATCATTGTATCCGACAAAAGGTTTTTAAGTACTGGAAACGCCTTTGGATAAATTTCAAGATATCTTCCTTTATATTTTATAGTCCGGTTAAAAAGATCAATATCAGAAGTTTTTAACTCAGTTATAAAATCATGATTTACTCCATGATATGCCAGCCACAAATATCCCTTATAAACGTCATCTATCGTCGGATCTGTGTCATCGCCAAATACATCTGTTAGAAACTTATCCATTTGCAGCGGATTCTTAATCATGTAAAGCTTAAGTTTTCCGTAGCCAACAGAATTAATATTAAGCATACCATCGCAAGCTCCTGGAACATTATTATTTATGCACCACTTTACATATTTTTTCAGAACATTAATTCGCGTCCATTTTGCTTTCGTTCTCAGGCCAGCAATTTCATTAACCAAGCCGTCTAGCTCTTCTGCAGACCTAGTGCAAATATCTGCGCCCCATTCTTCCTCGTATTTTGCTGCAACCTTAAACGTATCCACAGCGAAGCTGATACTCTTTTCATCTTTTTCTGATTTATACATATCAGAAAGATAGCGCATTTTCAGTTCTTTGTTGTACAACTCTATTCCCCCTTAAGATTTATGTAGGGTTTTCATAGCATTTAAACTGATAGCCTTCTCCCATAAAACTAGGAGACAACTAGGATCAACAAATGCTATAGCAGAAGTTGCGAGTAAATGCGCTTCGGCAATCTTTGACATATACTCGTCAGACAGAGTCGTAATATAGGTCTCAAGTCGACTCTTAGAAACACATTCAGGATTTTCGCAAAGCACCATACTATCTCTTAAAAGGCCTGTACCTTTTGCAGGGATTACAACATGAGTAGGCTGACTTGTTTTCTTAAGCTGGCTTGTCATCGGCAAAACAATTACGTTTGGGCTATAGGTATTCCCAACATTGTTTTGCAAAACAACTGCAGGCCTATATCCATGCTGAACACTGTCACTGCCATTAAATCGCATGGTATACACGTCGCCAATGCAGATATTTCTATTACTATTTCTTGCTGTCATGGTGCCACTTCCTTTCATAATACTTAGTAATTACGAATAAATTGTAGCACCATGCAGCCAAAATGTCAACACAGTTTTATTACCGTTTTACAAGCAGCAGACGAAACGTGTTCTTTATATCTTTCTGAGTGGTGCCACATGTAATAGAAACCTTTATCAGAAACTCATCTGTGTCATCAACACGAACTTTTTCTACGCATTGCATACAAATATCATCACACGCTCCTTTTAAGTAGATTAAATCTGGAGCAAAATGGATATTCATACCAGTAAACGACAGATGAAATCTTAACGGGGAGTAAGGCCAGCTCTGATTGGCCGACTCAAACAAAATCTTTGAGTAAGAGCATTTTTCGATATAACGCTTAAATTCATACAGTGTAATAGTTCTCTTCATATGTACAGCCACCTCCATAAACCATAATCATATAGCAGATATACTGTTTTTCTGGCTCATGTGAGTGGATGACATTTGCCGTTATGTATATCATTCATTTATTATGATAGTATCTTACTACGATACCGTTTCTTTGTCAATTATCTTTATCGGATATTTCTGATTGGAATTATATCTTAATAGCTGTACTAGAATAGGGACTGCTTGAGTATTCTTGATAAAAATAGAGGGGACGATAAATCCCCTCTATTACCCTGTAATAGCATCTCTTAAGTCGCACTTGACTCCTTCAAGCAAATCTTTTACCTGACCCATCGCATCAGATACAGATTCCAGACAATTAACAGCGTTTTCCATCCGTTCGTATCTCTCGCTATACTGGAGATTTTCCGGCATATTATCCATTGCATCATTCTCTTGCTCTGCGACTTGATCTGCTATCTCAATAATCATATCGGCGTACTTAATCGCTGTTCGCAGTTTACTTCGCTTTTTTTCGTTCAATCAACCACCTCTTGTGCAGGACTCCAAATTCCGTCGAAGATAAATGTTAATTTCATCGTTTCTCCATCTGTGTTTATAATTTCAAATCCTGTAGCGTACTTCAGTAATTCAAAGAACGGGTGGGACACCCTTTTTTCCAACACAATGTCAATACATTCAATAGATATCAAACCAGTTGCTGTTTCTAAATCGACATCAGTTTCAAGTGCCTTGCAGTCAAAATCTTTAATTAAATAGTCTACAATCGTACAAGCTCTCTGCATTTGCGCCATGCGTTCTGAAGAAAGCTCAAGTGATGGAGCTAAAAGAACACTTGCTTCTTCTATAGAAGCACTAAATACATCAAAAGTCTTAACCATGAAAACCTCCTTTTACTCAATCGGAGTTGTCAAGCCATGGAAAGTAAATGTAATTCTTATCTTCCCATTTAGCAATGGATACATCTCCGTATTATTGGAGAATTCAGCAGCTCTATAAAACCACTTACTCTGGAGGATCAGCGGACTACCTTCAATTGTAACACTACCCATACTTTTGTACGGCACGTGTAACTTATAGGTCACAGATGCGTCTTGACCTTTGGTCAAAAATTTTGCAACAGCATGTACAAATTGAACTCTGCTAATATTTTGAGGGACTACGATAGCGGCTTTCTCGTCGTGAGCCCTAGCCGATTCTCCTATAGACAGTATTACACTATCTAAGAATTCTTCTTTTTCATCTTCTGTCAGACTTTCCAAATACTCTTCCATTGGTTTCACTCCTTTAATTCTTTGCATTTGTTACTTAATTTTATCATAACTATCGCGCGCTCTCAAGTCATCTAAGAGAGATCACAAACTATTTCAATACGACCATATGGTCTATTGCCAAGCATAATCTTCAAAGAGTTGTAAATCTCATTTATATCAATTTCACCTTTGAACTCCAAAGAAAATGCAGAAAATGATGATTTTTTATTAACTTCAGCTGGCTCACCGTTATCAGTTTCTCTCCCTAAAAAGTTTGACCATGCATTTTCTTCATAGGGCTTCATACTTTTTCCTCTAGTGAATCTTATCCCATGCTCGTTGGCGAGATACTTTCTTACTGTTAGAGAAGACGCCCCAAACATCTCTGCCAGGTTAATCGACGTCACGCCGAATCGTTCGATCAATCCTTGCACATATTCCCTTTGAACATCATGTGGCATTCTCTTAAAACTACTCCACTCCATTGGAGCTTCTAAATTATAGTTAGAAGATTCCACTGGCATTACCTCCCCTCACGATGTAAACCATTTCTGCAATCACTTTGGCAGCCAAATCTATGTCTGATAATTTACTTGACGGAGAAAACGATATTCTCAATGTACCTCTCGCCTCGTCGTCACTAAACCCTATCGACTTAAGAACATAGCTTGGGTTATTATTTTTACTATTGCACGCAGAGCCGGTAGACACGCATATATTATTACTATCAAGCATTAATTGTACTGTACCAGCATCAACGCCAGAAAATGTTATGCTCACAATTTTATATACTTCTCTTCTCATTGTCTCATTTATCCAATAGTCGTCACCAGCGCTGTATCCCAGCTCAAACATATGCTTTGATAGCGATCTGCAAAATTCTAGATACTGAGCTCTAGATATCGTAACATTATGATTGCGATCTCGTAGTGCAATCTCGCACGCCTTGCCAAACCCAACTATACTAGCTACGTTTTCTGTTCCACCTCTTAGTCCAAATTCCTGACTATCGCCACCATATATCATCGGTGTAATAATAGAACTATCTCTAACATAAAGAGCACCAATACCTTTCGGTCCGCCTATTTTATGAGAAGATATAGTCATAAAATCACAACCGATCTTATCAACATCAAGGTCGAAATATCCTGCCGCTTGTACACAGTCAGTATGGAACAAGACCCCATTCTCTCTGCAGCACGAAGAAATTTCATGAATTGGATTGCAAAACCCTAACTCATTATTTACATACATTACAGACACAAGGCCAGTTTCATCTGTCACTAACCTATTTAATTCGTCGGGTCGTACATACACTGTGTTATCTGGAGCCATAATTGTGACTCCAAATCCGTCTTTCGTTTTGAGGCTATCTACAGCTTTCAGAACAGACTTATGTTCAGTTTGGGATGTAATTATATGCGTCTTACCAGTGGCTCTGAGGTGCTCTCGAAGTCCCTGAAACACCATATTATTGGCCTCTGTAGCACCAGAAGTAAATATGATTTGTTCCGGCTTACAGTTCAACAAACTGGCAACTTGAGTTCTGGCAGCGGCTACTGCAGAAGCTGCTTTCCTTCCAAGCTTGTATGCTGCTCCAGGATTTCCGAACTGTTCAGTCAAATATGGCATCATTGCATCCAGCACTTCAGGATGAACAGGTGTTGTTGCGGCATTATCTAAATAAATCACCTTGCCGCCTCCCGAACCAATAGATAATTAGAGTTTCTTGTTTCAACCAAAACTTCATTCTCTTCCATACGAACCCTTATAACCTCTGATGTCCAAAATCTGTGCGGCCGATCATCATAATCGACATCAACTAAAAGCTGTGCGCTTCTACCTACATGCAATGATAGAATCGTGCATCTTTTTCCAATCGCGTCTTCATGAGAGTGATTAACCTCACTCTTGTCTTTTTTGTCTATGTCCTTAATTATGTAGTAAGGACTAGCAAATGGGTCATGACAAAGCATACATTTCACCTCTATATCATTAGTGCTCATTAAACACTACTTGTTCTCCATATTTAAGGTTCCAACAACCGCTGTCTGTGACTGCGCAGCTGGTACAATTATTCTCACATTGAACGGCATCTGCTCTGGCAGTCGTTGTGCCATCTTTATATTTAACGTGCGCCTCTGGAAAACCATATGGGTTCTGCATTTCCAAACCAGTCCACGCACTAAAAACCATGTGCAGGTTATCCGGGATCACCCCACCAGACTCTATGAATTCGTTCACGATTTCGTATTTCTTTGTAAAACACAAAATCTGGCAATGTCTGTTTCTCCCGGCAACTCCTATCATTTCAAAGAAATATTCAGGAGTTGGAATATCGCCAGAAACATGAAAGCGGAAGAATCGAGACATCATAATAGACGCCTCAACCTCCCGCCAATAAACCTCTGGATTTGTTCTTAGTATTTCCAAATTGTGCTTATATGCATTACGCACAGAAGGGCGTAGACGCTCAAGCTTAGCTGCGTAGCACTTCTGCTGACACTCACATTGCCTACAAGTAATTTTGGATGGCAATGATACACTTGGAATCGCACCTAATTTTGAATTACCTTTCGAAATTTTTACTGTTCCCATATTATTGCCTCCTTTTGCTTGGGAAATAAAAAGAGGGATTGTGTTAATACAATCCCTCCAAGTTACTATTCTTTTTACCAATTTTTAATATGGTAAGCAGAGACACCGATCAGTGCACCGCCGACAATTAGATTCAGGACACTAACAATACCTGCCCCTTGGCTTGAAGCCACAACAGTTCCCACTCCGGCCGCTACGATACCAAAGCCAAACATGGTTACATCAAAATGCTTTTTATTCATCGCACCCTCCGCAATTCATAATATTCTCTTTTTCTTCTTTCATCCGCTCTCTAAACTTCAAAAACTCTCTTGTATACTCATAGCTTTTACCAAATATTGCGTTAGCCGCATTATACAGTTTCGGTTCATGGTCTTTTAAAGCGGCGAGCTCATCCTCAAAACGCTTCCCGAACGGGCAGCCAAAGCAACCAGTTCGCTCAAGCCCGTATTTTGTATAACATTCACTGTGTGTTACTTCATAATGTTTACAGCATTCTTCTTTATCAGAATCACGCATCCAGAACAAAGGTCTGAAATCGTCCGGTCCTTCTTCTCTATCCAAAAAACATGATTTGTGTGCAGCTCTAATGCCATTCTCGTATTTTCTAACACCAATACAGACCAAATCATAGCCCTTATCTTTTTGGAACACATGTGCAGTCTTTTTCTTGGCGTAATCACAGCACTTACCAGATATTTTAAATTGTGGAGGATTCTGAATCATGAATTCTTTTAAGTATGGATAGCGCTCAATTATAAACATTTGAGTTCCTTTGCCTTTATTACACCACCAAGAAAGGGCTGTCTTGCAGTTTGGATACTTCTCAAGCAGTGTCTCGAAATCCTCGTCCTCAAATTGAAAGTTATGTCTCTGTAGTCTGTAAATCATTTCTGAAGCATATTTACTCCAAAATGGAACTCCGTATTCTCTGCAACAAGTAGGAATCGACTTGACAGCTTTGGCGCGTTTGATTTCTATACCATATTTTTGCTCCAGATAATCCAGATGATCTTTGGTTGCCTGATATTCAAGGCCTGTGTCCATGAACATAAAGTCTGTTTTATCAAGACCTCCACACCTGATAATCATGTCGATCATTACGTCACTATCCGCCCCTCCCGAAACCAGACACGCAATCTGGCTATGAGCGTCAATTATCTCGACACATTTCTCAAAAGCGTTATGTATGACAAAATTATTCGGAGCGCTACCAATCAGTTGATTTAGCTCGTCTTGTGTCATAAGAAAGCTCTTTCGTAGAATTCAACTACGTTCTCCATCAACATTGCTACCGTCATTGGGCCGATGCCGCCAGGTACGGGTGTGTACGCCTTGCAATGTTTGAAGATTTCTGGATCGAAGTCTCCTCTAAGCTTACCATTCTTGTCTCTATTGATCCCGACATCAACAAAGACCTTATCATAGTAAACCAAGCCATCTTCGTTAGTAACTTCATCGGGTTCAATATTATAGTATAAATCGTTATACGTTAACACATCTTCAACACCAGCAGCAGATACGATAATGTCTGATATTGCAACAGCATCTAACAGGACACGCTTTGGAGTCTTACTATGACACTGGACGACAGTCGCATTTCTTTGCTCCATCATTCTCGCAACCGGTCTACCAACAATATTACTTCTGCCAATAACACATACTGTCTTGCCTTCAAGTTCAATATCGTATTCATCAAGAAGTTGCATGATTCCCTTAGGTGTGCAAGGCTTATTATGATAATTTCTGCCAGATGCCAAGCCACCGACATTCTCCAGTGATACAAACCCATCTACATCAAAAGACATGTGTACAAAACTAGTTAGGTCTGCCTCCTCAACACTGCCGGTAATCGGCATCTGGAAAATGATTGGATTATATGTTCTATCACAAATATCCTCTACGTCTTCTTCAGTCAAGTAGTCGAAATGAATTACTTCTGCTTCAATTCCGATTTCTTCGCATCTTCGAACTTTGTTTCGAACATATACTTTGCCAGCCTCGTTATCACCACTTGTGACAATGGTCAGCCTTGGCTGAATTTCGAACTTCTTCAGTTCGTTAACCCGCATCTTAAGATCTTCACAAACCCCGTCAGCAAGCTTTTTACCATTAAGTATAGTTGCTATGTTTATCACCCTTTCGTTCATGTATTGAAAATCATATTTTGATACGCTTCCAAGAACTCGTCCTTAGGTAGCATTTCAATTTCTTTTTCTTGCACTTCTATATTTTTTAAAAATGTGAACTTATTTTTGTTCTCGCGCTCATTAAGCCATACAAGATCAATTGGTTCGGCTTTCACAACATCCCATTGTCTCATATAACGAGAAATGTATGAATCTTCGTCTTCCAAAGTACATTCGTACCATTCTCTATGCCTCGGCCGTTCCAGAACACTTCTTAAATACTCTATATAATTCATTTCTCACCTAGCTATTTAACACCAAACTACGTTTTCATAAACAAAACATCTATAGATACATCGCTTTCTTCTATCATGTCGCAATCTCCGTATGCGAGTGAAGAATAATCAAACACAATTCTTCCGCATGCAGAAGCGGAAAACACAAGAGACATGTCGCCTTCGATATATGCATAGATGCAGTCCCCATGTTTACATTGCGCCTCCAAAATTGATTCTGTGTGCATATCGGCCAAGCTTTTTACGCTAAAATCTAAATATTCATACAAAAACTCTCTTAACTCTGACTTTTCTTTAAACCGAACTGCAATCCGTCTATCTTCCAAAATATCAATTATACTCATCTGTATCACCACCAGTCTTGCCAACTATCCGCAAGTACTCATAAAGCTCAACCTTTAAGTCAGCGCCAATATTACTATCTTGCACTATTCTCCTCAAAAGTTTGAGCCGCTGGGAATTATTCATCCTTATCATCTGCGATATCAACAAGAATTTCCTCACACACTTGTGTGAAGTCCGAAATAGAGATTGGGACTCCTTTAGGCATCTTTGACCTATGTCTCTTGCATTCTGTGTTAATGCAAACTTCAGATCTGCAGAAAGTGTAGTCGTAATCAAAAAACATCATTTCACATCCTTTTGTTTTAATAAAAGCGGGGAGCCATAAGGCTCCCCTTGCTGATTTTTTCGTTGTCCGCCAACTACCAAGCCTCTCACCCACCCACGCGCTTGGTTCGTATCTGTGGTATTTCTGTCGCCACCCGACGGTCTGTCCCATATGTACAGCATTACTTTCGGATTTTTAGATGTCAGCTCATCGCTATGTCGCCTGCTTCGTCAGGTCGCTCATAGTGCCGGGGTATACCGCATAGTGTAATCGGCTCCCTTATTTAAGCAGAAATTCTTTTCATCATTATCACTCGATATTAAAAAATGCCATCAAAAAGGCGTGTGTTTCTACAGAATCTGGGCTCGTTCAAAGCAAGCGTATTGGATATTTCTAATCCATAATTTCTGAGGGATCTTGGCGCCTATCGAATAACTATCGATTAATGCCCTCTTACTGAAGTAAATACTGAGATGAATAATGCATTGACGAGTTAGCGAGTCTAACGTATTAAAGAAATCGCGGATTGATGAAGCGAATTGACCACAATTACTTAATCAAAAAATACTAAGTACTTTTTATTATGTAAACAGACTATCAAGTCATAAAAATCCATATCATAGCGTCACTTTAATGGTACGCATCTAAGAGTGGCGCAAAAGTGAGTATCATACGATAAGTGAGTTCAAATAAATCCAAGTAATTTCTGCCTAAATGAGAGAGCCGACGCCCTCTTGCTAATGCATTCAAATAAACTGCGAGATTACATCTTCAAAGGAATCATTTATATCGAATGAAGGAACCCAATCTACAACAGTTGTTACCATCATGGTATCAACTTTTGCGGAGGTTATATCTGACTCGGAAATAAGCCGCTTCATCATAACTTTTGCATTCTCCTCATTGTAAGCTCTAGACAGTGTATTTTCGATATCGTAGTAGTAAGGTGTCTGGTTACCCTCTTCATTGATCTTATAGGCAACACCACGTTCCTTACGCTTGCGCTCCTTAATATCGAGCATATTTCTAATCGAGTTCGCTACTTCTTGTCTGAACTTATTAACTTCAAGCGCAGTGTCAATGTTCGTTTCGGCATTGGCTTTTGCAGCACTGATTGCCTCGCAAAGGCCACGCTTCTCACATACAAGAGCATCCAGCAAAAGCATCAGTTGGTCGGCAGTATAAGCGAATTCCTTTTCAACTACCTCTGTTAAGTCCGTAGCTTCTGGGTTTGCATCGTTACGCTTATGTACTTTTTCTTCGTTCATACAGATATTCTGAGTTACAAGTCTCGTTTTAGCAACGGAGCCAATTCTGGACAGAAAATTCTGGTATCTGAACGCCTCTTTAAGATTCATAAGTATCATTCTCCTTATTATGTATTCTTTCAATTTGAAAAACTAATTCATCTGGGTTTAACCCCGCTGCGATCTCAACAAACTCAGAATAGAAGAAATCAAGCAAATCTTCTCGTTCTTTGTCGTCGCCAGCTTCAAGAGCCGCTTTATAATCAATGACTGCTTGTTTTACAATCGCCAAACACAGGCTCTCCCACGCGTCATCAATGGCATACTCTTGATACTCTTCGTAGTATTCTAAACGTGAACTTACTCTATCCAAGACCATTTCATGTGTGCTGTATTTAACCCAGAGAAACCCTCCAGCATGTTTGGCCTTACCACTTATGTGGTCTTGAATTGACGCTCTTGGGACACCTGTTTTCGCAGCAGCCTCCCTATCTGTACCAAAAACACCAATAAGCTCTCCGCTTCTTGTATATTGCGCTATTGCCACCTTAATCACACTTTCTGGATCACTCGCTTGAATTTAACCGCGCTGTCCTCTATGTATTTATCAATTAGCCTGCTCTGTTCTTTTGTTTCAGCATAAGCAGTAATTGTAATTGTCTTTGTATCCCACGCTCTCGTATAAGAATCTGTCGCAACATTCGTAATGTGGTTGTATGCTAAGAAATCCCGAAGCGCCTTCATGGCGTCGGGATTATCAGACATTAACACATTCACATACGTTCTATCTTTTGAAAACTTATTATTGATTGCTACCGCAAAGCAACAGCCAACGCCGCTAGCAACTGATACAACTACCAGAGACAAATTATCACTCGCCATCACAATATCTTTTGTGATCAGCAGATAAATGAAGTTCGATAAACCAAGAGCAAGTCCAGCAAACACGGCCTTATCTCTCTGGACAAGCAATGTTTTAGCCGTGCCGAGCATATTATCAATAACCTTCAAAATAAACATACCAATCAAATACCAAACTCCAGATATAAAAGTCATCTCCCTCCATATATATCCCGCCGGAAACCCTCGTCGAAGCGTTGCATCGCAACGCCTCGACCGGGGTAATTATTTCTGATTCCGAAAATGGGTGGGGATTTGCACCCCACATGACAGCCGTAGTTTTGAGCTAGCTTTTTGATCGGAGTAGTATCTTAAACTCCACTAATTTTAGATCCGCCCAACTTGCTGCCGCCGGCATACCCTTGCCGCGTCTACTATTGCCTCCCAATCCCTGCGCCAGAGATTGATTACAGCTTTACCACATGTAGAAATCTACCTACCGTGTCTATTCCGCCACCATTTTTGAGAGGTATCTCACCTCGCTCAGTCAACCATGGCATTCCTGCCAGCCAACTTATATGTACTTTGATAGCCCGTGTAGCTCGTTTTGTTTCACCCGTCGTGAAGCTACGGCACGACCTCTTGCACTCGGTCAATTTTTATTTTATTGACGAGTCAGAACCGTCACTCGTCATAAGCGTGCTATCAAAAGGACATTTCATTTCAAAATCGTCTTTAATTTCCCTCTTGTATTTATAATATGTATTTCTAGAAACCCCAGAAAGAGTTATCACATCGCAATCATTCAATGTTCCGCCAAAGTCTTTTGAATGCCTACGAATAACTTTCTTTGCTTCGATGCTTTTCTTTGTTGTAACCCGTCTTCCTTTGACTGCACCAATTTGCTTGCCGTTTAAACGGGCTACCTCCATTCCCTCGCGAGTTCTCTGACGTAAGTCTTGAACCTCTTTTTCTGCTTGTTGAAATGCGAGCTGAATTTGCTTCTTAGCTAATGCCATGAGGTATTTGTTGATGCCATCCAGAATGAAGTCAACGCTACCGCCTGTCATTTGGATGTTGCTGTCAAGTGCCTTTTTGTATGTTTCGGTGTTGATATGAGGCTCTTTTAGGAATACGAGGTTCACACCTCTGTTGTACAGCTCTTGATAAGCTGTAAAACCTTCCTCCGCATTTCTAGACATACGGCTGACACTATCAAAAATAATGGTATCACCACTTTTAACAAGCCTATAGAGCTTGTTCCACTCCTTTCGTTTGTCAAAAGCAGCGCCGCTATACTTCTCGCTTATTATGACTGCATCACTACAGAATATTTTTATATTATTTATTTGGCGATTAATACTCTGCTTTTCTGTGCTAACTCTAACGTATCCATAATTCAATTATTTATCAGTACCCCTCCATACATAATCTACGAATACATCCCAATTATTCATCACCTGCGTGTAGATGTCGATTTTCCTGCTTGCGGTGTCTCTGCCACCACACCAAGGTGAAATGATAATTTCATATTTCTTTTGCTATCAGTTCATTAAATTACCCCAACAGTAATCTACAAACTCGCTCCACCTATACCGAACCTGATCATACACATCGATCTTGATCGACCCGTCTCTAGCGTATTTTTGATATGCGATCCATTCGTAAAAGTCAACCCAGTCAAAGTTCTCATCATCAGTCACATCTAAACTAACACTTTCTCTTCGACCAACCCAAGGCGTCATAATTATTCGTCCGTCTACGTTGGTTATAACAAGCTCATACTCACACTTACTCCAGAAGTAATACTGAAGCTCCCTTCTCAGCCCCTCTGCAAACTCTTCTTTAGTTTCGGACTCCACGAATCTTTCCTTTGCATATCTTGTAAAGCCGCCATGGTTAAAGATATTGAAGGATTCAAGCTGATTACGGTTAAAGTTATGATACCAAGCACTCCATTCCATTACCGTCTCCTTCTCCTATTTTTTCTTGCTCACTGCTACAAGCTACTACAACGTAGAAATTGTTTCTCTCCTTGCAAATCTGGTACGCATAATCTAGAGATGCATTTGATAATAGTATCATTTTACACCTCGCTCATATGGAACCATATACAGCAGAATAATCTGCATTCGTCCAGTCTAACGCCTGCCCGCATTTTTCGCATCTGTTAAGAGTATGGATACATAGGCGATTATTAAATCTTAAGTCTATTAGACCAGCAACCCTTTCACCGCATACTGGACAACAAAAATACTTTTCACATACTCCGTTGTTGATTTTGGGAGACATGGGGTTATCGATGCAAAGACCCATTCTATTCGCAATCACTCCAGATAGCATTTCGTCATCTATAATTATCAGGGATAATGCTAAGACGATTGCAATAAACGAGAATAATATCGACTTTAAAACCAGTTTTCCAAATGCCACCCATGAGAAAGAAAGGAAACCCATAGCTAGGCAAGAAAGAGCCGCAATAACCGACATAAAAATCAGAATTGAAATAAAACCGCCTATATAGAAGCCTGCAATAATTTTTATTTTGCTTTTCATAAAACCATCCTCCCGTTAGTATGGATCACTTTCCCACTCAGCTCCGCATTTATAGCATTTGTATTGGGTAACTGTCATGTATTCATGCTTGAACAAGCCAACTCTTACAAGCTTTCTAAACTCAAAGGATGAAATACCTCTTTTAAAACCGATAAGACCTTTCTTGATGGCTTCTGATGTTGGCATACATTCACCACAGCAAGGACATATATCGCATCCTAGTTTCGCAAACTCTTCTCTTTTTCGCTCTGCAGCCACTTGCTCTGCATTCTTAATTATCTTCATAGATCATAACCACCTCATCTGCATAACCATGTTTCATCCAGTCGAATGAATCGTGCATCCATTTTTCTTTACACTCTTCAAACTTATCGCATAATGGTTCTATTTCAGCGCATTCGTACCAATCAGAGCTCCCGAAGCAAAACAATCCCGCCATATTATTCAAACCACCTCCGGTGTATCGCCAAGAGAACACCAATGCAAACTATAATACCGAAGGAAAAGAGCGTTGCAAGACCTAGCATTCGCAAGAACACCGCAAAGGTTCCAATTAACAGATTTGCGAATGAAATAAGCAGAGATACTTCGGTAAAGAGAATAAGTGCAGCAATCAAAGCACATATAGAATAAACTAATGTGTATTTTAATAGCTTTAAAACCATAGCACATCACCTGCTTTATGACGCATACGAGTATGTATACTCTTGTTTTTCTTTATTGCTCATATCAAAAACCGGAGATAATTTGCTCTCGTCATAATCATCGAATTTAATTTGCGCCGGGCAACTTTGCATCATGCCATCTTTATAATATTCGTACCATAAATCTTCAGTATCATCACCATCTCCGTATAAAGTGAATAGGACACCAGGAAACTTCGTTGATAAGTAAGCCATATCTTCCTGGTGGTCATACCATTTAGCAACACCACACCAACTTCCGTAACAAGACTCTAATGAATTCATCTTTTCGATTTCAGCATCAATCTCATCCACCGTAAAAGGGGTTCCTTTGACATCGTATGTTAAGTCAAAACTCGTATAGTAACCCATAATCTCCCCCTGCTCTGTTTTTATAACTTAATGTATTTCTGACCATAGATATCGTCAACTCTAAATGTCGGAAGTGTGCGTGTTTCTGGGTTTAGCTCACTCGCAGCCTTATCAGTGAGATCTCTTGCAATTCCGGTTCCATCAATCCGTAACTTATGATGTTGTTTTACCCACTTCTCGTATTCAAGCCCTCCGATTTTGCCACAAATACGACAGTATTTACCAAACCATTCCCTAGGTTGAGGTTGAAAGCCATGAGCGTCATCAAGACGCAAACCATCGTACTCGAAAATGCAGTCGGCAAACTCATGTTTGTGATTTGCTTTCTTAGGTGTGCGCTTCTTGGACTTTTTCTTATATGGGGCTGTTTTGTCGTCATAGACAATATTATTAACTATCTTATTCTTCATAAAACCAGCCTTTCATGCTATTTTAAATTAAAACAGCCATCAAACATCTCATCTGTATAAAGCACTTTACTCATATTCAATCCTGAAATATCAACTCGGCTGAGCTTGCTGCATCCCTTAAACATCCTTGCAGTGTTGTCGGGAGTTGCCGTCCAACAGCCAGTATCAATATCTGTCAAACTACTACACCCATGAAATGTCTCAGAAAACGCATAGTAGCTAGCATTTGATACGTCCCACGTTTCAAGTCCAATGATTCGCTCTAAGCTTGAGCAATACTCAAACATCTGGCTAAACTGCCTACACGTTCCTGTGTCTAGTCCCGACACATCCACAGAAGTAAGAGACCTACAGTCATTCAGAAGTGCATCAAACGACTCGACAGAAGTCGTTTGCCATTTTGAAAAGTCTATGTATTTCAACCCATAGCAGTCTGCGAACATATGAGAAAAGGTTTCCACATTTGAAACATCCCAGTTCTCGACTGGAAAATGTTCTACTTGAGCACATCCGTAAAACATATGACTCATGTTCTCTGCCGAAGAGGTGTTCCATTCACCAACATCGATACGCTTTAATGCTATATCTCCGGAATTATTATTTCCTTGAAACATAGCTGCGAATGTTTTCACGCTTGAAACGTCCCATTGTTCAATGCCGCTAATCTCATCTAGTTTCGTGAATGCAAACATCATCTTCATATCTTCAACGTAAGATGTGTCCAACAATTCAAGCCCAGAAATGAACGTCAGACTGGACCACAACGGATCTCCATAACTGTTGCATGCTGCAAACATATACGAACATCTTGGATTTGCAAAAAAGAAGTCACCAATAATGGCGACTTCCTTACCTATTCTATATCCTTTTATCGTTCCACTATTCGCTTCATCAGCATTCCACGTTTCATCAAAGCTTTCTGGATGGGTATGACCAAATGTAATAGATGTGATTTCAGACATATCCATTGAGCCTTGGTAGAAGCCGAAGGACTCGCATAGCATATACTCCTTAGGATCAACGACATTTTCATATTGAACGGTTTCTTGCTCCGGGCGTTGACCACCAGAAAGTAGCGATACCAAAAACAAAACCATTGCAATGCACATAAATTGTTTTAGACAATTATATATGTTCCAAGCATCTCACCTACCAAACTCTATTTTTATACTTGTTCTTTATGAACAGTTATTCCAAAAACACGATAATGTATTTCATCTACTCTATGGATACTCGTATGATTAACTAGCCATTGAAATCTTGAATTAATCATTTTTTTATATAGCCACATAATTACCTCTTAAAATTCGTACTTGATTAATTCTCCCTAACAGCGTACACGCCCTTACAGCGGTGGGTGTTGCCCATTTCTGGTCTCAGGGTTACTGGTTTGGAGAATGCCTACTACTAACCCTTTTTCGGCTAAACACATACTTGGTTAAAACTAATATTTTTTTACTCGTACCTGTAATCCGTGATCTAACGCTGTCTTAATCATATGTTCTGTCCCATGGCTTTCTCCGTCCCAAAATGCAACAAGGGCATCTGCTTCTCTTGCCATCTGGGTGTTTCTAATATACCCGGCACCTCTACCATACACTTCCCATTCAGCGGGAAATTGCTGTATGCTATATCCTCTCTCAAGAGCATATCTTTCACCTAAAAGGTCAGCTCCTCTAGCGCCACCAGAAATCACAAAAATCTCATCGCTTTTCTTGTTAGAAAGAATGTGATCCAAATAATCCTTCATCATCTGGTAGTCATTAAAGTCTCTACCGCCTGCGATTATTACTTTAAACACAATACCTTTCTCCTCGAATTATGCACACATTTGCTCGGTCATTTATGAAGACTTCTCCAGAACTGTAACCTACAGCAGGCATAATGCTTGTAGTCGCACCATCTTTATTTTTAATAAGATCGTTTTTTTCTACCAATATAGAAACGCTGTTATTATCATCGTCAAAAGTGATTACTGCCATATTTCACCTCGTTATAGAATTCGACTTTTATTCTCAATATTCAAGACCAAACCGTTCCTTGATATCACTGACTGCTGCAGCTCTCATCCCCATATGCTCACATTCGAGAGAGTCTAGCAAATATTCAATGATTTCATCCTTAACGCAGCCGTACCCATCCTGGATTAAAGCAGACACGTCATCCACTAAATCTGAGTATGTGCATCCGTATATAGGAGTGTTATTATCGTCCGGTCTATCTTCGTCTGGAATTACGATATTGTGTCTCTCCAGAAGATCTTCGAAAACATCAATAATACTAACTGCAACTCGATTCATCATAAGCACTCCCTTAAAATCCATCGACCCTACATGTCGCAATTCTTACATTCCATCCTAACGTCTTGGTGACATATCGATGGAACGCATCCCATTCTCTCTCTGTTTGTCTTCTGCTGCGGTCCCTCAAATCTCCCTGCACAGTAATAACTGCGCGAGACTGATATTCTCCACTCTTGCATCTGTATCCCTCTGGGGCGTTGCATTCAAAATCGTCGTTGTGATCACAACGACCGCAGTCACAGCTGACCCAAATATTGCAACCAGGTTCTGGATTAACAAATACCGCAGCGTCTTTTTCTGATCCGGTTATACTTGGAGCGCCTTTAAGAGCTTCTTCTACATACAACTTAATATCGTCGACATGCTCATAAGTATCGACATGCATTACGCCAACAATGTGCGTCCATAAACTCATTATCCCACCTCAACCAAATCAGACTTTCATATCAATGTGAACTCATATACGATTTGAGCAATTCCAAAATCTGAATTTCTGGTATAAAGAACCACTTCAGCAGTTTGGAACAAAAGACCGCACACACTATAAAGGCAACAATAAATACGATACATGAAACAATTGATGCTATAATTCCAAAATCACTCATATAGCTGCCAGAACAAAACAGTGACTCACGCTTATGCCCGTAATCCTTTGCTATCGTAAGCAATAGTTTCAAGCAAATAGTCATTATAGAAATGCATAGAACCATCACTACAATGCTTGATACTATTTCATAATGACTATATCTTGTTAGCGCATCCAGTACTTGCGGCCATACGTTATCTGATGTCCAATCAATCGCGATACCCAGCTTATCGCTTATGTATTCTAAAATTTCAATAACTTCTTTACTCATTCATTCTCCCTATAAACAATAAGGCGTGAATATATACGATCCACCTTACGAGAAAGCTCTTTCCCTAAATATGAAACCTTAGTTTTATTCCACACTCTCATATTGGGGTCGATTCCATATCCGTAGATTACGGAGTAATGACTCCCTTTATACGAGAACTTCATGATATAAATTGAATCCCCGATATGCTTCACATGGATCTTCACACCGCCAATCTCAAACCTTGACGACTTATGCGCATTATCATCAAAACGAGTTCCCCATACCTTTAGAACTCTCTGTTTATCCACGCAGAAAACTACATGCGTTTTATAAAAGGCTATCGTAAATTGTTCGTCACCAACATATGCAAAATAATTGCCATCGATATGGTTATTGTTTAGCGTATTCCCTTTACAATCAGCGATAAACTGCTTATAAGGTCCATACTCATCGTTTACTTCTTTAACAATCGCTCTAGGACAATCCGGGCAATTGGAAATTACATATGAATCAATGTCATGAAAACAATCACAATCTTCGTATCTAATTCTTTCACGATCGGTCCAACCAACAGCTCTCTTCATGTCCATGAAGAACATGTTCTCATTTACGATAACGCCGTCTTTAATAACAACAACGCCATAATCAATCATCGCCATGGGCTTCCTCCTAAAGTTAATCACTCTACTCATTAGATGCAAACCGTAAATCAATTGAACAAAGACACAATATCGATTTCGCTTTCTTCAAACTCTTCAGCAAACACGTACAAATCCCTACACGGGACTATATGGTATCTGGTTCTGTTACGTTTATTTTTAACTTCGCTATCGCTTGTATACCATAGTTCATTGCTTGTTTTATCGCAAGTTAATGCATGCATGCTGCCTTCACAATCATACGCATCCTCAAAAACATACTCGCGAGTCCAATATTTAGCTAATCGCGGGTCTACCGACTCTCTGTAAGCCTCCACAAAGTCTGCCATTTCATCCGCGCTATCAAATGTGATAATGCAATATGATTCGCCATTCTTTATTCTTTTAAGATGATCTTCCCCTAGAAGATTCAGATCGATTTCGTGCATATACTCACCGCCTTATTATCCTATAAATAAAGCCAACATCAGTAGCACTCCGATGATAGCCGCGCATTTTTGTTCTTTCGTCACACTCCAACCTCATTCTGATTCTTGTTGAGCTTACTCCAATTATACCAACCGTACAGACAGTTGATTGTCCATGCTACATACATTGCAACCATAGACCAGTTGCCGGCAACAAACCAGAGCTTAATACACAGTAAGTCGATGAAAAGCCACCAGATCCACTGTTCTCTATAACGCCAAACCATCAGCAGTTGTGCGATAATTGCCATTACATTTGTGGCAGCATCTGTATACGCTTGAGCACTATCGAAATAATCAAGCGCTTTACCCATAATCGCAGTTGCGATAACGGTCAGAACAAGAGAAACGGCCCACTGTGTAGCAGTAAATTTCTTAGCCGCTACGTCGGATGAGCCGTCTTCATTCTGTACCATATTCTTTTTCCATACGAAAATGCCCCAAATCATTGTTACGAAATAAAACAGATTCTCAAGAACTTCTCCGTAAAATCGGTTTTCCCATGCAAGATATAAATATGTAAATGTCTGGATAAACCCGATAAAATACGCAGACAGTTTCCCCTTTGCAAATAGAACTACGGAGATAACGCCTGCAATACCTGCAACAATATTTACCCATGTATCAGGTGTGATACAGAATACAATAATCTGCAGCGTAACCATCGCCGTCAGGAAGATTCTTTCATACCAACTGTAGCCAGTCCAAAACTCATTTACGAGAGTATTTTTAATCTTGTTCATCGTCCAATCACCTCATTGACATAGTTAACAACGGCCAAGAAATTGCCGTAATATCCTTCTCTTAAAACTGTAACCTTATCCCAGTTACCTGATGCCTTGATATTGTTGCACAGAATCTCAAACAACTCCTGTCGTTCTTCCATTCCAGAATGATTCATAAACCTCATATGATCGTCTACAAAAACTCCGTTTGGTGCAACCAAAAATATCTTATCCCATCTACATTTTCGAGTGAGTTCATCAGCCATAACAGCTACCTTCTCAAACTCTTCTTGAGTTAGTTCGCAATCTTTATCCTTGGCATAGTATTCTGCGTACATACGAGTAACCATCGAGTCAGAATCAGCAAAGAACAAGCCGTGGTTGGCAGGAGAATTGATAAGCTTTTTGTTGAGATTATATTGACCTTCTAAGAACGCCATGTAGTCAGCACCGTCCAGTTCCCAGTCACTCACACAGCTCTCTTTCATATAATCTCTCGCGTACTCCCAGCTGTAAGGAGCATTAAAGTATTTACCAAGGTCTCTTGTTAACACGGTTTTGCCCTCTGAAGCAGTGCCTGCAATCAGAATATTATGGCTGAAAACTCTTCTGAAAGGAAAAGTAATCTTATCCCAATTCTTAATCGGATTCTGGCGAATCGCTGTAGCACAGATCGGGTTAGTCGCAACACGATCTACCAGTATAGCTTCTTCACCACGAATCGTTAATCCTTCGCTATACTCTGCATCACCAACATACCACCGGCGAGACGCTTGTCCACAAACACCTTTATCCCAGATGCGCTTTGCTTCATTAAGCCATGCTTCCCAGCCATTTGGGTATGTTTCAATTCCAAGCTCCGTGTCGTTAATTGCATACACGGCAACCAGATCATCGTCAGCAAAGAACTCTCGCACATATCTGTATCGTTTGGAGTGCGGCATTAGCGGCTCTCCTTTATCTCCATCGTAACCGCACACAATTACAAGTGCGCCACCGTCATTTTCCTTCTTAGCCCTCATAATCAAGTCAAGATGCCCTTGATGCAGAGGGGCAAAAGAACCAAAAACAACCCCTACGGAATTTCCGCAAAGGGGTTTCTGATAAGCATGTAACATTTTTACTTCTCCTTTTCCCAAGAATACACAAGGAACTCAGACCATCGTTCATCCTCTTCTTTAGATGGACGCTGGAACTTGCTCCACAGTCTATCCATTTCTTTATCTGGAATTTGTCTACGCCGCATTCGATTATTCTCCTTACATACCTCAATTGGCGTATCAATAAAAATCAGAGTATACTTCTCAAAATGTGGAAACCAGTCAAGAAGCTGAACTCTATCCACCAGCGTCGGAGAATTGGAATCAAGAATAACATTCTTCCCGGACTGTTCTGCAGTATGTATCGCTCTAAACAGAGCCATCCAAACTTCAAATTTATTCTCATGGATGCATTCATCCCCGTTTAACAGTGCATAGAAATCATCTGGACATAAGTACAGGTAATTGTTTTCTACCGCATAGTTCTTTGCAAACTTCGTTTTACCGCTTCCACACATACCGCACATTACTACCAGATTGCCCATTTTTCACACCACCTTAAATAAATCACCGATAGGTATATCGCTTTCAAAAATTGGTTCTGCTCTTATTAAATCAGAAAAATTTATCAACTCATATTCATGCTCAATATAATAATCCTCTTTCATGTACTGCATTGACCCCCTATGAAACGATACAGCGAATCTGATAGGTTGCACCATATTATACCGTAACTCTAAGTCCCCATCATTCCAGAGAATAACCAACTCTGGCCGGCACTTTTTTGCCTCATGAAGTAGAGCGATCGCATCTTCAAGATTATTGAAAACAATAGCTTTCCGTTTACGTATAAGCTTATTAAAATCAATTTCAAGTTCCATTTTTACATCACCTTAAATAAATCGCTAAAAAGCATATCACTTTCGAGGATTGGCTCGATGTTTGCTAAGCTAGCAAACTCAATTATTCGGAAACCCTCTTTATAATAATAATCTTCTGTCATGTACTGCATGAATCCGGCTTCGAATGAGACTGCAAACCTCCGAGGTTGCGTGCTTTTATAGCGACTTTCTATCGCTCTGTCACTTTCCCAAAGATCGACTATACGATTATTATAAGCTCTAGCCGCATTAACAAACGTCTTTGCATCTTCAACAACATCAAAAACAATCGCTACTTTCTTGTGGAGAAAGTCCTCAAAATTAATTTCAAGACTCATTTTACGCCTCCTCAAACACAAAACAGAGATTTGATAGGCAGAGAACTTTCATTGAAGTCGTCACTCTCTGAAACAATCAAGTTTTTAAAATAAACTACATGATACTTCTTCTCTGTTTTTTTAAGCACTCTTGCCGAAAATTGGTCATGACTTTGGATCCATAACTCATTGGATCCTTTATCAATTCTTAGCGCCCTTTTACCAGCTCTAAACGCATGTTTAGCAAAGCCTATCTTCCAATAATCAGATAGATTTTTATCGAAAACTTCTCTATACGAAACAACAAAGTTAACCATCTCTTCTTCGGTCTCAAAAACTACAATAGTATTTGATTTACCATTCTCGATGTCTTGAATGACATGATCACCCATAAGCGAAAAATCAACATTTTTATACACATAGTTAGTCATTTGAAACACCACCAGTCTTATATGCCAAAAAGAAGTTTTGTATCAAAATCATCATCAATTTCGATATCATCTACAAGCAAATCAGAGAATTCAATGACTTTAAAACCTCTGTCTTTATACCATCTGTCATAACACCACTCTATACCATCATCATATTCACTTATTGACAAGGCTAAACGATGGCATCCGTTATAGTATTTAATCATATACTCCGCTCGCTCAAGACCCCAGCCGTGTGTGTTTACATGTGGCATTTGGGTCTCAACTGCATTAAAAAACGACGCGGCCTCGTTAGCGTTTCTGCACACAACTGCCGTATTGTGCAAGGATGGCATCAAAGATAAATCGATTGTCATTGAGCACCTCCAAACAACAAGCTCTCTATGTCTTCATCAGAAAAACAAATATGTAAATTATCATCTGCTATTAGGTCAGAACACTCAATTATTGTAAAACCATTGTCTCGATACCAGGCTTCGTTACACCAGTTTATTGTATCAGAACCATAAGACCCAGTGTCACACGCTAAGGCCACTGCAGGTCGAGCGTTATTTACATTGGTACTTTTGAGTATCTTATCGCTTTTCCAAAACTCTTTGCTTTTATTAACGAAGCGCTCTGGGAATTGAGTGATTGCCTCATCAATAAACTCTAAGTAACCATCCATGTCTTCTCTATCAAAAACAATTGCTGTTTTGTAGTGATCTTTAATCAGAGACAAATCCATCAAATCAGAACACCTCCAAAAACTCTTTTATTTTTCAAACAAGAATTTTATATCCATATCACTTTCAGAAAAAATCGGAACATAGATTAATTCTCTCAATTCTATTACTTTATATGTTCGAAAAGCTTCTCGAACTCCATGTACCATTTCATCGAAGACATCTCTGTCCAAACAAAACCACCTAAGTCCGCTATCATAGAATCGAGAATCTGCATCCCAATTCCTTGTCATTTTGGGAAAAGTAAGTTTTACAGCCTTAATAAAAGGCTCATAGTATTCTCTTTCTTCAACCTCAATTATCATTGTTCGAGGGTCGAATTCTGAAAACTTAATATCTGTAGCACAAAAATCTAATTTCATGAATTCACCCCCAAATATATTCAAAACCGAAATCACTTTCGGGAATTTCCAACTCTGACGACAAGTCTTCAAAACTTATCATATTTACATATGGATTCTCTAAATATTGCTCATATATACCACGGACAAATCTACCGCCGATTCCTCTAAAAGACAGTCCAACTTTTTTGCCCTTGTGTAAACGAGCCTGTTGCCTACCCCATCCTGGGCCGACACGACTAGGGTACTGTTCTTTTGCCGCAGCTAAAACTGCATCAATTTGCTCTTGACTATCAACGATAACAACATTTCTGTTGTCTAGTAATAGAGAAAGGTCGAGAGTATACTCACAACCAAACTTGTCTATCATATAATCCCGACCTTTCATATTCATTTAGCCGTCAATGCTGACGATTGCACTGCCGCCGGATACGGTAGGCAGCTGACCATTCCACTTCTGGATCTTTTCATAATCAATCAGATTATTATTGATGCTCTGAGAGAGCTTTTCATTCGCAGCAGCTTGTGCTTCTGCTACAGCCAGAATTGCATCAGCTTCTGCTTCAGCTTCAATTCTCTTCTTTTCTGCTTCCGCTGCAGCCTTATCAACTGCAGTCTGATTTGCAATCTGCTGCTTCTCATAATTCATCTGAGCAATCTGCTTGTCCGCAATTGCCTGATTATAAGATGCTTCGAAGTCCATATCATTGATATTTACACTTACAATCGTAATGACAGGGTTACCGCCGTACTTTGTATTAAGTGCATTCTGCAGATTTCGAACCGCAAGAGGCTCGATCACAGCTCTGTTGGTAACCTTGCCGGATTCAAGTGCTACCATTGATGCTTTCATCGCAGAGGCAACCAGTGTTCTGGGCAATGCATTCTGCTTGTAGTTTGCTACGTTTGCGTACAGCCAAGCAGAGTACTCTGGATTGATGCTATATGTAATAGTAACATCTGCCATATACACAACGGTTCTTTCAGAGGTTTCGCCCCAGATCTGATCTTCAAAATTCATCTCTTGCTGCTTGTTGTTCACCTTCTGAACATCCTGAACAAAAGGAATCGTTACACACAGACCATTCTCTACAACATCCTCATCGATCTGACCAAATGTTGTTCGTACACCAGTATATCCGGTTGGAATGAACGTGACATTTGTTAGTACAGTTGCGAAAAGAAATACAACCAGTAGGAACACAGCCAGTTTCTTTGGATTAAATCTTTTCTCTGTAACCGTGATAGGACGATCCCATCTGTCTTTAGACTCCACCTCTACTTCGTCATAGAAAAACATTTACTTCTCTCCTTTATTAATAAAAACTTGCTTCAGTTTTATCGAAGCGCAAAGTCACAAACACCGGGAATTGCAGACTCTCTGCACCGGTGTTTTTGTCTTTAGAGATTTCTTTGTACTTAACTTCACAAATCTGCCCTACAAGTTCATCTCTATGTGCCCAAAAGTAAGCCCTTTGCTCATCCGTAAACCCAGAACCTACTTTTACCTCGTTGCCTTTATAATCAACTACAAAAGCCCCAAGCGTGCCTGTGAGTCTCCCGCTACCCTCTTCACAACGAACCACAGGCAAATCCATTGTGTAGAATCGCTTGATTTTTAAGATGCCGTTATGTCTCTTACACTTGTAAGGAACATCAAGATTAAGCATCAGACCTTCTTTATCTTCTTCAACCATCTTATTGAGAAGAATATCTATCATATTTTGATTTCTCCCGCTATAGAGAACAGGTAACACCTGAACACACTTGGGTTCGAAGAAATTACTTGCAATTAACTTGTCAAGAAACTCTCTTCTCCTCTTATATGTCTGCGTACAGCGGTCATTTTCGAACTCTGTAGTCGGCACAACATCAAAAACCGTGAATAAAACTGGTGTTTTATTAACTGCGTCAGAATTGACAATTCCAGTGACTTTTCTGAAGGCTTCATTGTCGCCCAGACCACCTTTATCAGCAAGAATCAGCTCACCATCGAACACATAATCGTGTCCAAATGCCCTGAACTCTTTTATGATATGGTCAAGCCCGGAAAATACCTCTCCGCTCCGTGCATATAGGTTTCCTTTGTAGTATGTAGCACGAACACCATTCAGCTTTTCCGTTAGTGCGAACCATGTGCCGTCTTTGATTTCATATTTATCAATCGGGTATGCCTGCTGGACGTTCCATTCGGGAATTAATCCAGGGATTACCTTGTTAACAGTCTTATTTGTAACTCCAAGTCGCAGAGTCTTGGACAGTAACTGAGTGAATAGTTCACGATGATCATCAGTACAGGAAAACAAAAAGCCACGAACTCGTTCCAGATCGGAATTGCTCGTGGCTTTCTTGTTTAGCAGATATTCACACACTTCAAAGATACTAACGAACCCGCTCTCTTGGAAGCACGGTTCTGATAGTGATTTCTCTGATACCTTATAAGAACAGAGTGGATTTAGTGCGTACCATAACAGGGCTTTAAAAATGTCGTTGTCTTTGTTGTCTTGGATTATTTTCTTTTTAGCTAGAGCTCCAGATGTATTTTGTAGCTCTTTAATTAAGCGTATTGCAGCGTCCAATTACACCTCTCCTTTATATATAACCAACATCTATGTGAGCGATGCGATTGTGTTAGGCGAAACAGAATCGCATGGCCATACCCAGAAGAAACTGAGTTAGCAATCTCGGGATCATGTGATCCCTCATTGCTAACGAAGAAACTTATTATGAATTTACTCCTACTTACAGCGAGAAGCGACCACCTTGATGATAAGCACGATAAACGTTGGCTTATGTAATTTATCTAGCCTCTAATTGCCGCCTACCGTATGCCGTTAATTAACTTAACATCTCAGAAATCAATATGCATGTTGGTCTTATCACTATTATTAAATGATCTCAGGAACTGCATTACCTACAGTTCTTTTTGCCTTTTTCGCACACTCTACACTCATTATGACTGGACCGTCGAATCCAAACACGCAGCCGATCTCTGTTTCATCAGCAACGTCAAATTCGTCGTTTGCGCTTTCGTCTCCTTCATAAAGCCACTCGCCGAGATCATCTTCTTCGTCATCATCGTCCCAGGCTCCGTTCATTTCCTCTAATACATAGCTCTTATATTCTTCAAAATCGCGCCAATCATTGAGTTCTTCGTAGTCTAAGAGTCCATTAATGGCATAATAGTAGTCTTCATCAATATCCATATCTATTAGCATGTCCCTAAGATCGCGCCAATTGTGGTATCGAATATACTCAGCAACTTCATTATCCATCTCGTCCAGAATGTCAGCGCCGCGTCTTACATCGTCACAAGAGCGTAAATTATGTTCATAACAAAAAGAAAGTAGCTCGTGCCATTCTGTAATTGAATCAATAAATTCTTGTCTTGTCATTATGTATTTCTCCCTTCAAAAGAGTGGTGCGCCTCCTGGGGCTCGAACCCAGAACCGTCCGGTTATGAGCCGGGTGCTCTAACCAATTGAGCTAAAGGCGCATGTTAATCTGAGTTAATGCAACAACTTAACACGATTCGTCTCTTCATACTCTGTTAACACATCATTTGCTAACGCAACGGCATAACACGAATAGTATTTCTCGCAAGAACTTTCGCAATCATCAAGAGTCCATCCTTCGGGGATATCGCATCCTGTTAGGTTTTTCATTTTAATATTTAGACCATTATCAATTACATCGTCAAACATCGACCTATCTATATTATATTGTTTCATAGATATTCCCTCATTTACGAAATCACTTTTATGTGGTTAATCTTCTTCATACAAATCAATGAAACAACGAACAGCACCGCAATAAGGACAAACATTTGTATCATTGACTTCATCGTAATCAAATTCATCTTCGTGAAATTCTTCTTTGCAAATATCACATCTTACTCTATTAGTAGGTACTAACATAATTCATCACCTTAAAATCGTCATTTTATCCACATTTCATTTGAATAAAATATCTAAAGCCTTTACTCCAATTAGGTTTCTCGCCCCACAAATGAACCTCATCTTTTGGCAGATTCTTCTTTGCCCAATTATTAGCCTGTGATGCTGTCTTGAATCCAGACTTTACGGGAGTAAAGTTCTTCTCTTTATCAATTACACAAAACATAACCTTACCTCCAAAATAGTCATTTTAATCTCTATTTACAAAGCCATTTACTCTGTCTATCAGTCTATCAGCACCCTCTACTTGTGCAATTCCAACAAGCTCCTCTAAATCTTGTTTCAAATAGCACATACAGTTCCAATCCATATAAGAACCTTGTACACAGTTCAAAATCTCTGTAATTTTTTCTTTAGATGTCATATTATCCACCTCTTAGAATTGTCATTTTATAAACAGGCTATTCCATAAATCTTTAACCATGTTTCTTTTGGTTTCCTTTTTATATACAAAACACATCATAAGAAAAACAATAAACATGATTGTAATAGAAACAAGTACACCTTTCATACTTTTACCTCATAAAATTATCCTTTCATGCTCTATCGACTGTGTAATAGGATGTAAATTTGTATTTTTTACTTGATTCATTCATATCTTTTGCGAAAGCTTCTGCCTCTTCTAATGTACCGAAAAAGTATGTTGCTCTATAATGCATATAGCTGCCCTTTTGAAAAAAATCATCGTACTGATGAACCCTATATTTTTTGTCCATATCGCACCTTCATTTCAGTTTTTACAACACACCAAATCCATTAGCTACAAACCTAGCTACCATCGGCCTAGCCTTGCGGCTGCCGAAACCTCTCCTACGTATTACGTACTAACTGCTTACGCAATTACTACGTATTATTTACTAACTGTTATACGCAATTTCTTCCACGCCTCACAAGACATGTAACCTCTGGATTTGATATGTCACGGCACTTCTCACCCAATCCTCTGGTGCGTTCAGTAGGCAGCCGTTTCCACAATCTGTCTTGGGTGACCAATCTAATCAATCGCATCTTTGTCGCTACCGCACAGCGCGCAAGACAGGCCCGTTTAGTCTCATGGAGCTCTGTGGAACCATACATCTGGAGCGGATGACGGGAATCGAACCCGCGTACCCAGCTTGGAAGGCTGGTGTTCTACCATTGAACTACATCCGCATTTGATGGTGGTTTTTAACCCGTGGGAAGTCAAAATGGGTGGTCAACCACCGTAACCATGGCATTGCGCTTTGTGCACACTAATGACGAAAGGTGTCAAACTATAGTAAGCGCAAAAGAACCTCAACGCTCTTCCACCTCGCAGATTGCCATTCTGCCTCGTGGGACTGGTGCGCCAAGGGGGATTCGAACCCCCGACTAATGCCTTAAAAGGGCACTACTCTGCCAGCTGAGTTATTGGCGCATGAAAGGAGGGCGATTTTTAACTCCGTGAGAGGCCAACCGCCGTAGCCTTTTACTTTGGATTGTTCTATACATTCCTACACACAGCACAGGCTTGAAGGTGAAAGACAACACAAAAAGAAAAGCCAAAGCTATGCAAGCCGAAATTGTTAAACGTGTAATGTCTGAACACCAAAAACCAATTCTATTTGTCTGAAAAAGAATTGGGAAGAAAATCTGGTACGGGCACAGAGACTCGAACTCTGATCAACCAATTATCTGTTGCTACGGAGTATAAACCCGTTGCTCTACCGATTGAGCTATACCCGCATGTTTGTGCTTCTTGGTTTTCTCAACTATGGAGAGGCTTGCCCATTGCCGGTTTATAGTCCCTTCCGCATTGGGACTTGAAAGGAAGATTAAAAATGAATCAAATAAGTACCTATTTGATATATGGCAGGGATGGCTGGATTCGAACCAGCGAATGACGGAGTCAAAGTCCGTTACCTTACCGCTTGGCTACACCCCTATAAAGGCGGCTACTCGCGCCGCCATGTGTGTTTTCTTTCGGATACTCCTACATCAGCCCGTGGTTATCACACAACCCCAAATCTAGCTCCGCAGGTCGTCGGAAGCTGATCCCGTCACCTGTTTCAACGCTACGATAACAGTCTTGCCGCTACCGCATGGCATGGAAGCTCGGAATCGAACCGAAATTAATAGTTTTGGAGACTATCGTTTTACCATTAAACTACTCCCACAAATGAAACAAATGGGCGGCAGAACCGACTATAGTCTACTCTTTAAAGCTAAGAGGAAAGCTTAACCTCACGCCAGAATCCCTAGCGCTACCCATTAGAAACTTTTTTATGGTGCCGGTAGCGAGACTCGAACTCGCACGAGTAAACACGAGCTCCTAAGACTCGCGTGTCTACCAATTCCACCATACCGGCGTGATGGTCTGAGTAGAGGGATTCGAACCCCCGACATCCTGTTCCCAAAACAGGCGCGCTACCAACTGCGCTATACCCAGATATATGGAGCTGGTTGTGGGGATCGAACCCACGACCTCCGGATTACAAATCCGGCGCTCTAACCAACTGCAGCTAAACCAGCGTGCTTCTGCGAGCTTATGCACCCTTTTTGGCATCAGAACTCGTACCATTAGCTACGAATAACATAGGTATGGATTTACACCATACATAGTGTCTTATTGGAATTGTGTGCGCACACGCCTCCAGATTCTCACACCTGAATCACTTGCGTCTACCTATTCCGCCACTACATTTCTTCGCAGCCGCAGGGAAGGCTTTACCTTCTCAAGCATAATTTAATCATCACTTACTTGGCGGAGCAGAGAGGGTTCGAACCTCCGCACGGATTACCGCCTATCTGATTAGCAATCAGACCTCTTCACCACTTGAGTACTGCTCCATGCTGTGTCACGAATAATGTATACTATTCGGGACAAATTGGTATGAGTGGGCCATGGCCCGTCCATGTACCCACTCTGCTTTGTCGTCTCTTCCGACTTGTCAAGATCGGTTTTCATAATCTCACACTCCGCAAAGTGTAGCCCCTATTGTGGCGCGGATAGAGGGATTTGAACCCCCGCACGGTAGTTAGCCGCCTAGCGCTTTTCAAGAGCGCACTCTTCAACCGCTTGAGTATATCCGCATAGTTTACGCCACCTTTGGTGGCGTGTTTTATGTATTAAAATCACTGAATTGTTTGCTTTTCACTTCGAACTCTGCATATTTAATACCAACAGAAATTCCGTGCTTAGACATTATTTCATCCGACGGTATTAAATACATCCTATCGTCACCTGTTAATATAAATACATAGTCGCATGATTGATTATCGAATAATCTGACCTTGCCTTTACCAGACGAACCACCACAGTTTTTTAGCAACACATAATATGATGTTTCGGAAGATTTATATCGACTCGTTTTAACCGAGACTCTCGATAATTTACCGTCATGATCTATTACTAAATCATACTTTTGAGTATCATTCAAAGGAATGCTAACTGGGATAGAATGACTGGTAAAGAATTCAATAGCCCTACCTAAACCAATATTTCCTTGTAATGATTGATACAATATTTTTTACATAGCCTTCTTTTCCCTTTCATTCTGCTCGAAGTATTAAGTGATTTTAACGTACCAATTAAGTAAGCCCTTCATCCGCTTGGGTATACCCGCAATTGATATCTTCGATTTGCGCATTCATAGAATCGCGCTTTTGTAAATCGCTATGTTTGTAATTAATAGAAGGAGAATAATTGCCTTTCCTGCGCTTGCCTTTATTTCTCGTTTTAGCAGAGCACATATGGCATGAGCAATGGATCTTGTTCTTAGAATACTGATGGAAATTATCGTATGTAGGAGTGCCGTAGCCGATTTCCTTATCGATTCTGCGTCTTCGTGCCGCTTTTCTCTTAGCTACATCTCTGTAATAACCTCTATTTCTTTCCATAATGTTTCTCCTTTGTTGTTTAAGTATCATTAAGAATCCAAAATACCAATCCTGTAGCCTGAAGATCTAGTCACCTGAAGAAGGCTGGTCGGTGGCAGCAAGAATGGCTACTTGCTGGGAAGGCAAGACGTATAAATTAAAGAAGGTAAACTCGGGGAAGACCTAGGAAAACGCAACTAGACCCGCGATGGCGGTCCCGGCGTCGACCTGTCACCTCATCTCTCTTTTATTGATCGAACCTTTACTCCCACTTACAGCGAGGAGCACACTAAAAAGTGTAATACATTACAAAATGATACTTTTATACACGTTATTCTATATACTTTATATGTGAGCACCAGGTTGGAAGCAAGCGCTCCGGGGGTTCGCAGGTGACTGGCGTGCGGTCTAGGAGGGGTTGCTGTCCTCCAATCTGGGCGGAGTCTCTTCGGCCGGGGTTTTCCCTGCGATAGGCTGGACTGTTGGTCGAACCTTCACTTCTACTTACAGCGAGAAGCATCGTATAAACGATAATGCTATATAGAATATTTTAATATTTTAGATCTGACTTGATTGCCGAAACAATATCAACTCCTACCTTTCTACTGATATGGTCTACCATCTTATCTATGGTTTCTTTTTCAATCATTCGGTAGTAGTTTCTATGCCCTTCAAGCACTCTTATATCTGTCTTTTCCCACGGCGTCCCATTTAATCTATCCAACGCATAGTTGGTTAGCATTGCTTGGAACTCCTTTTTCTTCTTATACCCAATCGTAATATCATTGTTGGAGTTAAGCATTACACCCAGATGTCTGTTTCGCCCAGCAGACGATCCGTAAGTAGTCTTTTCCTTCTTGATAATAAATGGGGCATTGAAGTAGCTAAGTGTATTTGTGATCAGCTGCTCAACTAACTTCACATCGAAGTCTCGCCTTGAAGAAATGATGAAGTCGTCTGCATATCTTGTATACACAAACGACTGGTTGTTGTAGTTATGAAGCATTTTAGTTAACGCATGGTCTACTGGGATCATCATTATATTTGTGATTAGCGGAGAGATCGGTGTTCCTTGAGGCAATCCGCCGTTCAAGAATGCAAGTTCAAGGGCAGTTTCGAGCTGCTGCCTACCCACAGTATACTTAACCACCTCTGAGAATGGAAAAATCATTGAAAACTGCTTCATCACAAATTCAAGCGTTGTGCTACCAAAGAAGTCAGACAAATCGAACTTGCCGAACCACTTACTCTCGTTCGCTTGATGTTTTTTGATCGCATCTATTGTGCTTCTCTTTTTCACATAAGCGAACGCAGAGGTGTGATACAGTGCATGAAAATCTTCTTCAAAGATAACTTTAAGAGTTCTCAATGCTTCCATCAGTTCGGGATTTGGTGCGTCGATTCTTCTATAACCTCTCCCGCTTTTCTTGGGCTGATAAAAAGTACGATACTGATCCTGTCTCGGCCTGCTTCGCAACTCTTCTGTTTGCTGATTAAACACAACCAGCTTAGAGATAAGCAAGGGGATATTAACACTTGCCAGCATTTTATCGCTCACTTGCTCCACACAGTATGTTCTGGTAGATGTAAATCTGCCCGCAGAAGGTACAACCGGTTCGCGAATCGTGGCTGTTGCGAACAGCAACTCTTCCAGTGTCATCTCTCGAAGTACAGGAGCGTTTTTTACTGTTATGTATACCATCGGTATCCCCTTTCTTATTTATTTAATTCCGAACAGCGACCAAATATCGCTTTCATCAAACACTTCAATTTTTGAAGGGTTTTTATAGCTCGTCTCGTACGGAAGAATATGATATAGCCCATTGGCATCTTGCTCAACGACTAAATCTCCTTTAACCTTGCACTTAGGCCTGAATCCGTGTCTATAAGACGACCCTATACGGCAGGCATATGAGCCATCTCTTGAAATGCCAAGCACATTACTATATGACTGATTTGACATAGTAAAGTCCTTGAACCAGTACTGCATGTATCGGTCGTACGATATATAAAAACCTTTGCCACGCAAATTACCAGAAGGTTCGGCTCTCCTTCCCTTTCTGTTAAAGAGATTCATTTTGCCTCCAAAAATATCTTCATTTGATGGCAGATTTATCCCACCAACAATAGAGTCGATCTCATAGTTCTCAAAATCACATAGGAATCCTGCATTATTTGAATACGAGCCCGTATTTGGTTCATCAAATAGATAGTTATCTTCGCTATTCATAAAGTTATAAATAGTAGACTGGTTATAATCATTTCTGCCCTTGATATCCCATTCAAGAACATCAAGTACATACTCAGAAATGAATTCATTCTCTCTGTTGCCCTTAAGCCAGATGATTGGCTCTGGTGCGTGTTTAGTTGCAGAGTATGCACCAAGAACTAATCTGGATCCTAACTTAAGTTTATTGATTGTTGTCGCCAAACAATCACCTCTCTTAAAATGCCATCAGATCAAAAGCAAATGCATCCGCCAGAATCAGCTTTTTTAAGGGATTCCCATTCCAGAAGTTCATGAAATTGGATACGCCATAAGCGCACACAATTCGAACTGTAGGACAGACAGACAGGGTTACATTACACGCTGATACAGGTGTCTCTTCCTTGGCTTCGTCGTGGGAAAAATCCATAGAGTTCAGGAAGTCCTGTTTCATCTTGTAATCAGACCAGTCTGCAGCATAGTGCTGTGCATCCGTCAACCGGGTTCTGAAATCGAACATCGCCTTAACGAACGGGCTATCGAAATGCTTCTTCGCGATTTCCTTACGCAGTTCGATATTGTCTACGCACAGAAATACATAGCCAGACATCAGCTTACCCTTCCAACCTTCAGGCTTCAGCTCGATATCGTCTTTGATATCGGGATTGATTTCCATCAGGATGTCGAGAAGAGCCTCAACCTTCGGCTTCCCCACATCCTTTTGTCTGAACATCTGGTTAGCAAGATTATGAGGCTCTACGATATCAAAATCCCAGAGAGTCATCTTTGTTACGCCGCAGCGTGCCAGGTTTTCTGCAACTGTGGAACCTACAGAACCACAGCCAACAATATGAATTCTCGCAGTATCCTTTTCGGGCTGGAAAAATTCATAGCTTTTAGAAAGATCCATTGCCATTATCAGTATCCCCTTCCATATCCGTCGTACAGGCTACCATAGTAGTTATCGTAGTCATCATAAGGATCGTCGTATGCGTCCTTGCCAGCCCATCCAGAACCGATTGTCGTCTTGGGTTTGTCATTTCCGCTCTTACCTTTGCCCTTTCCCTTAGACTTGCCCTTACCTTCAGTATTCCCCGTAGACTCAGGCTTATTTGGAGAGGCATGTCCACCGTTTCCAAGAGGATTATACGGCTGTCCTGCAACGGGAACTACGGAAGACTGCCCGCCGTAAGCAGGCGTGCCTTTATAGTTGTAATTTCCGCCACCAGTTCCGCCATTATATCCTCCGTAAACCTTATTCTTCACCTTTTCCTTTGCGTCGGTCAAGAACTTTCCCATATCGCCCCGAATGACGACGTCAATGTCCGCCGCTTCAAACAGGATATTCTTTTTCAGGTCGTAAATCTTGATATGCTTGTTAAAGGATTTGTTCCAAATCATAAAGATGTAGAACATGTCGTTTTCAAGCTGGTTCAGAATTTTTTCCTGATGTGTGATATCAACCGCAGAAGGATATACACCCATATTCACATGAGAATGCCCCTGCATTCTGATGTTGAAGAAATCTTCGTCTTCAAACTGCATGAGCCACTTCTCATACTCTTCCTGATCGGTATTTACAGTAGCACCAGTTACTTCCTGTGGATACACGATAATATCGTAGATGATATATTCATCCCTTTCTTCATCCTCACCACGCTTAGCAAGCCCATGCCATGCGACTTCCTTGTCAAAGCTACAAATCAGCATTGCCATCTTCAGCCAAGCTTCCTGCGTAAAATACACAGTTGCCTTTCGCTGATCGCATGTGAATGTCTTAGTGAAGTTGATTTTACCGTCAGCCATCTTGACAGTTCTGAGAGCTTCGAAAAGCTCGCGAGCACACTCTACTCTGTACTCTTCGGTCATTTTGATAATCTTACTCATACGTTCCTCCTATCATGTGGCTGCTTCTTGAGCTTCAAGCCATTCAATTGCTTCTACAGGTGTTACTACAGTTCCATCAGGAAGTTCAACGCACTTATTGCTGTAGTTAGTGTTATGTCCATACAGAATTGCCATAAATTCCCTCATAACAGTACTGTCGCCGAAGTTAATGCTCTTGCAGGAAGCGATACTCTGTTCAAGCGCTCCGATGTAATCATTATCTCTGAGGAGCTGATTAATTGCGGATGAATAGTTGCCCATGCATCCGTATCTATCGATGTGCGTATTGGGAAGATACCCGTCAAACTCACACTCAAAGGAATGATGCTGGTTGGGAAATACATTGCCATTCAGGCTGAATCTGTAGGACGCACACACTCTAATGCGAAGAGTCTGATCCACAAATACAGCATTCATGAACTTCTCCATCTTATCCTTAGCGATGTATCTGCTCATACCATCGTATACATAGCTACTCTTGTTATTGATCATTCTCTTTGCAGCTTCTTCGTCGAAGTATGTCAAATAATCCTTGACAGCGAATACCATACTGTCTTCGTTAACATTTTCCAGAACCAGTCTTCTGTTGCACATGAAGTACTCCATGATTTCAGAGACCCCGCCCGTCTGTTCGACTTTAAGTTCGAGCCCGAGCAGTCTGGTTTGCAGATCATTTTTGATTCTGATCTGTTCTCCAATACTTCTGTTATAATAATTAATATTATTGATACAGGCCTGGATTTCATTGCGAACTCGTTCCTGCTCTCTCCGTTCGAACTTCGTTTCGAAACCGTCAAGCAGGTATTTAATTCTGAACTGACGCAGGTCAAATGTTTCAGACAGAGCCTTAATAGCGTTCATATATGCGTCACTGGTCTTTTCTCTCATAGAATAAACCAGATTCATTTCAAGCTCAGAAACACCGTCCTCAGGCTTGAAGTACCAAGGGAGTACCGCGAAGATGGAGCACTGAAGATAATGCAGCTTTCGATTGTCCATCTTAGATACAAAGATAACGGTGTGCTTCATCTCGGTATTCACAAAGCACAGAACCGGGAATGACTTCTTGTAGAAAATCTTGATTTTCTCCAGATGACTCCAACCACTGAACTCGGACTCGAAGCTTTCTTCGAGAATCTTGAAATTCGCAGCTATATCAGCTTCGCCGCCGGTGATGTCATGGATATAAATTGTGCCATCAGTCAAAGGCATATCATCGCAAATCCTGCGAACCATGCTACCCCGATCGCCGCGCTCGATTGTATCCTTTTCAAATGTAATATTCGAAGACCCGAATCGAACCGTGATTGAATCCTCTTTAGGCATACGCTTATGAATCAGCGCTCTCAGAGATGCGACAAAAGAGTTATCGCTTCTGTATGTATCACCAGTAATGTTAGTGAAATAACTGTTTGCTACATCGTCCGTCAACGGAGTCGATGTAATGCTCTGTCTAAACATTAAAACACCCCTTGTCTTTTAATTGTAAGATGGTGTCGGAGACGGGATTCGAACCCGCACGTGATCAATCACACCAGATTTTAAGTCTGGGTTGTCTCCCAGTTCCACCACTCCGACGTATGAATTTTTCATTACACATATTAAAAGGGGCGCATTTCTGCGCCCCTTTTGGGTATGTAACCGTGTTATTAGGCGTTGTCAGCCTTAACCACGTTGAGCAGATAGCAGCGATCGTGGCCATCAGTGCCATCGTAGCCAAAATCCGCCAGGGTCTTGTTGATTTCGCCAGCCTTCAGGGAAGCGCCGTCCAGATGCATTACACCACGGTTGTAGTCAATGCCCAGGGTTTCCAGAATTTCACGGATGGTCACATGGGGTGCGAAATTTTCGGTCTTACGGTCAACGGTAGTACCAGCAGTTACTCTTACAAACATAAATCATATCTCCTTTAATAAATTATTTTTGATTTCTGATTGGATGACTTATTATGGGCGGGGCGGAACAATCCGCCCCGGAGGGGCTCGGTTGCAATTAGCCTACGGTAATTGCTTCCATGATCTGAGCCTTTTCTTCGGCAATCTCAGCGATCACCGCAGGCAGCTTCGCTTCCAGAGCGTTCAGCTTCATCAGAGCGCCGCCCAGCTTATCTGCTACGGCTTCCTTCATCTTGTCGCCGTCAATGCCGGGCATCAGCATAGTGATTTCAGCGAGACCACCCTGATGAGAAGCGCGGCCAAACAGTGCGCCATTGCCATTCATACCACCGGAACCTTCAACCACGCCTACAGAGTACAGCAGCTCGCTGTTATCCTTGCCACCCATCAGCTTCAGAGCTTCGGGGCGATACTTTGCTACCAGCTTCAGGTTTTCCAGGGTTGCTGCGGAGGTGATTACGACTGCTTCACCATTGATCTTTACTTTTGCCATTTTATATGGCCTCCTTTAATTCATATGTATATCATTCTGCTTACAGATTTCTCTGCAACCCACCCGCACCACGTGGAGGCGATACCATTACGGGCATAAAAAATCCCTTTGCCATGAATTACTAGCGAAGGGATTTTTGTTTTTACTTTCTATTTTCGTTTTTATACTTTCGTTTTCACTTTAGTTACCGCGTAAAAACGAACTCTTCATAAGGATATCGATAAAATACATCCTCTCCTGTTGTCTCATCATTGATAATCATCGGGCGATCAATCACGAGTTGTTTTTCCTCGGAAAGGTAACTTGCGATATGATCCAGAATTTCTTCGATCTCTTTCTCATCCAACACACTGTTGCGGTAGTCGAAACCCAGGATTGTATCAAGGAAGTCGATTAACGAAAGGGTGAGCTTGTCCTCTGTCTCATAGATCAAATCCTCTGCGTCCTGTCTTGAAATCATTTGCCCAGTGGAAGTGGGGATTTTTTCAGACAAATGAGAGCTGTAAATCTGCTCAACAATCTCCTCGCAGTCTGCGGAACTAACCGCAAGCTCCTCGTACACGCACTCCTCGTTATCATATACATAAAGTGCTGGATACAAACACTCTTCTGTGAGATAAATCACCGTCCCGGTATCTTCGTTTTCTGCAATTTTAACCATCTCGTTTTTGAGACGGCTTTCATTGCTTCTGAAAAACCGCCATACTTCCTTGGCGGTAACATATATTTTAACCGACATTATATTCCTCCTTCGCAAACCACCCTATTCAATGTATAAAGGGTGTTTCTCGTAATAATTCTGATGCTGCTTTTGCAGCTGTCAGTAGATACCGACTCAATTCTAGATGTGATAATCTGACGTACCTTTTCCCCAGAGTCAGAAATCGAAAGAATTGCCGATTGGCCGCATTCCAACTCGGAAAGTCTGCAAGTTTTACCGAGTATAGACTTATGTACATCTCTGCATTTGCCTGAAAATGGCTCAATTGCGTTGATAATATAGAGTTCATCAAAACTCATTTGCATCTCTCCTCATTATAAAAGCTCAGTTTCATATAAGCAGTAACTTCAAGTCCTGTTCGCTTTCTTCTAAAGCTCCAACGCACTCCTTCCATTGGTCGAATTCGATTGTTGGGTATTCGTCTTTCATATGAGAACATCCGTGGATGCCACCGTATTCATGGAATAAGTACGGATATTTATTCCAGTTATGAACGTGAATAGTATGTTCATTACGGTCTAAGCCATATTCTTCTTCATAAAACTTTTTGACTTCTTGTGCCTGTTTGAACGATGTGATGTGTATTCTAGCATCGTTTTCCATAAACAATTCGTGCGAAAACACTATCAAACCTCTCTTTCGTGCTTATGCCCAAAAAATCAGTAGCTTGTTATAGAAGCGTTTTACTGTAAAACCGCTATCAACCAGCGTATTAATCACCTTGTTAACAATAACTCGGTTCATACAAGGAGAAATCTCAATGCTAGTATTCGACATTCCTTCAAATGCAGCGGATTCAATTTCTCCATAAGCATTTTCTAAAATGCTATCAAGCACTGAGCTGTCGGTGCTAAGCTCACGAGCTTTTTTTGCCGTAATCATATTAACACATCCTTTCTATTGGTGGGCAGGGGTGGGCTCGAACCACCAAAGCTACAGTAACCACATGCGCGCCAAGTCCATATAGCAGAGATTTACAGTCCCTTGCTTTAACCGATTTGCATACCTGCCCATAAAAATTATACCGTTACAACACAAAAACCTCTTTTCGCTTGTCGCTATATGCGTTAAACACAAGAGTCTTACCAGATATTTGCAAAAGATAGTCGTCGCACGCCTTCTCGAAATCGTCTCCAACGCCATAGACTCCTGCCAGAACAACGCCATCTTTTACTTCGGCATTTTTATACCGTACACAGACTCCATGCATGTTGTGGAATATTTCCAGAGTCTGTCCTTGTAAAGCCATTAGTCGCTCACTGCTTTTGACAATCAACTTATACACCTCACGAAATCATTCTTTGATTAAGAAGTCGAACTGCAAATCACTCTCCTCTATTTCATCAAGAATTAGAAGACTTGAGAACCGCATAGCTCGAGGCTTATGTAAATCTTCAACCCATCCCGAATGATCGCATTGTAGCAAGTTTCTACTAGGAGTACCGCCGTGAAAGCCTGTATAGTTAAGAATCATAGTCAAGTCTTGATTAGATTTTCTGTAATATTCATACTTTTTAGCAGCCTCACCTTCATCCCAAAAACTACATCGCCCGCGATCAGCTTCGCGAACCGCAGCCAAAAATGCCTCTGCCTCATCGGCAGAGTCGAATCTAACTGCGAAATCTAATCGATCAATGTACGGAGAAATGTCAATATTATAATTACCCATTTCACACCACCAACAAAGACTCTATCGGAGATTCACTTTCTTCTAATTCACAACCAGTGTCATAGATTTCCAAGAAATTGATCACGTTGTAGCCATCATCTCTATACCACTGGACATCAGCAAAATACAAGCCAACATCTTCACTCATTTGTTCAAGCGTCATCGCATTGTTTTCTTCTTCAGTGAAGCTGTCAAACTGCTCCGTCTCCCAAGCCGCTTTGTTAATGAGTCCACCATAATTCTCGTCACAAAACTTAACTACGGCTTCATAAAATGCTCCAGCCTCTTCAGGGCTATTCATTGCTACAGCAGTATGAAAGATGTCTGCGATTGAATAAAGGTCAACTTTTTCCCATGAAATACCACTTTCATTCAAACTTAAACACCTCCAACAAGCATGGTGAGATCGAAATCACTTTCGCAAAGATCATCTCTCATCATAGGCAATTCGGGAAAATCTAAAATATTGAATCCGTCATTCTCGTAGTAGCTTAAATCGTCGCTAAAAAACCACACATCTTCACCATCCGCTTCGAGAGAAACACATTCTCCGTTAGAGATGATTGTTTTAAACCTCGCTTCGCCATAAGAACTTCCATTAACCAGATAGTATTGGGACTTAGCGTCTTCAAATACCTGCCTGACTTCTTCCACGGAATTAACTTTTATCGCCGTATGGAAAACATCCGGAATAGCGTCGAAGTCAATAACTGGCCTCTGTACACCGCGTGCATTTTCCACATCATATCACCTCAACAATAAATCCAGATTAAATTCGCCCACGTCGAAATCATCCTCATAGACGATTTCCTTCACGGCAGCAGCACGCCAAAACCAAAGCTCGTCATCTTCTGCGATATAAAACGTACCAATACCATTTCTCTTAATTGCATGGATTTGCTTTACCGTACAAACCTTACCAAGATAATTCTTACGCATATCTTCATTGATCCAATGCGTAGGGCCGCTAATTTGATCTATGCTGTCGTGAAACAGCACTTTCATGCCAACTCGCAGGTCGGAGAATCTCACTTCTTGTGTTTTTTTATTAGGCACAATATCACCTCAACAACATTTCCAAGTCATACTCGCCTTCATCAAAGTCATCGTCATAGACGATTTCCTTTATAACGGATGGTTTCCAAACCCAACCTAAGTTTCCTGTACGTTGGTCTTGCACATCCTCGTCTATAAAGAATCGTCCACGAAACTTGTCGACTTTTCTTATAGTGTTAACTTTACCAAGATAGGATGGCATGTGAGATGTGTTACCCCATCTCCTTCAGTCTGGTACATCATTTACTGAGTCATGAAACAATACTTTCATACCGACTTCGAGACTCTCAATTGTTACGCTATTAGTACTCAATGTTGTTTCACCTCAACTTACTATAAAGATTTACGGTCATAACGGTTGGCCGATCGACACCACTCCAAAACTATTTCATATCACGCCTATTTCACTATTGGATGCCAACACTGCATTATGGGGCGATTGTTACAACCGTAAATTGGTGGAGAGTTCTGGAATCGAACCAGAAAACTTAATCAAATTAAGCTACCCTGTACTCGCCATGATAATTGGATTCGTGGTGGCGTTAGCGGTACACCTTTATAACCGGATAGGCGTTGCCTCTATTCTGAGATTCTTAATCACTCTTCGCACTATTGCTTATGTCGCCATCGGTCACCACTCAATTAAGACGCTCAAGGTCTAAGCGGATCTCCAATTATTTCAAAACTTATTTTTGAAACCCTTAGCAGCTGTAAAGGTCGGAACCCTTCTTGCCGGGATTTCGATTGCTTCCCCTGTGTGGGGATTGCGGCCGATGCGAGGGGCTCTGTCTGAAACCCTGAAGGTGCCAAACCCAGCGAACCAAACCTCTTCACCGTCCTGTAGGCATTCAGTGATAACTGCAGCAACAGCATCAATAACTTCCTCGGTCGTTTTCTTCTGGATATCCAGCTCTGACGCGACTCTGGAAACTACATCTTTCTTGCATACCACATATATCACACCTTACTTGAAGAAGCCGCCAATCATCAGCACGATAAACTGTATCGCAGTAGAACCAAGGACAACCCAGAAATTCCACTCGCCTCTTACCTGCTTGCCGTGTCGATTAGACGCGACCAAAAGCCCGATCATAAACCATACAAGGATTACGATCTGTGCAAAACCCATACTATGAACCCTCCTCGATTCTTAATTAAAGAAAGGGTACGAAACCAAATCGCACACCTTAGAGTGCTTCAGCTTATTTACGAACTTTCGACAGAGGAACTCATTGTCAAAAGTCTTCGTAACCCGTGTCTTAGATTCCTTGACGATGTAAACCACCGTGTACTCGCCGTATGCCATAGCAGCTCCTTTCTGTTACCACATGATAACTATTTCTTCTGGATAGTTTGTAAAATCAAAACCAAACCCGGATTTCATAAGCTGCTCCCTCAGAGAATTATAAAACCCTCGAATGCGAGCGTCATAATAACTCACATCGAGGGTTGCACGAAACTCTCCAGCGGAAGATGCCATTTTAATACGAGGGTCTAAGAAATCATTTACAAACCAAAGAAACCCGTTTTTAAACCGATCAATGTCGCACTCACGGAACCTGCGAGCATTGATCAATGCCTGATCCGCAGAAATCATGAATTACTCAATGTTCTGCAGAAAATCCAGCAGAGAAAACAGGACGGTATATTCGCATCCGTCTGCGGGTTCTTCTTTCTTAGCCTTACGCTCTTCGACGAGCTTTGCACGATGGTCGTAAACCATCTGCATAAAATCGCAATCAGATACCGTCTCGATATCGATTACTTCGCCGGTTTCAGGATTAATCATGTAATCGATATTAACGAAAACCGCAGGGTCTGCACTCGAAGGTGCGCCAACGATAAGCTTCGCCATGATCTTAAAATCCTTTTCGGAAACCACTCCAGTATTATTACGGACATTCCAAATCAGATCGGGATTGACGATGGCATTTTCCTCATAAACTCTCAGATCGGGGCTGTTCTTGTCGATGATAACAAACTTTACAAACTGACTCATTAAATACCTCCGTAAGATCAAATATTGAGCAGAGCGATTTCAAGACGCTTACAAAACCCTCGAATATGTAATGGAAATAATCCTTTTTATTGGTTGAGCTGACTCAAAACCGCTCCGCTCTTGCGTATCGGATATAAAACCCTCACTCTGCGTTACCACGGGCTTGTGACCGTTCTGATTTATCGGTGATAAACCAAAGCCGCATTAAGGGAGGGCGAGAGAAAAAACCACGAAAACTCTCGCCCTATATCAGAAAGGAGGTAATAATGTAGAAATCCTATTAAATCAGAGCGTGAGCAACATGGCCGCTACCCCACTCTACGCGAATTCGCTGAGAAACCGAATTGCCGATAATCCGAATACCATCGGAACATCTTGCTATGTACTTGCCGTCCTCGATAGAGAATCGAGCTGAAATACCGCCGCCAGCCTTGGCGATAATCGCATTGACGCGCTTCTGAAAAACCTCGTATGCCATAGATTACACCTCAAAGAAATCCCATGTCGGGTCGATTGCCATTCTTGCAATACCGTAGATCATATATCCGCCACACATTGTGGCCATAACGAAGAAAGCCAACATGACATCACCTCAAAATCAATCTACTTCGCTGATTTCATAAGGCTCGTGCCCAAGCTCAAGCATATATAAAATCGCAGCTGTTGAAGACTCTGCCTCGATCAGCTTATGGTTTGGATAACCATCCCTGCTGTCGATAAACCGAACACTATAAGTTTTTCTCATTTGACCACCTCAAGATCAAAAATCGCTCCACTCTGCGTTATACGGGCTTGTGACCGTCCTGAGTAGAAAACCACTCAAGGCCGCATTAGAGCCGACTGGAAAACCACAGATAAACCGTGTTTAATTCACCGCATACGGCCAGCCACCCATAGGCGTCCAGTCTGCTCGCTCGGACTCATTACAAAATCCACCATATACGGATATAGTCAGTTCATAGACTCACTGACAGTCCCTCAAGAACCAAGGTTGCCGGGTTTACGGATTAGGCTGCTTGATACATTCTCCCATCTGCGTTTTAGAGGCTTTGGACTCTTTGGTTAATAAACCAAGCCGCATTAGAGCGGGGCTGGAAAACCAGCCCCGGTGATACTCAAAAACCATTACTTCTTGATGGTCTTGTAGCCGTCGACGGTGTAACCCTTATTGGTCACGATTTTGTGGCAAATCTCAGCCAGATAACCAACCAGACGCTTATCGTTTGCGACGGTCACAGTCAGAGCCTTGCGGGACTTACGGGAATACACGGACATCAGGAAATTGACATCGTGAGAAACCGCCTTATAGCCGTCCCCGAGCATAGCGGTGATGATAGACTGCAGAGTCTTGAGCAGATTGGTCTTGCTCGTGGGGGTCTTACCGAGATCAATCTGTCTTGCGATATCAGAAATCGCATAACTGTCGTTGATACTCTTGGGGTTAATACCCAGATCGACCGCTTTCTGCACGGTCAAAAGCAGATTCAGCTTGCGGGCCATATTGAGCCAATTCTTATCGGCTCCGATACCGCCGCAATGGTCGTGGAGCTTGATAAGGTCAATCTGAACCAGTCTGTCCTCGATACTGCGAACGGGGACGGGATTGTCGTCGGTAACGGGGGAATCCTTAACACAGATGGTGGTAAAGCTCAGCATTTCGATAGCCTTGAGCATGGGATTGGGAGCCGCCTTACACTCGTCAAAACACATCTTGCGAGTGATAGAGGTATACTCATTGATTTTCTCGGACATAACCTTGTCAGCAGCAGTAGCGGCTTCCATGTTCTTCTCCTGAATCGCCTCATTATAGGCGATAACCTGTACCTCAATTTCAGCCTTGAGGTCAGTCAGCTTCTTCAGATTTTCGTTCATAATAATAGTCTCCTTTCGGTTTGTCGGTGGTTTACACTCAAGCGAATAGCCGAGCGGTAAAACTCGGCTATCCTATCAATGCAAACACTCCGTCTCATAACCGAAGTGTTGATATTTATTTAGGTTCGCACTACTCACGAACTTGACGGAGTTTTGTCCTATGGCGGGCCGTCCCGCCGAATAGCTCAATACCAGTTCCTCGGAACTTGACACCCTTGGGTGGGTATTTTGCATAGGGGCGGACAATACTCCGATCCATTCGCTTTTATGTATAGCCATCAGTTACTCAAGCCGAGCTTAGGTTCATAGGCTCAAACCTGATGCCATTTTCACTATCTGGCAAACGACGCCTTGCTCATAATTCGTCGTGCAAGGTTGACTCAGAGTGAATTGATCGCATTTAGGCTCACTCAAGGGATATAACTCCCAACCCGCCTATGCCATCGCATAGACTACGGCTGTTAACGACTGCCTCTTTGTCGGCTCTTTCGAGCTACTCTGTCGGCGGCGGTGTGCCGTCACTGACTACCGCAGACAGTCAACCACCGCCCCCTGTGGGCTTGTGGTGCGTCGTGCGGCTGTCGGCGGCGGTGTGCCGTCACTGACTACCGCAGACAGTCAACCACCGCCCCCTGTGGGCTTGTGGTGCGTCGTGCGGCTGTCGGCGGCGGTGTGCCGTCACTGACTACCGCAGACAGTCAACCACCGCCCCCTGTGGGCTTGTGGTGCGTCCGCTGCGAAAAAAGGGCAAAAAAAAGACACCCCCATTTTTTGGGGGTGTCTTTTTGTCCAATAGTCAGCGAGTTAATGCAATGTGTCCGCCGTCATTTGTAGCAATGCCGCTTTTCAGTGCTTTTGATTGAATGGCGGTTAAGTGTTTCACAACGCCTTGATGACTGATTCCAAGATAACTTGCGATTGCCCTAATTCCATAGCCACGCATACGAAGCTCTACAATGTGAGACTGTCTATCAGTCAATTCCATTGCGCTAATCATGCTGTCAAGCTCCCACATAGAATCAGTGTCGCCGCTTGTGTAGTTGCCGTGATTATCATAGCCGCCTAAATCTGCAAAGCGCTTCATGCGGCGGTACACAGTTTCAAGTGCGTCGCTTTCGGTGTCTGCGGTCAATTCTTCAAGATACAAGTATCCGTTGCGTGGGTCAGTTCTGACTGCGCGTGAGCTGTCGATATACTTTCGAGTTGCGGCGTATACCATAACGATTGGCGTCGTTTCATCGTCCACCCATGCGGCGGTATCGGTGTCTTTAATAAGTACACGGCGGTTAATGCGACGGTTGACGATAGGTGCGGTCAAATAGCCTACACCGTTGCAAGCGTATTTTTCGGACATTTCCAACAGTGCGCATATAACTTCGTGCTTAATTTCCAAGCCGTCACCAAGCCCACGCACAATCAGAGAATTAAAACGGCTTTCCGCTTCGTCATCGAGTACAACGGAAACAAATTCACCGTCATTATTGAATTGATGACCAAAGGCGGCATTGCCGCTGTCGGTCAGATTGCGAAGCATTGCACTATCGGCGTACAGTTCACGGCGCAATTCTGCAATATGGGGATTGCAACCGCCTTTTGTAACAGTTACACGCTTTTCAGCGGCTTTTCCCTGTGGGTCATAAACCTTTTTCAAAACGGAGCTTGCGACAGCCTGTGCGAGTGTATCCAATTCAGCACCACAACCGTTTGCGCCGTGGGTGATGTATGCAGTTTCAAAAGCTGTCAGCAGTTCATTAAATGCGGAGTATTCGTTGACTTCCTGTGTGTTTTCGGTTAAAATGTTAATGTTGTTCATGGTTTTACCTACTTTCAATTGATGTAAAAAGCATGAAACACACGCCCGCCGATGGTTGCCGCCGTCGGTGGGCTTTTCATTTTGTCCAAAATGGGAATGCTGTGTATCACTATTCAATTTTCAAGGTGCATTGCATGGGGTGGGGTGTGCGCTTGCTACGGTCTACCCTTGCGCCGTTCGGCTGCGAGTGGGGCAGTGTGTCGGTGCAGTGACACGGCTTGTTATGTGGTGTCGTGTGTGCGGTGACTGCGTAGCCCGTGGGGTGTCACCCTGTGGGGGTGTGCCTGTGGGGCGTGGGGTAGGATTGAATTATTATGTTGTAGCATGACCATATTATCACAGACAGTCAACCTATGTCAATACAGTCTGCAAAATTTGTTTCCCGCCATACCCCCGGTGTCGTTAACCTGGTACGCACCCTTGCAAGCTGCGGAAAGCACAGCCGGTTGAAAGTCACAATTTACCACTATGTGACATTGACACAAAATATGGGGGTGTATTTTGGTTATTTTGACCCCCTATTCAGCGGTACGAATTGGATAGTCGCTCCATCTCCCACACCCATCCACACATCTCGCCTCTCGCTTTTACAAACTTTTTGAAATAGTTTTCTTGGCATTTCTGTTCATTTTTTATGCACTTAAATAACAATTCAACTCCTTTTTCTTGTTTATAAATTCATTAAATTATCCAATGTCACAATTTGATCAATCCTGCATCAACCCTCGTCATCTTGTACAAAAACTTTCTAATTAATTTGTGCAATTTATTTTCATTAATCTAACTTGTATTTTATAGACAACTTCCGGCCATGTGATATACTATAATTACAAAACAGTTATATGACCAAAGTCGGTCAGTGAATTTGGAGTTATCTCCTTTTTTAAAACAGTTTTCAATCCAGTTATATTACGAATAGGAGGATACAATGGCAACTATCATCAAGCTGGAAGACTTCAGACAAGACACTATTAATGTAGCAGTATTACAGACAAACAATCGTAAATTAAGAGCTGGTCTTATATCTCCAGCAGTAGAGGAATATCATCAAGATATCGCTCCGGAACATACATCCGAACCAATTAAGAGTCTGGATGATATTAATCGTATTTCTCAGTATCTGATCCAGAAGAAGAGGTATAGGGATAATATGTTGTTCATTGTTGGTATTAACTTTGGATTACGAGTAAGTGACTTACGACTGCTGAGATTTTGTAATTTAATAAATGATAATATGACATTTAAAGACACATTTCCAGTATTTGAAAAGAAGACTCGTAATACACGTAAACATAAAAAGAATAGATATATCACAGTCAATGACGCAGTAGTTGAATCTGTTGTCTTATATCTGGAGAATACTCCAAATGTAAAATTAAGTGATTATATGTTTATGTCTGAGTCTAATAGAGGTAAGAACGGAGACCAACCTCTGGACAGATCTACGATTGATAGATTACTTAAAGGCATAGCAAAAGAATTAGATTTAACTATGAAGGTATCTACTCATACTTTAAGAAAGACTTTCGCTTATCATCAGATGGTTATGTCCAATAATGATCCAAGAAAATTATTACTATTACAGAAAATGCTTGGACATTCATCTGCCGCTCAGACGTTGGATTACATCGGTATTACAAATGAAGAAATTGAAGAAGCTTACCGTAATCTGAATCTTGGTTCTAGATATAATTATTTAGTTAATAGTCAAATGATTGAAAGAGAGGTTGAAGCTGTATGAATGGATCTAATTATAACAAGTCACCACCAATCTTTCATTCTCTGGAATTCTATATTTAATTAGATAATTACTCACTCCGTTTCACTTCGTTTGGTCATTATCTAATAGAGTAATTACTGGGATATTTTTAGTAAAAAACGAAATGCCTCGAAGCGTTGCAGCGCAACGCCTCAACGACTTGGCTACTACTTTTTTTGTTGTTAAACACGATTTTTCTGCCTTATTAATAGGCGCGAAGGAGGAGATTATTATCATCAAAATATGTGACGCTATCATGGGCACCGGCAAGACTCAAGCATCGATAGCGTACATGAATGCAAACCCTGACAAGAAGTTTATTTTCATTACACCATACTTGGACGAGGTTAAGCGTATAAAGAACGACTGCCCTGCTCTGAACTTTGCAGAACCTAGCCAAAAGGTATCTGAGGGAAATTATACAAAGACTGGGCATACCGCCATCTTAATTGAGGAAGAGCGCAATATCGTTACAACTCACCAGGCTTTTAAGTATTATACAAATGAAATGCTAGACAAGATTCGAGAGATTGGATATACCTTATTCATCGATGAGAGTCTGGGTGCTCTGGAAAAGTGCGAGGTTAACGTCGGCGACCTAGAGCTGTTGATTCAGACAGGATACATTAAGGAGGTTGAGGACGGCGAGTATTCGCTAATCAAAGATGATTACGATGGAGAAGCCTTTTCTGATGTATTCCGAATCCTTAAGTCAAGAAATCTTAGACGTCTTAGCCGTTTAGGTGATGTCGAGCTGTTCTATTGGTCTCTGCCAGCTGATATGATTGCTGCTTTTAAGGATGTATTTCTGCTTACGTATCAGTTCGAAGGGCAGACCATGAAGGCAATGCTAGATATGAATGGAATGCCATATGAATTCATCGGAGTAGAAAGAGTCGATGGTGGCGGGTTTCAATTCTGTGACGGCCCAGGATATGTTCCTGAGTACGTAAAGAATCTTCCAGATATGATACATATAGTGGATAATAAGAGAATGAATGAGGTTGGAGAAAAATATCATGCCCTCTCTCTTTCTTGGTTTGAAAAGAATGCTTCCGAAGTCCGCCAGCTTAAAAATAACTTATATAACTATTTCACTAATGTTGGAAGGTCGGAACCGGCCAGCGAGAGGATGTGGAGCACTTTTAAACGCGCTCACTCAAAGCTTAAGGGCAAAGGGTATACAAAGCAGTTCACAGAGTGCAACCTCAGAGCAACAAATGCATACCGAAATAAGACCAGGCTGGCGTACTGCGTAAACCTATTCATGAATGTTGGAGAGAGAATGTATTACCGCAATCACGGAGTTGAGATAGATGAAGACTTGTACGCCCTATCCAATATGATTCAGTGGATATGGCGTAGCGCAATACGTGATGGCAAGCCGATAACCGTATACATACCAAGTAGAAGAATGCGGACTCTGCTGATTAACTGGATCAATGAAGTAAGTGGGAATTAATATACAATATATTTGAGGAGAAAACGAATGAGTAAGAAGAGTAAGAGAGAAGATCGTTTTTGTAAAGCATGTTTGTTTTATGATTCATGTGACTATCGTGTATTGGGAGGCTGCTTCTCCCCTATTGATACTGACGGCGACCTTGAGGTTGAGAAGCTAATTGAAGATAACCGCATGTCATACAGAGCTGAATACTTTAGTTTTTTAGAACATATTGCCGATGATGGCTTTAATTTTTAATCATATCATTACAGTTATATTACCGCCGAAGGGGGCAAAAATATTTGAGTAAACAACAAGCATGCCAGAAATACATATTCAAGTTACACAGCAGCAGATTAAAAGCAGCGAAGTGGAAGTTAACATTATCACTCCAAGAAGCCAGAAAAAACGATGAAATCATCGCATTAGCCGATAGCCAAGTACTTAGATGGCTGGATGAGCTGAATGGCGTCGTAGATTGTGAGCGCAGAGCTCGTGAAATCAAGTCTGAGATAAGAAAAATAAGAAAAGAGCCCAGCTCACCTCAATACAGAAAAGCTCTCAAACAACAGTATGCGTTGTTAGACGCAGTACAGTTTAAGCCAGATTATATGTGCTTAATTATAGATAAAGAAAAAGATTACCACCGTGCATGCAAAGGGTTTAGCATTAATGGGATTAGCTACAAACGATTGCTCGGCACAAACGGTGGCATCAAGAATAGTACCATCGTGTTTGTAAGTGAAAGACATATCGATGAGATCAGGCGGCGCATAGATAACGGAAGAGATATGACAGTGGAGCTTGTTCCGGCCAAGCTGGAGGCGTATAAGGCACTAACCTGCAGTGCATCCATTCCGGTGTCCATGCCAAACGGAGTTCTTGTAGTACCGGATTGTGAAACTAGATTTAAATCAGACTTTATTTATCTGACAGACGAGTGTGACGGTGAACCATCCATGGAACTTAAAATAGATGAGATTGTAGAGTTAGATGAGTCCGACGGTTATGGTATCATGCTCCCCTCTTTAGCTCAGCGATGGAGCGACGAGCTGCATTTGGATTACATGATGAGCGGGGCTAATACAAGATGCTCGTGGGAAAAGGGTATGGTATTCACATTCGATTTCATTGATTTCGCAGACAAGGTGGCAGGAAAATATATCGTAAAAGATGCTTGGGGAAATGATGTTGATATTAGAAACGTCGAGTTAGTATTAACAACCTCAATGTTAAAACTATGGGATTCATATAGTAGTTGTGATGACTATCTACAGAACTGTATAGAAAATGGGTATTCATTTTGTATAACTAAGACTTGTCCAAAGGAATTGGAGCGGGAGAGAAATCTAAACTACCAGTTTATCCAGAGCTACGACCTGGATGATGACGATATTGAAGAATTGATTGCTCCAACGATGAACGAGATAAAAGACATTCTCGGAGGAGATTGGCGCAAGACAGTTCTTTATCTAAAGGGTGTAGGATTAAATGAAGATAATGTTGACGTACTTGATGATGACTGGATAAAGGCAATAATGATAGAACCTAAGTTGATGGAAGATCCTTATATTAAGAATAAAGTGTATCAGCTGATCAAAAATAGAATCAATCAAGCTAAGGTGGGGGTGCTTAAAGTCCACGGCAACTATTCCATCATTTCTGGAGATCCTTATTCTTTATGCCAGAGCATCTTTGGTCTAGAGGTTACTGGCTTACTTAAAGCGGGAGAAATACATAATAAATACTGGTGTGATACTGGAGCCGATAAGCTAGTTTGTTTTAGAGCACCTATGACAGCTCATCCAAACATTAGAGCGGTTAAGCCAACTCGTGACCCAGACGCATTATATTGGTATCAGTACATGAATACATGCACGATTTTCAATTCTTGGGATACTGCAGCACACGCACTCAATGGTGCAGACAAGGACGGTGATCTGGTGATGCTTACAGATAATCCTGTATTAGTTCGTAAGCATAAAGAGATGCCTGCAATTATGTGTGCGCAGCGCAGAGCAGTTAAAAAAATCGTTACAGAAGAAGATGCAATCTACGCAAATATAGCCAGTTTCGGAAATGACATCGGCAAAACAACCAACTGGATAACATCCATGTTTGAAGTTCAGTCTCGTTATCCAAAAGAAAGTAAAGAGTATAAGACGCTTGAATATAGAATCATGTGTGGCCAATTATACCAACAGAACACGATAGATAAGGCAAAAGGTATCATAGCAAAGCCAATGCCGAAAGAGTGGCATGATTGGTTTGCAATCAATAACATGGATGCCGATGATGATACTAAGAATTTTTACAGATCGGTAGTTGCAGAAAAAAAGCCATATTTTATGTGTTATATATATCCGGATTTAATGAAGTCCTATAAAGACTACACTACATCAGTTAGCCGTATTTGTATGCAAAAATTTAATAAGACAATCGATGAGATTAACCAGACCCCTTTTGAAAAGCTTACAGAAGAAGAAGTCTCATATGTGAGCTATGTAAAAGCAAAGTTTCCCGTCGGAATGGGAGACTGTGTAATGAACAAAATTTGTAGACGATTTGAAGATGAGTTTGATAGTTGCATTAGAAACGCAAGAATGAAAGACGACTTTGATTACTCTATTATGAAGAGCGGCGCTGATATCCCTTATAATCGACATCGTTACTCTGCGCTTAAGCTTTGCTACGCGGAGTACGCTAAATCTGTGAAACAAAAAATGTCCGTTATGTCTAGACAGCGAAAGGATAATCCAGAAATATCTGATTGTTTGCGAATACTCAGAGATGGATTCTCCCGCGATTGCGACCTAATCTGCAGCAACGAAGTAGAATTAACTGACATGTTGATGGATATATGCTATCGCAAAAGCTACGCCAAAGATCTTATGTGGTCTACAAGGTCAGAACAGATAATAAAGAATCTGTTACTACATAATGGGGAAAAAATTCACATTCCAACACAAGACGAGAACGGTGATGTGAAATACTGTGGAAAGAAATTTATCATTATTACAAAGGATATGGAGACTATTTGATGGAAATTATTTTAAACGAATATGAATGGGCAAAGGGAGTAATTGAGAGCGGTAACTTGCGCGGAGTTCCACGAACATCACTTTCTATAGTTGCGAAGTACTATTACCAAGAAGGTGCGAAGACGGACGAAGTACGCAGGTTGCTACACGAACTACTAGTCGATGATGGGTATGATCTGCCATATATGGTTGCAAATGAATTAGTGGAGGATGCGATTAAAGTGGGGAAAAAATTTAAACTTACTGTTATAGATAGCGTCGTAATTACTAAGACTGAGCTGGAAAAAATCGGGATGCTTAAAAAAGCTCAATTAAAGCGATTGGCTTTCACTCTGCTTTGTCTTGCAAAGTTCTTTAGAATTCGTAATGGAGCAGATGGCTGGGTAAGTTTCCCAATTAAGTCCATTATGAAGCTAGCTAATATCAATGAAAGTGTAAAGAGACAAGATCAGCTTTATTATCAGCTAGGACAGCTTGGAATGATTGAATTCTCAAAAAAAATAGCAGATATGAGCGTTAGGGTTACATATGAAGACGAAAGCGGAGAACCAGCCGTATTCATCACAGACTTCAGAAATCTTGGATACCAATATGAAAGTATATATTCTAAGAAGTTCATTGCATGCGAAAAGTGCGGAGCAGTAGTAAAAGAAAAGAATCATGGAAAGGCTGGACGCAAACAAAAGTACTGTTCTGAGTGCGCTCCCATTGTAAAGGCCGAGCAAGATGCGGCTTCATGGCAGAGACGATATTTGGGAACTCCGAAATAATTACCTCAGTCGAGGCGTTGCAGCGCAACGCCTCGAGGCACTTTTCCGGCGTGTTATATATGGAGGAGAATAGAGACCTCCAAATTGAAATAAAGGAATGAAAGAGAAAATGATTAAAATTAATGCAGACGAAAAGAAGGCAATTGTAGAGAAATTCCCCGATCTCTATATCGTACGTACTATGAAGGGCGATTCTAAGAGACACCATTATTACATGGAAGAACGACGGCCCGCCATGAATATGTTACGAAAACTTAGAGAGCAGGGACAGTATTTCGGCCCCGAAAAGAAGACTTCAAAACGTGGGAGGGGCAAAGATTGATTGAACAAGGAAACGTTCTGCTAAGACGCGAAAACGAGACCGCCTTCCAGCACCATCGTAGACTTGTGTATGGCAAGCTTGTAGATAAGACATTGTCGGATTACGATTATGCCGAGCTATCACCTTATATATACGGTGAAGCTCTATCCGGAGACTCTGTGCGAAAGCTTATGTATGGCAGCAGAAGGACTCTCGAACTATTCGATAGTGATGTAGCAAATAATAACGCTAATGCCGATCTAAGCGGCGAATTAGATACAAAGCTCATTGAAATAAAAAAAGAGCGGCAAAAGCTTAGCGACTATCGAACCGCATTTAATAAGGTTGTTCGCGAGCGTTCACGTCAAGAAGAGCTCAACGAAATCATCGTTGACGCAGTCCGCAACGGTGAGCTTCCAACGCTCGATTACTCACCACACATTTCCATACAGTCCGATAACGACTTACTTGTTAGCCTAAACGATATTCACTTCGGCGCAAACGTAAGTAATGCGTGGAATGAATACAATTCTGATATTTGTAAACAAATGATGTGCAGATATCTCGACCATATTATTTCAATCGGAAATACACATCAAAGCGAAAATTGCATCGTTTGGATGAACGGAGATATTATCAATGGTCAAAACCATTATAGCGTTGCCGTCTCCAATAGAGAAAATGTCATTGAACAAGTTATGGGTGTGTCTGAATTGGTGTCAGAATTTCTCGCCGAGTTAAGCAATCACTTTAATTCTGTGACATTGGTATCTGTATCTGGTAATCACAGTCGATTAAACCCAAATAAAGATAAGACAATTTATACAGAGAGACTTGATGACCTGATTGAATGGTATATCAAGGCAAGACTACAGAATATTCCAAATATTAATTTCGAATACGATAAGATTGACACAACTATGTATACCATAGATATTCGTGGCAAGACATACTGTGGTATTCACGGTGATTACGATGGATCGGATTCTAAAATACAGGCATTGCAAACGATGGTAGGAAAGCCTGTGTACGCAGTACTGGCAGGACATCTGCATCACTGCAAGGTTGATACGATTCAAGGAATTAAGTATGTAATGGCCGGCAGCTTTTTAGGTGTCGATGATTATTGTGTTCAGAAAAGAATCTTCGGCAAACCGGAACAAATGGTCTGCGTGTGCGGACAAGACGGTATAATTTGCCACTACGATATTGACTTAAGTTAATACATATGCGTCCGGGTTGTTTCTCGGACGCTTTTATATTTTCAAGGAGGTGACTTGCGGAATGGCAAGACGCACAAAGATGAATTCCATCACAAGCCCAGAGCTTTTGGCGCAGGTCAATCCTGAGAACACACAATTACTAAATGAGTTCTTAGATTACTTGCGGTCTCTTCAAAGGAGCGAGACCACAATTAGGGCGTATGAAAACGACATCCAGATCGCATGGGTCTGGAGTTTACAACACAACGGCAATAAGTTCTTTATTGACTGGACTAAGCGAAACGTTGTTGCGTATCAGAACTGGCTTCTTAACAATAATGGAAATAGCCCAGCTCGTATTCGGCGACTGAAAGCGTCCCTTTCAAGCTTAGGAAATTTTATAGAATCAGTTTTAGATGAAGATTATCCTTCATTTAGAAATATTATTCTGAAAGTTGAAAGTCCTGTTAATCAGCCAGTACGAGAGAAGACCGTATTTACCGAGGAACAGATCGAGGGCTTGCTAAGAGAGTTAACTCATCGCGAACAGTACGATAAAGCGTGTGCGGTAGCGTTGGCAATGTATTCAGGCAGACGAAAGTCAGAGCTTTTAAGATTTAAGGTAAGCGACTTCGATGAGGATAAGCTCGTTTGCAATGGAGCACTATATAAAAGTTCTCCTATTAAAACTAAGGGACGCGGTGTTCAGGGTAAACAGCTTGCATGTTTTACACTAGCGAAAAAATTTAAGCCGTATCTAGACAACTGGATTAGCTATCGAAACGAAAACAGTATAGAAAGTGAATGGCTATTCCCTAACAGAGAAAATCCATCCGAACAAATGAGTATATCCACACTTAACAGTTGGGCGAAGACATTTACGAGAATTTTAGGTGTCGACTTCTATTGGCATGCAATGAGACATGCCTCTGTAACAAGCCTAGTAAGAGCTGGTATCCCAGATACTGTTGTACAACAGTATATAGGTTGGAGTGATATTTCAATGGTTCCTGTTTACGTTGATATCGATACTGATGAGCAGCTGAGTATGTACTTCAGTGGCGATGGTATTGTAACTCCAGAAAAGAAAAGCTTAGCTGATTTGTAAAGGAGTACATATGGATAAAAAGGAACTAATACAGAAAGTAAATGAAGAACTAAGAGCAGCTGGACATAAGAAGCCAATTGCGCTTGAAAGGCATTCATTCTACATAACAGACAAATTCGGAAACAGCGCCGAGTTTGTTGTAAAAGAAAAAGATAGAGAAGTGATCTATACCGCAGCGGATGTAAGAAAGGTAATCGACGCATGTGTCGAGGTTATTCTGCGTGCGATCCAAAACGGAGAGAGTGTAAACATTTTCGGATTCGGAACATTCAAGGTTGTTACACGAAAGAAATCTCGTACAAATAATGTTAGAACCGGAGAGATCATCGAGGTTCCGGCCCATGCTGTACCATGTTTTATATCCGGGGAGCGACTAAAGCGTGCCGCAAAGATTTATGGAAGAACCAATCTCCAGAGTAATAACACTGAGGAGGGCGATGAATAATGGCTCTCGAAACTAAGGCTGCTATTTTTGTTTGCAGTCGTTGCGGTAGAGGTTTTTCCAATAGTAGAAATAATTTTTACGTAAATCACGGACCGATTAATAAAAGTTCTGGTCACCTTTCTTGTTGTAAAGCGTGCGCAGAAGAAGTTTTTGCGTATTACTTTGATGAGTGTCGCGATTATAAGAAAGCAATGCGTCAGTTTTGCAGGAAGTTCGACATCTACTGGAGTGAGAAAATGTATGAAGTTGTTGAACGCACTAATACTCCACAAAGCCTTCTCGCTGCATACATGAAACGAACAAACAGCATTAATGTAGCTGGTAAGTGCTACGATGACACTCTTCGAGAGGAAGGGATTCTATGGAACTTTGAACCTCAGCCCATCATCACCGCAGAACCCGTTGCAAGTACTAATGTTGTCGAAGAAGCAGAAGATATCATTGTACCAGATGACGTAACATCATTTTGGGGTCCAGGATATACTCCGTCTATGTATATGGAGCTTGAACAGCGTCGGCATTATTGGATGACTCGCTTCCCCGCCGGCACAGAAATTGATATCGGTACTGAAGCTCTGATTAGACAGATCTGCAATCTGGAGATTGATATCAATAAGGATAGAGCTGCGGGTAAGCCAATTGACAAGAGCGTTAATGCACTAAATACACTATTGGGCAGTGCTATGCTTAAACCGGCACAAAAGACAAAAGACGACAGTGCATCTAACGATGTTCCGTTTGGTGTTGGTATTGGTTGGTGTGAGAAGCATAAGCCCATAAAAGAACCGTCAGAAGAATTTAAGGATGTTGACGGCATTATCAAATACATCACCATCTGGCTGTATGGGCATTTAGGTAAGATGATGGGTAAGAAAAATATTCATTCTAAGTTGTATGAAGAAGAAATGGAAAGATTGCGAGTTGTTCGTCCAGAATACCACGATATCGAGGATGAGGACTTACTATACGAAGCTCTATCGGAGTCCGATGAACAATGGCGTTAACATATGATAATGTAAGCCAGCAGACATTGGATGCCGTTGAAGAATGGGCATCGTACTACAGAGCCAATCCACATCGTTTCGCTAAAGACATACTTAACTTAGACCTTCGTTTATTTCAAAAGATACTGCTTGTATTAATGAATACAGCTGTGGCCTTTGTGTTTATCGCCTCGAGAGGTTAACTGTGGCCTCACCGCATAGTAATATGCGGACAAAATAAGCGGGCAAAATCGGTGAACGCTAAGTCTTATGATACGCCAACACCGAGGTAACCAGAGACTCACTGGCACCGTAACGCATAGCGGTTGTGCAACAAGAGGAGCAATAATACCGCCACGAGTGTCCGCTCTCCGAAATTATTCGGAGAAAAATATATGCTGAACTTATAGGAAACTATAAGAGCTATCGGATAAAAAGCCGATAGGTTAACAACATGCTAGGAAAATCTTTTCTCTCTGCAGTATTTTGCGTCATTCGCGCAATACTGTATCCAGGCAGCAAAATAGTCATAGCGTCTGGAACTAGAGGGCAGGCTTAATTATGGGTCGCCGTTATAGCAATATAACGGGCAAATTCTACTGAATTGCTGGGACACCCTTAGAGCTTTATCACCAAAACGGAATGGCGAATAGCCATATACGGCAATGGTATGAAAACGATAAAGATTGGGCAATCAGCAGCCAAGCCTCGAACAGAGGAAGGTTCAACGACCATCCCTATATGGGAGTAGCTACGCAAGTTGCTGGCGTGGCGAAGTGGTAGACACCCTAATAAAGGGTGAAGATATGGTCTCGTCTTTGCAGAAATGCAAAGTGGTAAAGGTTACCATGCCGAGGTGGCGCTCGGCACAAACTATTACAATATGATTATTGAGGAATATATGGGAATTGTAAAAGATTTAAAGGGATTGAAATTCAATAGGTTGACTGTAATCGATCGAGCAGAAAATGACAAGAGCGGTCGTGCGCGATGGATATGCAAGTGTGATTGTGGAAATATTAAAGAGGTTGTCGGCAAATCACTAACAAGCGGACATACAAAATCTTGCGGATGTTTAAATAAGGAAATCGTTAGCCAGCTATCTGTTCATGATTTACGTAACAAAAAATTTGGACAGCTCACGGTTATCGAGAGAGGTGACGACTACATAAGCCCAAAGGGGAAACACCATGTTAGATGGGTCTGCAGGTGTGATTGTGGGACTACTGTATTAGTTTCTGCAAATCAACTAACTTCTGGGAAGACAAAATCTTGTGGATGCTTATCGCGAAAAGGTTCTCACATCGTCCATGGAGGATGTTATGACAGACTTTATAAGGTGTATCATAATATGAAAAACCGTTGCTATAACGAAAATTCTAAAGACTATAAATACTATGGTGGCCGTGGAGTAAGAGTATGTGAGGATTGGTTAAATGACTATTTGGCATTTAAGAGTTGGGCATATAAAAATGGGTATGACGATAAAGCTGAATTTGGAAAGTGTACTTTAGATCGAATCGATGTAAATGGTTCATATAGTCCTGAGAATTGTAGATGGGTAGATATGGAAGTTCAATCAAATAATCGTAGAAATGTAATAGCTAAAAGAAACGATAAATGTCCTTGAAAAGATTATGTTAGAGCTCAAACCCAAATCGCCAGCATTGGCGTTTGAAATAGACGAAAAACAAACAAAAATGAATGGTACAAATGCCCAAATAGTATTTAAGAACGGGTCTTATATTAAGGTTGTTACATCTGGGGATTCGGCGCGCGGGAACCGTGCTCATATCCTTCTAATCGATGAATTTAGACTCGTTCCCAAAGATACAGTTGATACCATTCTAAGCAAATTTTTAATTAGTAATAGAATGCCAGAGTATCTGGATCTTTCTAAAGAAGAGCGTGAGTTAGAGTATGCAAAAGAGGCAAACAAAATCTTATACCTCAGCAGTGCTTACTTCTCAGATTCATGGGCTTATAAGAAATGTGAAGATACTTTTAATGCAATGGCAGAGGGGAATATGCGACATTTTGTATGCGGGTTCCCTTATCAAATCGCAATTGAAGAAGGGCTTTTAAGCGTTGAGTCCGTTGAGGATCAAATGCGAGAGTCCGACTTTAGTGAAGTAAAGTGGAGCATAAACATTTCTGTGCTCCTTAAACCTATTGAACCCTGTCCGCTTGCAGGGGGTGTCACAATGTGATGCTAACAGGGAAACAGTGACTGTATTACAAAAGAAGGTTTGCTAAATCATAAATGAATAATGATAATCGCCCAAGAAAAATACTCATGGATATACCTTTTGTGTAATATAAAACTCAATCCTGTGCCAAGCCGAGCAGTGCTCGGAAGGTGCAACGACTATCGAACGGGACTGCATAGCCAGTTAACCTAGTAGAGTACATCGGAGATAAGCACCGATGGAAGCAGTAGGGCTCATAATATATGAGCATGATATAGTCTAAACCCTATTAAATACCACGAAAGTGGGGGTAATAAAAACGGGAAATGGGCGCGGAGTGGTTCGGTGCAGCAGAAGACGCTTGGTTTGATTTTGATTCAATATCAAGTTCAAGAAAAATTGAGTATCCCTTGCTCCCAAATCGGTTATCGTCAAAACTATCAAATAACCCTAAGGTTAAAATTCCGGCTAAAAAGCATGGAGAAGTTAGAATTCTTTCTGCGGACATTGCTTTAATGTCTAGCAGAAAAAATAATAACGACGCAACTGCAATATTCATCAACCAGATGCTACCCACAAAAGCAAGGCGATATATGAGAAACATTATCTATACTGATGCTGTCGAGGGTATGCACACAGAAGATCAGGCTTTAATGATCCGTCGCTTATACGAGGAGTATGAGTGTGATTATATAGTGCTTGACTGTCAAGGCGTTGGTGCCGGTATTTACGACTGTCTCATTAGAGATATAGCTGACAGGGAATTCGGAGAGCTATACCCTGCGCTCTCATGCTGCAATAATGCAGAGATGGCTGCAAGATGTACGGTTCCTGGGGCGCAAAAAGTAATATGGGCAATTAAAGCAAACGCGCAGTTCAATTCGGACTGTGCATTTTTATTACGAGAAGCTTTCAGAAGCGGTCGAATCAGATTACTTACAACGGAATACGAAGGCGAAGCTCTTTTAAAGGAAATGAAGGGGTATGACTCTTTAGGCCCATCAACAAAACAAGAACTTATGATGCCTTATATTCACACAACGCTTCTAATTAATGAACTTACGAAATTACAACACGAAGAAGCAAATGGTAGAGTTCGACTATATGAACGTTCTGGAATGCGCAAAGACCGATACTCAAGCTTAGCATATAACTACTATGTGTCTGTGCAGCTAGAGCAAAAACTTAACAAAAAACTAAATACTAATAAAGAGGAAGATGTTTTTATCATCAAACCTCCTAACACTAAAGGAAAGGCGGTGAATAGAACCCGTGGCAAAAAGTCAGTCCCAAGCTGGTACTAAGAAAACGGCTACAAGAAAGAAGGTTCCGGAAGTAAAACCTGAACCAAAGAAGTCAGAGATTGAAGGTTATATCGGAATCTCAAGTAAGTTTGCTACCCTTAACAAGCTGATTACTCGAGATTTAAATAATAATACAACAACACCAACCTTCTCTTTATACACAAAGGATAATATTAATACATACTTGTCCGATCCTTATCGTTATGAGAAGGAACTTCGTAAGGCAGTTGTTTATATTTACAACGCAAGCCCTCATTTTAGACGAGTTATAAACTATTTTGCTGCGCTTTCCGACCTGTCATATATCATTTCTCCGCATAGAATTGATCCAAAGAAAGCTAACGCATCAACATTAACACGTAACTATCGTAAGGTATCTGATGTTGTGTCGTCCATGAATTTAAAATCTCAAGGCCCTAAAATTCTAAAAGTATGTCTGAGAGAAGACACATATTATGGAACAATGTGGGTGACTAACGAGAACATCATTTTTCAACAACTGCCAAGCGATTACTGTTCAATTTCAGAAATCGAAGGTAATGTTGCTAATGTTACATTCGACTTTTCTTATTTTGACTCAAGACAAGCTTTGTTAGAGTATTATCCGCCAGAATTTCAAAAAAAGTACAATGTGTACAGAAACAATAGAACAGAGAAATGGATCACACTCGACTCCCCTACCTCTTTTGCCATAAAAGCAAATTCAGATATTTGGGATTATGCTATACCGCCGTTCGCTGGCGTGCTTCGAGAGATATATGACTTAGAAGACTACCGACAACTAAAACTATCCAAGACAGCTTTGGAAAACTATGCAATGCTTGTCATGGATTTAGGGATGAATGAAGAAGGCAACTTCCAAATGGATCTTCCAAAAGCGAAAGAGTTCTGGAGAAACCTAGACGCAGTACTGCCTGACGAAGTTGGTTCCGTCCTTTCCCCTATGCCAATCAATAAGATTAGCTTTGAAAAGTCTCACACTGCGAATACAGACACAATAGCAGAAGCCGAACAAAATGTGTTCACAGCTGCCGGCGTTTCCTCGTTACTATTCAATAATGACAAAGCATCTGCAAATGCACTGCTTCTGTCTATTAAGGCCGACCAAGCTATCACATTTGGCATTGTGAGAAGTATTGAAGATATGGTTAATCGTTATATTCAGTCTCTGAGTTTTGGTAAAAACTTTAAAGTTACCTTCTTGGACGTCTCTCCGTATAACAGAGACGAGGTTGGCGATATGTACTTGAAAGCAGCACAATATGGCCTGCCAACGGTATCCGCGTATGCGGCTTCCCAGGGACTTCCTCAAGAGGACTTCGATTCTATGAATTTCCTTGAAAATGAAATCCTTGGAATTAAAGACGCTTTTATTCCTTTACAAAGCTCTTCTACGCAGAGCGCCTCCGCAGAGCCAGGAGCTCCAACGAAGGACGCTAAAGATTTAACCGAAAGCGGTGAGCAAAACCGAGAGGATGCATAATGGAAAAATTCTTATATGTTTTTGATGAGGCTACTAGAGATCGATTATTAAAAAGAAACTTTAAACTATTAAAAAGTAATGAAAAAGATAATGTTTATGTTTTTATAAATGATCCCGAAGCTATGATTGGCGAGGCCGTATTTGAAAGTGATACAATTTTGCTTTCTAATATGCTGACATTTTAAATAACAAACGACATGACCCGTACTGCTTGCAGTACGGGCATTTTAGTTAGGAGGTGATTTCGATGCCAAAGGTTGCTCGAATGACATACTCTTCTAGTCTCAATTCCTTGTGCGAAGTAAACTCATCTTTTGATACGGGTATTTTGCGAATTGCATATACCGGTAAGAACAGAAATGGTAGCCATATTTCAAAAGAAGTATTCGAAAAGTGTATACAGACAATGTATAACTGCCCTATTGTATGCAATTACGATCGAGAAATTGACGATCTTGGTGGCCATGATTTAGAGGTAGTGCGAGATAGTAAAGGAAATCTAAAGTTAATCAACGCCACTGTTCCAGTTGGTGTTGTTCCAGAAAGCAGCAAGTATTTCTGGGATATCGTTGAAGAGAATGATGGAAGTACAAAAGAGTATCTATGCACAGATGTTTTAATTTGGAAGCGCCAAGAAGCGTATGAGAAACTAAAAAATGACGGCATCGTTGCACAGTCTATGGAGATTACCATAAAAGATGGTGAAATGATAGACGGCGTATACACTATTTATGATTTTGAGTTCACTGCATTTTGCCTGCTTGGAGAAGACCATGAGCCATGTTTTGAGAGTGCAGCTCTCAGCTTATTCTCCTATGATGAGTTTAAAAGTCAAATGGCAGAAATGATGAGCGAACTAAGAAAAACTTTTACCTTAACCACTCCCTCACTCGAGGATGGTAATAAACACCCACTCAACTTACAGAAGAAAGGAGATGAGAAGGTATTGGACGAAAAAATTGCATTGGTTGCAGAGTACGGCTTAAACATTGATGATCTTGATTTTTCTTTAGAAGATATCACTATCGAAGAGCTGCGTGAAAAATTCGAAGCTATGAAGGCTAATGAGCCTGCAGTAGATGACCCCACTCAGTACACCGCGTTGTATGCTCTGTCTGGCCAGATAGACGAAGAAATTCATCGTGCGCTGAGAGCAGTGACTGTCGAGCGTCCTTGGGGCGAAGCTCCACGATATTGTATGTTCGACTATGACATCGCTCTGATGGAACTGTATTGTCATGATCTAGAAGATGATTGGAAACTGTATGGTTTTAAGTTCGCAATGAATGGCGACCGCGTTGAAATCGACTTTGAAAGCAAGAAGCGTATGAAGTTCGCAGTAGTTGAATTCGATGAAGGCGAACAAGCTATTCCTTTTGCTGATGTATTTGTAAACATTGTCGATAGAGCAACCGCAAACGATACCCAGTGGTCTGAAAAGTATCAGGCTATCTCCGACACCGTTGTTTCAATGGAGAGTGAACTTGGCGAACTCCGTCAATTTAAGACCGACACCGTAAAGGCAGCAAAGGACGCCGAACGTGAAGAAGTCTTCGCTCAGTTTGAAGACTTAGTAGGTGTCGAAGAATTTGAAGTTCTGAAAGAAAACTGCGAAGATATGGATATGGACGCACTGCAGGAAAAATGCTTTGCAATTCGTGGTAAGCGCGCAGTGTTTACTAAGGCATCCGAACCCCGTAGTCCTAAGTTCGTAGTAGACAAGGCAAAGAACCAAGAGTCTAGCCCCTATGGCGATCTGTTTACCAAATACCCCGTAAGCCATCTGTAAGTGGCTACAAAACTAATATTTGCTATCAAGCATGTGCCCGCTCAAAGAAGCGGGTCTTTTTATTTTAAAAATTAAAAGGAGGCTTATTTATTATGAGCTATTGTGTAATTCGCACTGATCTGATGAGCGGCGAAACTCAGGCTGCTGATCTGGTTTCTCTGCGTTTCTATGACGCAAATGATGAAATGGCTGAAGTAGAAAACGGCACTATTGTTGAGCTGTTTGGCTACGAAGAAGGCCAGCGTGAAGTAATGAAGGCAAAGGCAGCAACTGCATCTTCTGATATTGAAAGCTGCGCGGTTGTAGCTGGTGTCGAGGTGATGTACGACGAACGCAAGCGTAATCTGGATGAATACATCAACGAATCCGGTAAGGCTATCCGCGGCTATATCCCCCGTAAGCGCAATATGTACTCCATTACCAAGGAAGGCTTTGTAGATGAAGCTGTTCCTGTAGTTGGCGGTAAGGTTGGCATTGGTGCTGAAGGTAAGCTGGATGCTTCTGCTACTGGCTATGGCGAATGTGTAGCTATCGAAGAGGCTGGCCGTTACACCTATTACACCATTGAGATCACCAAGGCTTAATGGAATTTTTGAAAACGGAGGGAAATTACTATGGCTGATATGAATGCAATTGTAAAGCTGGCCGTGGATAACTATCACGGCAAGGTAGAAAACTATTCTACCGAACAGTCCAACGAAGTACTGCGTCAGGCTCTGGTAGAAGCTAATGGTGGTAGCACTACTCTGGACTTTAAGAAGATTCGCGATGGCGAATGCAGAGGTCTGTTTGCTCTGATCGAGACTATCCTGTCTCGCACCGTAGTAGCTGGCCTACAGGGTGATGAGTTCTTTAACGCTATGGTCGAATTCCGCAATGTTGCAGAAGGCGACAAAAACCTATTCCTAGTTGAAGACGATGATCTGTTTGTCGTTGCTGAAGTAGCAGATGGCACTCAGGGCGTACGCCGTCAGAGACTGGGCGGAAGCTCTGAAGTCTCCATCCCCACCTCTCTGAAGATGGTTAAAATCTATGAAGAACTGAACCGTGTTCTGTCTGGTCGTGTTGACTTCAATCACTTCATTAACAAGGTTTCTGAATCTTTCCGTCAGCACCTGCTGAACGAAATTTACACTCTGTGGAGTGGCGTAACCGCTGAACAGATGGGCGGCACTACCTACTTCCCCGAAGCTGGCGTTTATGATGAAGACGAACTGCTGGATCTGATTTCTCATGTAGAAGCAGCTGCTGGTGGTAAGCCCGCTACCATCGTTGGCACCAAGAAGGGTCTGCGTAACCTGAAGCCCTCTATCGACAGCGACGGCTACAAGAACGATATGTATAACATGGGCTACATGGGCAAGTTCTACGGCACTCCTGTTGCTGTTGTGCCTCAGCGCCACAAGGTAGGTTCCACCGAGTTCGTTATGGACGACGATGTCATCACCATTATCGCTGGCGATAATCGCCCCATTAAGTGCATCTATGAAGGCGACCCCATTATGCTGATGGGTGATCCTATGCAGAATGCAGATCTTACTCAGACCTTCCTGTACGCAGAAAAGTACGGCCTGGGTCTGATTCTGGCTGGTGGCAACTCCGGCATCGGTCGTTACGAAATCGTTAACAACTAATTTGATACCAAGTAAAGCGGAGCCTTAACTGGTTCCGCTTTTTTGAATGAAAGGAATTAATATGGCAACTGAAAATACTACAAAAACAAGAGCTAAGAAGACAAAGCCTCAAGATGAAAATATCGAATTATCTGCAGTCGAACCTGTTTCCGAGGAAAGCACTCCAATCAAAGCAAAAGAAATTGATCCTAATCAGACTGTTATCGTTCGTAATGGTTTCCAAGGAAGACTGATTTACAAGAGCCCTAGAACCGGTGAGCGATTCATTTGGCCTGAGTTTGGCGATGAACAAGAAATTGAATTGAAGGAGTTGCGCAACGCTAAGAATTCTTATAAGAAAGCGTTCATTAATAATTGGTTTATGTTTGACGAAGAGTGGGTAATTGATTATCTCGGTGTCGGCGCATACTACAAGAATGCGCTTAAAATACATGAGTTCGATGACCTATTCAAGAAGCCTGCTCCTGAAATCACTAAGATTATCAGTAAGCTGTCTGATGGCCAAAAGAAATCTGTTAGCTACAGAGCAAAGCAGCTGATTGCAGAAGGTGAAATTGATTCTAGAAAGTCAATTGCAGCGCTTGAGGACGCTCTTGGTATTGAGCTTATTGAAAAATAAGGAGGTAGACTATGGGTACTCCTTATGATGTTTTTACTGAATCATTTTTAAACAAAGTAAATGAGTATGACTTCATCTCGCTTCCAGAATACGACTCGATGTACATGGTTGATGGCTATATGAAAAAGGCGTGTTCGCAATTTAATCGATTATGCGAATACGACCTATCAAGTCGAGATGACCTGATCCGCGAGTTCGATGAAAGTATTCCTTACGAGGCTATTGATGAAATTGCCGATATTATCTCAGAAGGTATGCTCGTACAGTGGATGAAGCCGTATGTGTATAGGCAAGAAAATTTGCAGAATGTACTCAATACAGCAGATTTTTCAACCTACTCTCCTGCTGAACTTCTGTTAAGAATTAGCAACGCTTATGAAAAAGTACAGAAAGATTTTACCGCTATGATGAGGGAGTATTCATATAATCACGGAGATCTTACAGATCTGCATTTATGATGAATACTGTATTGTTAGATACGTCTGCAGGTAAGCCAATACGAGTAGAGTTTATTAAAAGTTATTTTCACTCTCTTATAAACAAATTTTTCAAAATACTCCCAATGTATGAAGATAACGAAGTAACTCTCTGTGAGTATATGCGAAATCTGCAATCCGAGCTAATTGGTTTTCAGAACCTACTACTTGATTTTGGAACCGATGCAAATTTGATCTATTTACTATCCGTTCTTGAGTACCTGATAGATATGCATTCCTGTTATGGATTTGAGCTAAATAAGGCGCTTATAAAGCGAGAAGTATTCGGCGCTATCAGTGTATGCAAAAAAATGGAGCAAAGATGTCATGATATTATTTCATCGCGACAATCCGACAATCAACAAACTTCGGAGGTGTGCTAATGAGTGTATGGGATATGTATAGCACACGAATCAACGCCAAGTCATCTAATAGAGATGTAATTGTTGATCGTACTCAAAAATACATAACTAAAAAACTAAGAGATAGCGCATCTTATTTTAATGTAAGGATAGACGATATTTCGCAAAATGTTGCAATTATAAACACAGACAACCTTAACGAGAAGTTTATCTACTCTTTACCAAACGAAGATATCCCTCACGGTGGTCTTGTAGAATGGATGGATAACTATTGGTTAGTCACAGAGAGAGATGCAGCTTCAGAAATGTATACTCGCGCCAAGATGATTCAATGCAACTATCTGTTACGTTGGATAGACAAAGATAAAGTTATCCATGAGCAATGGTGTGTTATTGAGGACGGTACGAAATACCTTACGGGCGCTTATTCTGATAGAGATTTTATTACAACAAGAGGCGACTCGAGAATTGTAATGACTATCTCAAAGAATGAACATACAACTAAGTTTAATAGAAGCAATCGTTTTCTGATTGATGATGAAGACAGTAGTATGATGCTGGCTTACGAACTTACTAAGCCATATAAACTTAGTAATGTCTATAACAGAAAAGGTGTGTTCAAATTTGTACTGCAAGAAGTGAATACGACGGATAACGATAACATAGAACTTCGTATTGCAGATTACTACAGTCATTTTTCTGAAGATGGCCAAGAAATTGAGGCTTCAGAAATTACGATTACACCAGAAGAAAATATAGACGATTTAGGAAGGCAGGTGTGGCTGTAGTGGATTTTGAAGAGTTTTATACGGATTATAAAAACCAGCTAATGAAAGACCTGCTTACAGATGATGGCATTGTTCGACTTATCGATAATGATTCTATTAATAATGTTACTTCTCTTGCTTATAAAAACGTGTTTCCGTATGAGTATATACCGGAAACCATTGAGTACGGCGAGACGTATATTTGTTTTGATGTTGATTTACAAAAATCTATGAGCAAGTCAGTGCTTGCGCCAGTTATCTACGTGTGGGTATTCACACACAAATCATTGCTAAAGCTTCCAGAAGGTGGAGTCCGTGTAGACAAATTAGTTGCTAAGATAGCAAAAAAATTAAATGGCAGCAGGCATTATGGACTCGGAACATTAGACCTGTACTCAGTTAAGCGCTTTGCTCCGTTGGATGATTATCAAGGGAAAGTCATGACTTTTTACGCAGAGGATTTCAATCAGATCTCTAGCACAAAGAAAGTACCTCCGTCTAATAGAAAGAAGGGCGTTTGATGGCTAGTTTGCTATATGCAACCGAGTGGCCTGTTAACAAGGAAAACACCATCAGTATATACTTGCCAACAGTAGGTCAAATTATTGATGATGAAGATCGATACTATGATATGGTGTATCGATTAACTGCTATGCCTATAGATTTAATGGTTCAATTAGACGAGATTGGAATTGATTTTAGTACTGTTGATGACTTTCATCTATTCCTATCAATGCTTAACGGAATGAAGAATACAGATATGAGTCTAATATTCGGAGATCTTGATTTGACCAAATTTGAGTTTGGCGTCGACGTAAAAAACGAAGACCTAGCATTAATCAATGAAGATGACGATATCGTTATCGACAGAAAAACATACCTCCAGATCACAGGTGTATTAAGAAAGCTCCATCGTCTGGAAAAGGATATAAGAAAGCCTGGTAATGAAGAGGCTAAAAAATATATGCTCGAGCGTGCAAAAAAGAAGTACAAACGTAAGAAAACGAGAAAATTTGAGTCACAGCTCGAGCCTCTAATTGTTGCGATGGTAAACACCAAGGAGTTTAAATATGACTATCAGAGCGTTCGCGAAATCTCTATTTATCAGTTTAATGAGAGTGTTTACCAGATAATCAAGCGAGTCGATTATGATAATCGAATGGTCGGTATTTACACCGGCTCAATAAGCGCCAAAGAGTTTAAGCCTGAAGATCTTAACTGGTTGGTGCATAAATAATTTTGACGGAGAGCGTGTGCTCTCCTTTTATCTTTTATAAGGAGGAATCCTACCATGGTAAATGTTAATGATATCATGATCACCAGTGTGGAAGAAATTCACGTATTCGACCTATCTGGCGAAAAGTGGCTGTTCGACCTAGATGAACTGCAGAATGTAACCATCGCAAACTCCGAAGAGAAGGAAGATATCGTTGGTAAGAAGGGACGTAAACTGACCACTATGAAGAAGAATAAGTCCGCTGTCGTAAGTGGTTCCAATGGTGTTGTATCTGGTGGTCTGATGGCAGTTCAGACTGGTGGCGAATTTGAAAATGGTAAGACTACCGTTCTTTGGTCTGAATCCCTGTTCGTAAAGAGCAGCGTCGCTACTACCAATTGGACTGCTATTGGCACTACTGGCAACGAAATCAAGGAAGTTCATGTAAAAGACTCCGCTACCGGTGTTATTACTAATGTTCTAACTCAGGACGCTTCCGTTGGTTCTGGTAAGTTTACTTATGACCCTGCGACTAAGGGTCTGAAGTTCGATTCTGGCGATGTAGCAGACGGCGCTGAAATTGTTGTTCACTACAATCGTTACGTAGAAGGTTCTGTGCTGAAGAATATGAACGACAAGTTCTCCGCTAAGTGCATGATGATCGTCGATGCGATGGGCGAAGATAAGTGCTCTAATGTATATCACGTTCAGTATGTCATGCCTAAGGTCGACTTCTCTGGCGAATTCTCTCAGGAAATGGGCGACGGTCAGACTATGCATAACTTCGAAGCTGAATGTCTGCCTGGTGCTTGCAGCGCAAACGGCGAACTGTGGACTTACACTGTTTTTGGCGTTAACGCTGCTGATGTAGCTGCTTAATGGCTACGTTTATAAAAACTTGTCGCGTATGTGGTAAGGAATATGAGGTGTGTGCTACTGCAAGACGTGTTGACGGAGTATTTCGTTGGCAAGAAGTAGCGTGCTCTCCAGACTGCGGCGAGAAATACCTCGCTGCAGTCCTTAGAAATAGAGCAGGAGTTGAAGAGCAAGTTGAATATTGCGACACATACGAAGATATAGAAGATGATGTTGAGGACGATGATCCAATCAACGAAGAAGACGACGATATTGAAATTGAGCTCCTGTAAATAAGGGCGGCATATGCCGCCCTTGAACTATTTTTTCGCGAGGTGAATCGATGGAGAAGTTAGTACTGGTCTCCCCTATCCCACCTTCCGTAAATCACTATCTTTCTTATAGAAGTGTTATTAAGAACGGGAAGGCTCTTGCCTACTCTTATAAAACACAAGAAGCGTCAGAGTACAGAAAGAAGTTTTCTAACTATGTAGCTTCAGAAGTATCCAAACAAGGGTGGGATCTGGGGCTTAACAAGCTACAGCACTTTTATGTAGATGCTGACTTCTATTTCCCGAGGATCGATAAAGACCCAAATAATTACTGGAAAATTATGATCGATGCAATAACCGACACTCAGCTCATATGGGTCGACGATAACGTTGTATGCGAGCGCGTAAACAAAATACTATACGATACCAAGGATCCACGAATTGAATTAACGATTTATCCAGTTGAGTATGTAGGTATTTTTAAGAACAAGCAAGAGTATGAACAGTTTGAATCCAACTGTAAAACATGCAGCCGTTATTCAAATAACTGTAGCATTCTCTCAAAAGCAAAGGAAGGTCGCATACAGGATGAAATTGTAAATAACGTTTGCACTAAGTACAGACTTAAGAAAAATAAATGAATTAAAGGAGAGTTACATAATGAGCAAGAATGCTAAAAAGGTTTCTATTTCTCAGGTAGATAAGATTATGAAGGAATACTTTGAACTAACAAAGAATGTAGAGTGGAAGGGCATTGATATCACAGTCACCAAGTCCCTATCTTTAGCCGACATGCTTCAGTTTTGCAATGATGTTGTGAAGACTTGCACTAACCCCGATAATGGCGGTTACATGCCCGAACTAAAAGACTTCGCAATTCGTATGAATGTCGTTGAGATGTACTCCAATGTAAAATTGCCTGATAATCTCGAGCACAAATATTATATTCTGATTAACTCAGGGCTGGTTGAAGCAATTCTTGAGCATGTTAACACCAACCAGTATTTCGAACTGGTTGAATCCATCAATGATAAGTTGAAAGCAATTGTAGATGCTAATACTGATGCCATTGAAAAACAATTAAACGAAGTCGCTCATGCATTCGAGCAAATGCAAGCGAACATGGAAACCGCAATGAATGGTTTGGATATGTCCGTTCTCGAAAGATTAGCAAACACATTCGGCGATGAGGATGTAATGAATAAAGCAATCTTATCTTATGTTAAGGATAGTGCTGAATAATGGCTAGCATTAATATGGCGTCCGTAGAAAAGAAGATTCTTGCCTATGCAAACTCTGATAAAGGCAAGAAAAAAATGGATAAGACGCTTGTCAAATATGTCAACCAGAATGTAGATACTACTGATGCAGGTAGTTTTGTTGTTAATAAAAAGCAAATGAAAAAAGCCGCTCAGGAGTTAGTTAGGTTTGTTAAACAGGCAGCAGCATCTGGCGAAGTAGCACCATCTGTTTTGGCCGATATTTCAACACTAACAGCTTCTAACCCGAAACATGTCGGAGGAACAACATGGATGATAGAGCTTTCGTTTGGCGGCGATCTCGGAAGACCTTCATTACAACCCGAGAGATACGGTGGAGTAACAAATATTATTGCACTATTTAATAATGGTTATCCAAAAGATGCAGGCAGATCAGAAGCAATATCTCATGTTTTTGGTCTCTGGGGTGATCGATACGTTTTTGCGAAACCATCTCGAGAAGCTTTAAACTTTATGCAGCAAGCTGTTAATGAGTTTAACACTAAATATGCGGCTTCTTACAATACATACGTTGAACTAGATGGAATATATGAAGGATAAGTGTTTATCTATTTGCTAAAAGCTATGCATTTAAAATATATTTGTAAACCGGTTGTTAATTTGACGTGTTTGATGTACAATTGTACTAATAATTGTACAGAGGGTGATGTAATGGTTTCTACTAAAACTAAAGTTCCATCTAAAAATCAAGACAAAATTAAGTCCGACCGAGAATGCAATTTTTCGCTTCAGCCCGGTAGTGTAAAACCTTTCAACATACCTGAAATGACTGGAAGTAAATCGGGCAATCAGGCAGATAGTACATCCAAGAAGGAGGATTAATTATCGATACTATCATATCAGCAATAGATAATATCCCTAATCTATTACAGTACTTCATTTCGGGATATTGGTCTATTTATATTTTTAATACATTCGGCCCGAGGAAAACATCTAATTCCAATATAGTTATTCTTTCGTGCGTTCTAAGCTATATTTATCTTTCAATTGTAGCGTTTGCTCGATTAAAAATAACAATAGTAGGAAATGTTCCAGATCTGGCAATCTACAACTCTTTCTTATCTATTATAATAGGTACACTTCTATCCTCCATTCTTTCTGTCATCTTTTCTTCCAAAATATTTTCGAAGATTACAACCAAGTTATTTAAAAAGACGATAAGTGACAGCATTTGGAGAGATGTGCTGGATTTAACCAACGGATCGAATTTGAAAATTTATTTGAATGGGTCTGATTATTATATTATAGGACATTTCAAAAACATTGACGAAAACGAGTCATGGTTGGCAGTATCTGCTTTTGGTAAGTTCGACAAGACAACCAACAAACCACTAGAGAGCGAGCCATCTTTTTTGGATAAGCCAAATGTAATATACACTGTCAGACTGTCTGATGTAGAGCATATCGAAATATTTTAAACATAACCCCTTGCGGAAGCAAGGGGTGTCTTTATATTTACTTTCCCTGCCACGACTATGTCGTGGCTTTTTTCTGTTTTACAGTCCATGCGTGAGCATGATCTGTTTACACCACATAAAAGGATGGTGAGACAATGGCAGATATTTTGCTTTCTTTTGGTTTAAAGCATAATGCTGCGTTAGACGAAAATTTAGCCGGTGATTTAAGTGCGGCAATAAAAAAAGTCGAAGCAAGCGCTCCAAAGATAAAAGTCGGGGTGCAAATCGACCCAAATTCACTAAATACGTTTAAGACACAACTTACAAGAATTGTTAACAGTGTTACTACTGGGACCGGCAAGCCGGTTTCTTTGAAGATAGATGGGCTTGGTAATATTACTGCTGATGCAGATAAGGCAGCCAATGCTGTGAAAAAGGTTGGTGATACAGCAAAACAAACAGCAGCAAGCGTTAGTTCTGTAGGAAATAAGGTTAGCGCCACGTTTAAAACAAAAGCTCTTGACCAACTGGACAAAAAAATTGAAAGACTAAGGAAGAATCTCCAAAACTGGTCTGCGGCAGCAAATTCCGATAAGACTGCCGGATATTACGACGAACTTACAAAAGCATTAAATAAATATATTGAAGTAAGAAAAAGAATAGAATCGTTTGATGTTGGTAAAAAGAACGGCGTAATAAACTCAAATTTAGAGTCCGACATGATGTCGGAGATAAAACTCATTGACGATACCGTTAGCGGAGCAACGAGAGAGATTAAGGACGCAGATAAAGCAACAAAATCTTGGGGGGGTAGACTTGGCAGTTTGGCAGGAAAGTTTACCACATGGCTGTCTGTTTCACAGGTCATAATGCAGATTTATACTGCGCTCAAGAAAATGGTAACAACCGCAATCGAAGTTGATACTGCGATGACCGAATTAAAAAAGGTTACCAACGAAACAGACGCTACGTACGATAAGTTCTTAGATAACGCCGCAACTCGAGCAAAAGAAGTTGGTGCTACGTTAACTGATGTGGTTAATGCAAGTGCGTCCTTTGCAAGACTTGGCTATGATATTGACGAAGCATCTAATCTTGCGGATACCGCAATTGTATACAAAAACGTAGCAGATGATATTGACTCAATTGACGTCGCGTCGTCTAGTATTATTTCGACAATGCAAGCTTTTGGGGTTGAAGCTAATAATGCAATGAGCATCGTTGATAAATTCAATGAGGTTTCAAACAATTTCGCCATTACGTCTGGTGGTCTGGGTGAGGCATTGCAGAGATCTGCAGCGGCAATGAATGCCGCCGGCAACACTTTGGATCAGACTGTGGCATTGGTAACAGCCGCTAATACGGTAGTTCAGAACCCTGAATCTGTGGGTGGACTTGCGCCCAACAGCGTGGTAACACGCTGGAAGTAGATAGCTATATCGGTTAAAGGCTGGAGGCAGCTCAGACCGAGGAAAGATATTGTAGTACGCTCCCGTGGTAGTTAGGATGGCCACGGGTTTTATTATTTAATGAGAAGGTGAAACGATTAATAAAACAGGTGTAAGCATACCATGTGAAACATGCGGAAAAATGATATATAAAACGAAATATCAGTATGAGAATAAATCTCATCATTTTTGCTCAAACAAATGCCAGGCAATAAAAAGAAGAGAGCTTGCTTTTGAATATAGGCCTTGCGAAGTGTGTGGTTCCGAAATGTATTTATCAAAGAAGTCAACAAAACGTTTTTGCTCAAATGAGTGCCAACACATTTGGCAACAGGGCAATACAGGATTTAAGAACTCACGTTTCAAAGGTGGATATGTCGTCTGTGAAACGTGTAAAAAGGAGTTTTTAGTAGGACAATATATATACGAAAGCGGCAGGCATCATTTTTGCTCACAAGAATGTAGGCAAGCGTGGTATGCGAATGTCTGGTCTCAATCTGATGATTGGAGAAACGAGTCAAGAATAAGAGCTGCTTCGCTAATGAAAACTAACAAAGTTACGGCCCAGACTCGTCCGCAGGTATTAGTCAACGAATTTTTGGAAGAAATGAATATACCATATATCAATGAAAAAACATACGATTATTACTCTGTTGACAATTATCTTATTGATCAAAATTTAATCATTGAAGTTATGGGGGACTATTGGCATAGTAGTCCATTAAAATATGTAGAAAAGATTAACGATAAGCAACGGCATATCATTTCTAGATATAGCTAAAAAAACATACATTAAGAATTATTATAATATTGACATTCTATATTTATGGGAAACTGACATAATTAAACGCCCAGAGCTATGCAAAAAGCTGATTAAGCTTTATATAAGTAATAACGGTATTTTAGAAAATTATCATTCGTTTAATTATAGTTTAGAGCACAACATTTTGACATTAAATAAAAATATCATTATACCAAAACAAGAATTAGAGAAAATCGCGTGCTAATGTCCTAACCATTTTGCTCGCGGTATGTACTACAATAAATCCGTAACGACTGTAATACTCATTATGGTAACATAATGAGTTCCGCTATCCCCCGTCTCGGGTGAAGATACAGTCTGAACTCACACGATAACCTAAAAATGAAATGTGAGAGATAGCCAGAAATGACTATCCGCCACTTTTGTGGTCAGTACCGGGTTGCCGGGAAAGTAACAGATTGACAACACTAAAAACAGTATCAGACGAAAGTCTGCGGTACGCGCGTACAGCAATGTGCGTGAAAAACAACCCACTGAATTGCTGGAAATTCCCAAAGCCATTAGCGCTACAACGTAGAGATGAAACGCTCAAGCGTGAATGCGGCGAAAGCAGAAAAAAGCTAATGGATGGCATATGGTTAAATCCTAAGTGCTGTTATAACGGAAAATCAGCAGCCAAGCCTCGAACAGAGGAAGGTTCAACGACCATCCTGAGAAGGAGTAGGGTTACATCCCGAAGTGGTGGGCGTCCCAAGTGGATGAAGATATGGTCTGCTCTCATATGAAAATATGAGTTAACACAAGGCAATGTACCTCAGAGCCGCTAAGACAGAGGCAATTGAGGCTGGAGAGTCGGTCGAAGGTATGGCTGATAGCACTTCCGAGCTTAGAGAAGAAATTTTGGCTTTAACCGGTAATCGTGTTGATCTGATGGCCGATGATAAAAATTTTAAAAGTACATATCAAATTTTAAAAGAACTCTCAGAAGTTTGGGATAGCTTAACTGACGTATCTCAAGCGAACATTCTGGAAATGATAGGAGGCAAACGCAACGCAAATATTGTATCTGCCTTGCTCGAGAACTTTTCTCTTGCAGAAGAAGTCCTCAAAACTTCGATGAGTTCCTCTGGTTCTGCAATAGCAGAAAACGAAAAATACCTTGAGTCAATTCAAGGTCATATATCTCAGTTCAAAGCGGCATTTCAGGCTCTGTCAGAGACTGCAATCAATAGTGATTTAGTCAAAGATATTATTGATATCGGAACCGCTTTTTTAGAGGCTGCAAACTCAGTGGTTAAATTTGTGGATGAAACAGTAGGTTTAGAAACCGCAATAAAGTCAATTCTGGGTTTAAAGGCGGCAAATCTATTAGGTGGATTATTTGATAAGACTCTAATTTTATCTGACAAGCAGCAAGAAAAATTCAGCAAGTTTGGTGAAGCAGTTCAAGGCGGTATAAATGGAATCTATAGTATTTTTGTCGAAGCAACAGATAACGGCGTAAATTTCTTCGATGTACTGATTTCCAAAGTTGGCAAGACGAAAATGGCACTCTTAGGCCTCGTCGCCGTTGCCGCAACGGTTTCTGCTCTATTTGGTGCTTATCTAAAACTTGAAGAGCAACTTGATACTAACTTCCATAGCGATCATGGAAAGTTTGAAGATGAGTCTAAATCTATAAAGAAATATAAATCAGAAATTTCTGACTTAAAGAAAACACTTGAGGATAATAGCTCTTCGACAGAAGATCGTGCGGACGCAGAAGAACGCTTGCTAGAAATACAAGACGATCTGATCTCCACATATGGAGAAGACGCAAAAGGATTAAACCTCTTAAAGTTAAGCTCTGATGAAGCCGCCGAGGCGCTTGATAATTTAATAAAAAAACGTGCCGAGTTTTATTTATCCGAAAACAAATATGTAGCGAAAAAATATGAAAGAGGCATTGAAGGACAAAGGACTTTTTCCGCAAGCGCATATTCGTTTGGTATAGATAAAGATTTCGTAAGTGAAATGCAAAGCATTGCAGAAGCTCACGGGATATCTTTCTCAAAGAATCTTGGCGGAGAAATTGAGTTCTCATTTAAAGGAGATCCAGCGGAAGCCGCAGAAAAATTAAAAGCATTCCGTAAAGAGGTTCATGAGCTAGAAAACGAGTGGTTTCTAGACGATAAAGACGCAAACGCAGACGTATTGTTAAAAAGCATAGATGGAGCTGTAGCTCAAGCCGAAAGATATACAACAGAATTTGGAGATGGGTATAAGGAGCTCAAAGATTTCTGGGCGGCGATCACAGGCGACGACGGGGCTTCTGGAGATCAAGAAAGCTCCCTCATAGAGGCTTCTAGAACTTTTGACAGCTACGTTGACTCTCTGTCAGCGTTTAAGACAGAGCAATCAGCTCTTACAAATGCATTAAAGGAGCAGGGCGGCGCAGGAACTCTTACGCTGGAAACTTATAAAGCTTTAGTTGCTGAAACCGAAGATTATGCTACTTGTCTTGAGTACGAGAACGGTGTAATGCGTATAAATGCTGATGCAGCAAATGCTATGCTAGAAGCTAAAATGCTGACCGAGGCGTTAGATATAGAAGGGCAAATCATAAAGGAATCAGCACAGTATGAAGCGAACGCAAAAGAGATAGCAAAACTTAATGCTAGATATAAATCTTTGTCGGATGATGAAAAGAGTCAGTTAGAAACTCTTAAGAATAGCCAAGTAGAAATACAAAAGACTATTCAACAATATAGCTTGCTACGCGCTGAGTTACTAAACATGAATAGCGCATATTCTAAATGGAAAGCCGCTCAAGACGCACCAGAGACTGGTGATATGTACGACGAAATGAAGACCGCTGCGAGTCAAATTAATGATGCTTTAAAAACTGGTAAAACCGGTACTCTAAAATATCAGACTGCTGTCAAAATGCTTGTCACTTTGGAAGACCCTAGCCCTAAGCAAGTTCAGGATTACATGAAGAAGCTGAATCGCTATATTACTGACGATAGTTCTGGTGCAAAAAACTTTATAAATGACATGATAAACAAGGGTCTCATGGAGTCCTCTACAGGCGGACGAGCCACATGGAATGACGCGTGGCTTAAGGACGCAAGCATGACGATAGATGAGATTTGTAATATCATGGAAATCACACCAACTATGGCAAAGGCTATTTTCGGTGAACTCGAAGAATATCACTTTGACTTTAGTTGGGATGAAGACGATTTTAATAATGTAATTCTTGAAGAACAGCTACGAAAAATTCAAGAAGAAGTTGAAAGATATAAGAAAGCTATTGCAGATAATCCTAAGATTGCGCCAGAAATAGATTCCACTACATTAGATGATTATGTTGCAAGAGTAACGGAGGCAACTAATAAACTCAAAAAGCTAAATGATAAAGGTGCAAGCAGCTATGACATCACTCCTATTAAAGAAGAGATTGAAGCTTTATTAAGCGAAGGGCTTGAGCTCGGAATAGATCTGGAAAGCATTGGCTTCACAGAAGAGTTCCTATCAGGCCTTGGGTTAGATATTCAAACAGCAGACGTTCAAGCTCAACTAACAGCTGTCGCTGGGGATTTGGACAATATTGCCGCTAAAATCACAGCAGTTGCTGCAATGGCAATCGGTGATCTTGGTGCTGCCGCAGCAAGTAATATGCTATATGTTGTTTATAGTAGACTTCAGGACATTCAAAATTTCTCTATAGACGACAAGACATTTAATGTAACAGCTTTAGTAAATAATGGTTCTGGCAGCTCATCAAGCGATGGAGGTTCTTCTAATTCAGCTTCTGCGAGAGGTACACTTAATGCTCGTGGCGGTAGAACCTTGGTCGGAGAGCTTGGCAGAGAAATAGTGGTAAGCGGGAATCGATACTATACTGTTGGCGATAAAGGTGCTGAGTTTGTCAACCTTAAAAAGGGAGACATTGTGTTTAACCATATCGACACTGAACGCATCCTTGGTATGTCAAGCAAAACTCATCAAGGGCAAGCTTTTGCTGGAGGCACATTTGGCAAAGGTTCAATAGCTGACCAATTAGATGCTGCAAAAGAATATGCAGAAGCCCACGGTTTACCGACTATTGTCAACATTGAAGTAAAGCCTGCTGGTGATAATAATTCTGCTGCCGCAATACAGAATTCGTCTAAAGATGAAGACCAAGCGTATAAGCGAGAGTCTGGTTATGGCTCTCTAGGCGTCATACCGCCTCCTCTCCCTACTCCTCATAATCAAAAATCAGAAGGAGGCGCAACGGATTTAACCGGAAATGGTGCCGGCGCTCCAGGGTCTGAACAAGCAAAGAAAAACTTCGAAGAAGCATATAAAGAGCATCAACACTTCCTATCGATGGATCAAGAAGAAACAGCAGAGTATCTCGACTGGTTAGAGAGTGCTTACAAAGATGCCTTCGAAGAAGGTTCCGAAGAGTACTGGAAATATGAAGAAGAAGTCTACAAAGGCCGTCAAGACCTATTTAAAGATATGCTTGGAGACAAAGAACATTTCATTTCCATGCTTGTTGCTGATGAAAAAGATGCATCTACTATTATAAACAATTACCAGTTGATTATAGAGGCCGTAGAAGCGGAATTGGAAAAAGCTTATGAGTCAGGTCTTGATGACAACGACGACTACGTTCAAGAACTAAAAGACAAGCTTGTTGACTACAAAGATGAAATCAAATCTATAAACGATGAGATTACAGAGGATGCAAAAGAATCCTACGAAGATCTGATTGAGTATCGTATGGATATGCTCAAGCAAGAACTTGAGGATGAGAAAGAAAAACTCAATGAGCGTGTCAACACACTGCAAGATTTCTATAGTAAGCAAAAAGACATGTTAAAAGATGTCTACGATGAAGAAAAGTATCTTGAAGACCAAACAGAGAAGCAGAAAGCTGTTTCTGATATCAGGGCAGAGCTTGCAATGCTTGAAAACGATGATTCTGTTAGCGCACAACGCCGCAAGCTTGAATTGCAAGAAGAGCTGAAAGAAGCAGAAAAGGAACTTGCCGATTTCGAAAAAGAGCATGCTCTCGAGATGACACAAGACATGTTAGATAAGCAGCTTGAAATGCAAGAGAACAATCTAAACGCAGAGATTGATAACATTGACGAGCAACTTGAAAACGAAAAAGCTATACGAGATCAAGCAATTAAAGATCTGCAAAATGGGGATTTGGCGCTATTTAACGCCATGCTTGAGTATAACGCGTTCCATGGCGACGGTAACGATCAAACAGTAGTTGATCTTTGGACAGATGCTTATGAGGCATTGAGTAAGTATTACGCACTTTACAATAAGCTGTATGAAGGCATGTACTTGGAAAACGTTACCGATGCAAAAGGTTTACTACCTGTTCCGGTTGGTATCGGATATGCAAGCGGCACATACAGCGCGACACCAGGTATTCATGAAATTGAGGAGATGGGCGCTGAGTATATCTTCGAATCTTCTAACGGTAGAAAATATCGTATGTTTAGAGGCGATGAGAAGGTACTTAATGCTACTGCGACAGACTTCTTATATAAGTTTGCTAATAGCGGTGGTAAAATTCTGGAGGGCATGGTTTCTGGAGCAAGATCTCCGATCCCGTCTAATGTAGTCTCAAACAATCATATTTTTGAAATCAAAACAGGTGACATTATCGTTCAAGGTAATGCAAGTGAACGAACTGTCTCTGAAATTCGCAGAGCGCAAAGAGAAAGCGTAGACTTCATGCTAAAAGAGTTTGGACGTCTACAAAGCAGATAATAAAAAATAGGCTCCCCTTATGGGGAGCCTATACTAATTTATGAAAGCGAGGTGAGATGTTATATGAATCTCTCAGGATGTCATTTTGAATATTGCGGTGTATCTTCCAGAAAATACAATCTGGTCTTTGCTCATGCTAATACATCTGAATTCAAGCAAATCGTTGGAAATATTACTTCTAACTTCGTCTTCAACAAAAAGAACAAGCAGAAGCACTTCATAGGTGAGAGTTATGAGGACTCCCCTATTCAGTTTGATGCAGAAATCGTGAGATGGGGTTGTAATAACGAAGTAATCCATACACAAGAAAGAAGAGAGATTGAAAAGTGGCTATTCCACAAATCAGGATATAACAAGCTTTACGTCGACTTAGCAGATGACACTTTTGCCGAAACAGTAGAACTGGTCGACGGCTATCAAAAACGTCTCTATTTGAATTGTAGGTTTATTAACCCGGAAAAGATCGAAGATGGCACTGGACTTCGAGGTTATAAATTTACTGTTGAATGTGATAGCTGTATGGCTTGGCAAGATGTGGTAATCTCTGAACACTCTCTCGCTAACACATCAGCAAATTCGACATCAATTATTTCCGTTAATGTTGATACCGACATTCGCGATTACACATATCCGAAAGTAATTATAACCATTGGTAACGCAGGTGGAGATATATTAATCGCAAATCATTCAGACAATGATAATCGAAATACATCTTTTGTGTCTACATATGCGAATAGCGAGATTATTATGGACGGAAATACTAATTATATATCAGGTCAAAACTTTGACCGCTTTAAAGATAGAAACTTTATCCGGTTACTTGATGGAGAAAATAGACTTTCGGTAACAGGAAATATTTCAAAGATTAGATTTGAATGGAATAACAGGAGGTATCTGTAATGATAGTCAAATTTGACTCATTAGATCGCTTCGAAGTTCCTCAATTTACTGTATGTAGTCCGGGTAGCACTTACAGCAATTGTATGCCATCAAGAGTTGTAGGTATCTTAACAAACACTGATTCGGAAGAGTTGGTATTAAATTTCAATGCAACGTCAGAACTTAATTTTCGGGCAAACAGAGTTGATAGTGATGATGCAGAAGTAAATGCATACCTACATACGGTGTATAAATCACTCCAAAACAAACGAATGATTTTTGTGGACGACATCGGCTATTTTATTATCACCAGTGTCAAAGACGGCTTTGATGGAAAGTCTCACTATAAAGACATTTCTGCAGAGTCATGTGAAGCTGAAATTAGAAACAAACAACTCTCATTCGTAAAAGACGGTAAGATAACATTTATTGAAGATGGTACGTATAAGTTCTCTGAATTGCTCAATGGGCTCGTCCTCACACTGCCTCTCTGGACAGTTGGCGAGATTGATTCTTCGGTAGCAGACAGGTATAGAACGTTTGAAGATGTTAGCGAAAACCTAAACACATTGGCTTTCATGCTTGAGAATATGCAAGACGCCTATGAATGTATATTCGTGTTTGATTGTATTAATCGGAAGATAAACGTCTATGACCAGAATAACTACGTTAAATTAACTGACATACAGATTTCAAAAGATGATGTCATTAAGAGCCTGGTTATCACAGAAAATTCCGATGAGCTATATACCGCTCTTAGCGTTACAAGCGAAGAAAGCGTCGGGATACAAGCTGTTAACCCAATGGGTACAGGTGTAATTTACAACTTCAAATACTATCTTGACTGGATGAGTGATGAATTACGTGCTCGTGTCAAGGATTGGATGGATCTTATTGATGGTTCGGAGCAAGGATATTACGATCTGAATCTTGATTATTACAATAAGAAGACTGCGCAAGATAGTAAGGTGGCAGAATATGACAAACTGGAAATTCAGATCAATATGTATGATCGTTGTAGAGACAATATAGTAGCAAGCGGGAATACATCAGAAGTTGGTAATTACAATAAAGCTCTCGCAGAAAAGTGCATAATTTGTTCCGGCGAGGGTAAGATTGGCGTTGAAGATTGTATCGCTTGCGAAGATGGCTACATATATGACGATAGCATTAAGATCGATATATCTGAAGATGTTGACAAGACTCTCGCATCTATCGACTTGCTTATTTCTAAAGCGAACGCCGACAGATTATCATTAAACTCAGAAATCCAAAGTCTCGATTCTGAATTATCTGAGTTAAGAGAAATGATCAATGCCGTAAACAACGCATGCCAAATAGACAAATTCTTTACAGAATCAGAATATAGCGAATTATCAAATTACATATATGAAGGCAATTACAATGATGAATATGTCATCGTAACTGAGAGCATGACATATAAAGAGCGATTCGAACAGATGAAGACATTGTATGATCGTGCTAAGAGTCAACTTCTCAGGGTCTCCTTCCCTACTCAAGAATTTGATTTAGATGTAGAGAACTTTATATTTGAGAAGAACTTCGAGCCTTGGAGTGAACAATTAGAAACCGGTGTGTTAATAAATGTCGAGTTAAGCGATGATGATATAGCTGCTCTTTTTCTATCAAACATCACTGTTAACTACGACGACAAGAAACTAACTATGAAATTTGGAAATCGTTTTAATAAATACGACCCCAAAGCACTGTTTGAAAAAATTTTAGGTAGCATCCAGAAGTCTTCTAACTCTATAAACTTCATTAAAGACATCCTCTACCCTATTAAAAATGGCGAGTACGATGCATTTAAGGAGTTTGTGCAAACTTCGAGAACTCTCACAAAGAATGCTGTACTGGCATCTACAAACCAAAGTGTTGTTATTGATGATACCGGCTACACTGGGCGTAAGATAGATGAAGAAACAGGAGAAATAGATGATTGTCAAATAAAAATTAACAACAATACTATTGTCTTTACTAAAGACGCTTGGAAGTCATGTAGTACAGCTCTCGGCAAGTTAATCCTACCAGATGAAACCACAACATATGGAATTAACGCAGAGACAATTATCGGAGAGGCAATACTCGGAAATACACTCCAGATTTATGATGGCAATAAAACACCTATCTTGCAGGTTATGGATAATAAGATAATAACAAACCTCAAAGATGTTAATGGAAGCATCTCTACACTACAGCAGACAGCGGAAGACCTAAGTTTAAAGTTCGAAAGCGGAATTAACTCAGTTACAACTACATCCGGGTATACATTTGATAGCACTGGATTGACTATTTACAATAGCGGTAGCAATATCGAAAATAAATTAGATAATACAGGTATGTATATATCAAAAAAGAACGGTGCTGACGATGAAATTGTATTGTCCGCAAATGATGAAGGTGTAAAAGCGATAGACATAACTGTAAAAAATTACTTAGTTATAGGAAATCATGCACGATTTGAGGATTATGTAACAGCTGATGGTGAGGAGAAAACAGCTGCGTTTTGGGTGTAAAGAGGTGAAATATGGTAATTAAGAAAAATGGCAATGTGCTTCTAACATTTGATATCACAGATGAGATAAAGGCTTATGCGAGTTTTTGGTGGACAGCCTCTTATCTTGACACTGGCGACACATCAAATATTTCTATAGATAAAATTTACTTTAATCACTACGGAAAATCTGGCAATTATTTGATAGATGCAGATATGTATGTTGATGATTTTTTGTTTGGATCATTTAAAAATGGCACAGCAGTCATTAGTACGCCAAAGGAAAAGACCGAGGTTATCACAGATACATTTCCAGCTACACCGTTCAACTCTCATGCAATAGAACACAATGGAATCGATAACAAGACTGTTGTTTTAAAAATAGACTGTGTGATGCATGATATAAGCGAGTCAATTGATATATCTTCTACTTATTCCATGGAGATCAATATGTCTGATTATTCACAAATTGCATTTGTGGACCCAGTTCAGCTTTATATCGATCAGACTTATTCTCTCGTTTTGAACCAATACTCCCCTAAATATGATTATGTTATCCAGTACGATTTTGGTGAATTGAGCGGGTACATAAATTCTCGTGGCTATAGCTCTAATATAGAAGAAAAGCTATCCGGCCAAACACATACATTTAGAGTACCTACATCATTTTATAGTCAAATACCAAATTACAAGAATGGCATCGTTACCATAATCGTCTACACATATTCTGGAGAAACGCTGTTGGGTTTTTCTGGAGTACCCCTCATTGTTAGTGTGTGGCCAGCGATTTGCGCACCCTCGTTTTCCGCAACAGTTGTGGACACAAACGAAAGCACGCTCGCTGTTACCGGAGATTCAAGTAAATTTATTAAATTCTGCTCTTCTGCCCATGTATATGTGGATGCGACTTCGAAGTACGATTCGACAATATCATCAATCACGGTTAACGGAATCGTAGCCCAGAACGGGATTGTAGATATCGCTAAAGTTAATTCCAACGTTATTCAAGTTTCTGTAGTAGATTCGCGTGGTGTTTCTACATCTGAAGATATTTATATAGATATGATACCATATGTCATGCTCACCACCGACCTGTCTGCCAAACGAGACGATCCTACGTCTGGTAACGTTACACTGACAATAAAGGGTAACTTTAACAGCGGGAAATTCGTTGATGGACAAGACGGATCTGCAGAGAATGAACTAGTCCTTACATTCTCTGTTATTGACGAAGATGGAATTGCGACTCAGCCAGAGAGCTTATCTTGTTCCGTGACAGATGACACGTATGTTTCGATGGCGAAAATTAACGGCCTTGATTATGAACATACTTACATTATAGAGGTAGTCGCAAAGGATAAGATAAATACTGTAATCGCACGAGCAACTATAAAACCTGGTGTTCCTGTATTTGAATGGGGTAAAAATGATTTTACAGTAAACAAAAGATTAAACGCAAAAGGCACGTTAGAAATAAGCTCCTTGAATTCTTTTATTGTCGGCGAGACCCCATTTAATACCCTTCTTTTAGACTTAGTCTACCCAGTTGGCTCAATGTATATGGCGGATGCAGAAGTAGTGCCTAGCGATTCTATCGGTGGAACATGGGTATTAGTTATGGAGGACACGGATAATACAGGAGCATATGTTTGGAGACGTACTGGGTAAGGTGGTGAATAATGAGTATTTTTTGTAAAGATATAAACGGAAATGAATTAGAAAAATTATATCAATGGGATATGGGGCAACAAATCATCTTATTAGGGGTTGAATCATACGGCGAAACTTATTTCCACTTTTCAAACGAGCAATGTGGAGATGTGTACGTTGGAAATTACATAGCAGATAATGATGAATATTTAGTTGAAGTTCCAAACATTTTATTGCAAGAAGATAAGCCTATTCGTCTTTATATTTATAACCAGACAAGCGACTCTGTCGCATTCACTACGCAAATGATTTGCATTCCTGTAGTACCAAGACCAAAACCATTCGGATATATATATGAAAATAATGCTGATTATGTACGATATGAGGATTTAAACGCAGATGTGCGAGAGCTCCGAGAAATGATCGAGTCTATTACTAACGGTAGCAACGGAGCTGTTATATATTCTGATTCTCAATATCTTGATTCAACTGCTAAGAGTACTGCAAAAAATAATATCGGTATTTTTGTATCTGATAATGAGCCAGAAAATGCGTCAGATGGTGATCTATGGGTCAATACAAGCGAAAATGTTGCCACTGTATCAAACGTCCATTTGGTAGATGTTGGTAGTGGCGATTTATCTTCAATAGACTTCAGCAAATTTAATGTCGGAGATATTATACTTGTAACCATGTCGGAATTAAAAAATAATGTTGTTGTAATTTAAGGAGTGACTTTATGTTCTCAAGTACTGACGGAAAAACTATCCTTTATGGCTTTACAAATCAAACAATGCCAGTATATAAGCGGAGTGATGACGAGTTAGTTAGTGGAGCTTTTTATATTGCAGATGGTAATGGCAGTGCTCTGGGGGTCATGGCAGTTGTCATAACCGACGATGTTGTTGCCTATTTTAACACCACTGAAGAACTATCGTCACTTTGTACGTATGATTTTTGCGGTACGACAGCCCCGCCAAATACGACCGTCTATATTTCCAAAGGATTTGAAGCAGGTAGTATTGATGCGCTGCTTTCCAATATTGTGGCGCAAGGCAAATCAGGTGATAATGGGGAATTTATAATCTCAAGCGTGCCTGGCTTTGATGACATAGCGTCTATATGGATTCGCGTACCAGCTGAATATGCTCAGACCGGCAGTATTGTATGTTCTGTAGAGGCAAATTTAATTGACGTAGAACAAAATAACAACATCTTAGCCTATCAATATATCGAAACGCAACAAGGGCCGATGACGTGCCCGACCTGCGGTGGTGCCGGGGCTATTGGTGAGGCTCAGTGCACAGTCTGTAAAGGAAGTAAATCAATTCGAGATCCGCGCTACACGATTTCAGGCAGATGCAGCAAAGACATAATGTCTGTATATGTTAGTTCAATAGACAGTCAAAGCTTACTATCATATACAAACGAAACGGTTAATACACTTTCATCCAATTTATTCGGCTCATGTGAATCAAGTAACGGAGAGTACGAGTTAAGTTTTATGCCCAAAGGCGGTGAGCTGTTTATTGTATGGGGCGTATCTGAAAGCAGCAATTATCTAACGATTGATAGATCCAGTATATCAGAGGGTTATGTAGAATGCTTATCTGCAGATACTTTAATTACTATGGCAGATGGCAGTAAACGTCGCATTGATAAGCTACATATTGGAGATTTTGTTATGGATAAAGATGGTTGCCCAACTCCGGTGTATTCCATTTCACGTGGTCGTTTTAGTCCATACTATACTATCTATACGTTCGAGGATGGTACGACCGTAAACGTGGTAAAAAGACATCGTTTTTTTAATGCAGATCAAGGCTTTTATCAATATATCGATAAATGGGGAGTTGGTGAACATGCTGTAAAGCAAAACGGCGAAAAAGTTGCTCTCGTATCAGAGGAACGCGTATACAAGGAAACAGAAAGGTTCGGCCTTTGGACAAAAAATGGCAGTTATTTTGCAAATGAAATCTTGTCTGGTATGGCATTTTGCAACAAAAAACTACTTGAAAATGCAACAGCCGAGCAAGCTGTTAATATGATGATGTCTATTGCAGAAAGTCAATTATTGCAGTTAATAGGGATAAAGGGGGTTTTGCCGTGAAAAAATTAGTTCTTATAGCCGAAGAGAGTATTTTTTCAGGAGTTGTTAAATGCGGCATGGCAGAACTGGTTGACAGTTTAGCCAACTCTCTTGGTCAAAATTATGAGGTTACAGTAGTTTGTCCAGATGGCGATGGTGTGCTTGCGAAAACTGTTAGCGATATTAGAACAATTGAATACGGGGTTAAGTCGTGCAGGTTTTCTTGCGTTGACTATTATATGATTAAGCCTAATATGTGGCCAGATAAAGCAATTGACGTCGTTAACAGGCTTAAGCCAGATATTTTTCATAACATGTCAGAGCCATGGTTAATAAATATGCTGAGCTCACGCCCACCAAAGGCTATCTATACTTTTGACTACGCTGAATTTGTAGATGGCAAAGAAGATTCGCTTGCTTATTATGATGCTATCACAGTTAATTCGAAAAGCTATGCAGGAAATATGATGAAAATGCGTAGCTCTTTAAGCTCTGCGCTGTCGTCAATGAATTTTAAAGGAATAACAAGCGGTATTCTTAATACTGTATTTGACCCTAAAAAAGGGCTTTTGCTTCCAATGAAGTACAGCCCTGATGATCAAAGCGGCAAACAAATATGTAAGCAACGACTTTTACAAACGTATGGTATCTCCGGAAACCCATATATTTGTTTGTTAATGTGCAGACTAGTAGAGGAAAAAGGCATAGACGACGTTCTTAATGTAGTGGAAGATATCAAGAACAGTGGTGGTGTATTGTTGGTTGTCGGCAAGGGTGATGCAAAGTATGAAAAACGCTTTAAGGAATTCAAACGTTCCGATGGAGTAGTATATTTAGATAAGTGGGCGTCACACCTACAGATTGCACCGCTTACATCTGGGGCAGACTTTTTCTTACAGCCAAGTATTTATGAGGCTTGTGGTTTAATGCCAATGACGGCAAGTTGTTATGGAGCAATCCCAATTGTTACTTTGAATGGTGGCTTAGCAGATAATTTTAATGAAGAGAACGCCATTATTGTCGATAATGGGTTGACAGAAGCTATTCATAAAGCAGCTTCGTTGTATATGGACAGTGATGCTTTAATACAAAAACGTAAGATTTGTATGGAGCAAGATTTTTCTTGGAATACAAGAAAGGCAGAATATATCGAACTATATGAAGAATAAAGAAGTCGGAAGATTAAGGCATTTAGCCATCATCGCAGATGGGAATCGGCGTTGGGCAAACGCTAACGGGCTCCCTATTAACATGGGATATATTCAAGGTTTAACTGTGATTGAAAACTGTTGCCATTGGGCAATTCAGAACGATATCCCTTATCTTACAGTATATTGTTTTTCCACTGAAAATTGGAAGCGTCCTAAAAATGAGGTCAGTTTACTAATGGATTTGGCTCGTTGGTACTTTGAAGATAGGCGTGAATGGTATATTACAGCCGGCATCAAAGTTCGATTCTTAGGACGGAGAGATAGATTTGATAAAGATTTTATAGATAAACTTGAAAAAATGGAAAAAGCGACAAACGAAGGTACGAAAGTGACACTGACTATTTGTGTGGACTACGGCGGCAGAGACGAGATTGCGAGGGCTGTCGCTTCCGGAGCTAAGACAGAAGATGATATCTCCGCTATTCTATCGGGTGAAGTGCCAGACCCAGATATTATATTGCGCACTGGAGGAGAGCAAAGGTTATCCAATTTCTTATTATGGCAATCTGCATATGCCGAACTGTTTTTTTCGTCCGTTTTATTTCCTGCCTTAGAATATAAGGACTTAGATGCATTACTGTGTGAGTATGCATGTAGAAAACGCAATTATGGTTGTTAGTCGTAAGCCTATAAATGTTTACCATTCATAATGAATGAAAGTTGTAAAGGGGTGATAAAGTGTCAGTGTTAAAAACAAAAAAGAATGGCGTATGGATAGACGCTGTAAGTAGTATATTAGATGCCGATACATTGGATGGCAGGCATGCGAATGAGTTTGCGTCCATAAGTAGTGTTGAGAATTTAAATGAAAAACTGCTAAATATTGACTCTGAAACAAAAAAAATAGCACAGGATGTTTCCATTATTAAAAATGGAATGGAAGATATTATTGTAACGATAACAAGAAATGATGACGAAACTTATTCAGCTGATAAAAGTTTTTCAGAGGTGTACGCAGCAGGATACAAGGTCAGAGCTGTATGGCGCCCCAATGATACAGACAGCTATATTTTTAATATCATTTCTCGTAACGAGGGTGCTATATATTTCCAGTCTGATGCTTTAGGTCAATCTTCAATTTATTTCCGCATTTATAGCGACGATACAATTGAGATGTTGGAGTTACAATATGAGACCGCAAAACCTATTCCTGTAAGCGTTGCATCCACAAAAGACAGAGATAATGTAACTGTGACAACCACTTATGAAGACAGTAGTACAGAAATCGTCACCATTACTTTAGATAGCAATGAATATCCTATCTCAGTGGTTAAAAATGGCAATCAATGTGTATTAACCTGGGATGGTTTCTCCTAATTATAAGGAAGAATAGATTATATGATTAAATACAAATACAATAATGTAGTCCTGCCAGTAATGCCTGACGAGCCTGATTATCCGCACGCCATAATAGTTGATACAGGGCTAAAAGACGATTTAGATGTAAACAATCCAGTATATGCAATCATATTCTCTAAAATGGAGTTTATAATCATCGACTCAACAATAGCGTATTTTGTGACAGATAATGAGTGGAAATGTTACTTTGCATTAACCTCTGGTACAAAGTGGGCTCTTTCAGCAATAACCCCATCTGATCCAACTGCACAAATCGCAGGACTTTGTAATACAAGCTCGTATGTTTGGTGTGGATCAGATATCTCCCAACTCCCAGAAGGAAACATTTATTACACCGGCACCGCCCCAGTAGAGATAACTGCAGCCGACGAACCTGTTGCACTTTCTTCGTTTAACTCAGAATATACATATACAATTGGCTCCTCCCCTTCTCCTCTTGTAATAATTGCAAGCAATCCGCAACCGGATGGAGGGACTGTGAGTTTTGAGTGGCATAAAAGAGTAAATGGGAAAGACGGCGGTGTTGTGAGTACGGAGCAAAATTTTTATCCACCGACAGATGAATTAGGTGCGACAGAGTACTATTGCCTTGTCTCAAATACTTTGAATGATACAATCACCACAGAGTACACGATCGGCGTTATCGTAACAATTATCGAGGTTAAAAGTGGACGCGGGCGGCTTATAGGGTGTATCTTGCGACAATGTGGTGTACCTATGGCTGAGCTTGTGGCAGATATGATTATAAATACAAGAGGATAATGACTACATCCTTGTTTATAGCCAACAACATAGCGCAAGTCGCTTTCACGGAGGTGTAATACATCAAAAATGTATGTTTTCTTAATCAACGAAGATAATTCTATGATTACAACCAAGGAGCAACGTATTGTTCAAAAAAGCAACCTTGTGGATGAACTTTGGTTTCTCACTTCCCCTACTTATAACGGACATCGTATGGAAGAATTTAATGCTCAGTTAGAGTATACTCTTCCTGCTAGTGGCAGGTATAGAAGTGAAACCCTCGTTCGTTCTGAGAATTATAACAATTATTTAAAATACATTTTACCTGTTGACTCAGATTTAACTTCTGAAGCAGGTAATATTGACTTAAAGATTTCTTTTACACAAATGGAGAAGATGGACTCTGGGCGTATTATAAAACGAGTAAGAAAAATAATTCCGACAACAGTCACTATTATCCCAATTCTCGATTGGGACAATATAGAGTCTGAAGGCGAGCTTGATGCAGTCAATGTAGTGCTAATCTAACCCAAATTGTGAATTAAATAAAAAATGGCACCACATTATTGTGGTGCCATTTTTGAGGAGGTTATTAAATGCTTAATTATAAATCAAGGCATGTCTTCGGCCCCGAAGCTAATGTTGATGGCGCATTGTTGAGCGGTGACATTGATTTCTTTGATATACTATTTTTAGACGAAGGTAAAATAGGATGGATTACAGAAACTGGGGAAAAATTTATTATTGAAGATAAGGTTCAAGTACGAGTAGAAGATGAATTGCCGAACGAAGGCGTAGAAAATGTTCTGTTTGTATGCGGTAAGAGTTTATATGTCTGGGATGGGTCAGAGTACGTACTCATTGTTGATGATTACATGTCACTCGAAGACCGAGTAAGCAAACTCGAAGATGCATCTGGCCAGATTGACTCCCATAACACGTCTGATAAAGCTCATGCTGATATCAGAAGCATTGTGTCCGACAACGCAAATGAGATAGCTCAGATAAAAAATGGTGCTGAGCTTGAAACTTTTGCAGATGTAGAATCAATTTTAATGGAATTAGCATATGGCATTTCAGGCGGTTCAGAATTAGAGACTGAAACTAACTTTATAGTTCCAGCCATAAACGAAGTTCATTTTGAGTTAGATGAACTAAAAGAGGCACTTCAGGAGTTAATTATTATCGATTATACCAAACTTGAATTTGATGTTACCGAGCTTGTATCTTTAGCTCATATTTATGGCGTTTCCTGGGATAGAACAGATACTCCAGTTCTTACAAGAATAGATGAAGCAGCCTCATTCCCCTCCCCTGTCGTCGCCGTCGATACATCTGTGGGTAGCAGTCCGTTTGATAATTTAATGCCATGGGCAGGAATGGAAAAGATAACAGATGAAAATGGGCAAAGTCTGGTATCTATTCCTAAGTTCTGGTATAGATGGACCTCTACTGAAGATGCTCTAACTCTGCAAATTGCAGACGCCCCCGTCAATGGATTCCACGTATCTCCAATGCATGCAGATCGTGGCGATGGGAAAGGAGAGCGTGATGTGGCTTACATCGGAAGATATCATTGCGCTGTAGAAGGAGCGTTAATGGGTAGTATCACAAATGCGTTACCACTAACAGATGTACCAAGAACCGGAGCCCGCTATGGGATTACCAGCGCTGCTGGGGACGGCGGCTATTTCTTACAAGACTTTGCTGCATGGTGGACGATACGAATGCTGTTCTTGGTTGAATATGCCACTTGGGATGGACAGGCTGTAATTGGAGAAGGCAATATTAGCGGTAGTATTGTTAAAAACGGAGCCACCGATAATATGATCTATCATACAGGCATGGTTACCGTGGCAAATGGAGATGCAGGCAATCAGTATAGATGGATTGAGAATCCATGGTCAAATGTGGGCGAATGGATCGATGGTATCACATTTGATGGTGCTGACATTTATATTTTCAATAATCCTGAGCAAATGTCAGATGATGTTACGGCAGAAGGTGCTGTCAAGCTCAGCTATCAGAGAAGCACAGATGTTATGGGTTGGATACAAGATTTTGGGATTCCCGATAATGAAGGATTGGAATATGCCCTATATCCCACAAAATTAGCAGAAGTTACGGACATGACTCCTAAGTATATTGGTGATGCCTGCATCGGTTCCTCTGGTGGTGTTGTTCTGGTTTCGGGTGGTGTCTATGCCTCTAATCCGTTCTATGGTCCGTTCATGTGCATCGGTGGCTATGGGGCTTCTGGGTCGTTCCCGGATGTTGGTGCTCGTCTCCAAAAACTCCCCTAAGGGGGTCTAAGGGGGTCGCAACCCCCTAAAATAAAATAACAATTTGGGACTGTATGTGTTCTGCGCCGACATCTGGTTTCTGCCTGCATCGATACCTCTGGTGGTGTTGTTCTGATTTCGGGTGGTAACTATGACTCTAATCCGAACTATGGTCCGTTCATGTGCAACGGTAACTATGGGGCTTCTGAGTCGAACCCGAATGTTGGTGCTCGTCTCCTTATATAAGGCTTAGCCGTCTACTATACACATACTTTCCCGCACCTCTTGGTGAAAATAAGCTGTTAGGACACGGTCTAGTAGGATCCCCGAAAAACCGTGAAGCGAAATAAGGACGGTATTTTTATGAAAAGAGTAGGAAATTTATGGCCTACATTAGTTAGTGATGAAAATTTAAAGGTAGCCATCTTTGAGGTTAATCGAACGCATAGAAAGTACAGAATTGTCGACTGGGTAGAAAGAACTGTTGACGACCGTGTAGTTGAATTGCGAAACATCCTTGAGGAAGGTTTCTCTCCTGCTCCATCACGTCACCTTGTTATATATGATAAATCTGCAAATAAAACAAGAAATATCCATAGTCCTCGTCTATGGCCGGATCAGTACATTCATCATGCACTAATTCAAGTATTAGAACCAATTATGATGCGTGGTATGGATCACTGGTGTTGCGGCTCTATCAAAGGTCGAGGTATTTCTTATGGTGTAAGAGGAATAAAGAAATGGATGAAAAATGACAAAAAAGGCACAAAATATTGTGCCGAAATTGATATACATCATTTTTATGAAAGCCTCTCTCCTAATGTTGTCCAGGAAAGAATGGGGCATTTGATAAAGGACAAAAAGATCTTAGATCTGATTAAGCGCACAACCAGAGATGGCATTCTAATCGGCAGCTACTGTAGTCAGTGGTTTGCCAACACAGTCCTTCAGCCGTTAGATCATATTATACGACAGGAACTGGGAGTCTCTCATTATGTAAGATATATGGATAATTTTTTGTTGTTTTCTAACAGAAAACGTACTCTGCATAAGGCGATAAAAAGAATACAACAGTGGTTGAGCCAACATGGCCTTAGGCTAAAAAGCAATTGGCAGGTTTTTCCTACGTCAAAGCGGCTTCCTTCCGCACTCGGCTATCGTTACGGTAGAGGGTACGTTCTTCCCAAAAAGAAGAATCTGCTTCGGTTTAGGAGGGCTTGCAGACGGGCTTATAAGCGATTAGTATCTGGTAAACAAATACATTATCGAATGGCTGCAGGAATACTAAGTCGTATTGGGAGCTTAAAACATTGCAAATGCTTCCGTGCAATAGCGGCACATTTATCGCAAGTACCGATGTGGTTACTTAAAAATATAGTTCGTCAGAACAGTATAAAGAAGAAGGTGATAATTTGACTATTACAGAAGCTTTAATTAAATTGCGTGATGATATAAAAACTTGGTGTACTAACAATTTTCTTGCCGTAAAAGAGAGTATCGTTCAATCAGACTACGCGCAGAACGATACAACAGCTCTTGATTATGTGAAAAACAGACTCGCATGGACTGAATGTGAAGCTGGAACTGAAATCTTACCCGAAACCACTATCACTATAACAGATAGTGGTTATTTTCAAGATGGTGCTATCGGTTTACAAGAAGGTCAAAATTATATTGTAAATTGGAATGGTACAGAATATGAATGCGAATGTGCATATATTGAAGACGGCGCAGATAAGATGTTTTGTGTTGGCAATCTTGAAATTGCAGGAATTGGTAACAGTACTGGTGAGCCATTTATGATTACCGATAGTGTTGCAGAAGATACTCATGCTATCATTACTACTTCTGGTGACGGAGATTATACTGTAAGTATTGGTAAACTTATAGAAAACATCCACAAGATTAACCCTAAATATCTTCCAGAAGGAGGTTTTGGGTACACCGAGGAAAAGTGTAAGATGCTTTTTTCACAAAGTAGTATTACTTTTAGTGATGGCATGTATGCCGAAGAAGACATGATTGGTCTACAAAAAGGAAAGAAATATACCGTAGCTTTTAATGGAGAGGTATTTGAATGCGTCGCTAAAAATATTATGATAGATGTAAATAACAGCGCTGTATATATTGGCAATGAACGGATTGCTGGCGGCGAAGATACCGGGGAGCCGTTTGCTTGTGCAGACATTATTGAAAGCGGACAGAGTGTTTTTATTATTACTAACTTTGATGACAGCACTGAAAACTGTACAATATCTATCACGGGATCATTGGAAATGGTTCATAAGATAGATACGAAATTCTTGCCCAATACAACCAAAGACTATGTAGAAAATGACCCAACATCTCCAAATTATATTGCAAATAGGCCTTGCTATAATGGTGAATTGATAATCGACTGTGAAGAGATAATCGCTAATGGCGCAACTACCGTTGGTAATGGTTCGTTATATAGGTATGTTAAAATTCATGAATACCTCCCCCCTGGTGATTGGGTATATGATACTGTGCAAAACGGCTTTAACCTTAAAAAATCGTGCGATTTAGCCATTACACATTATGGCTGGAGCTTGTCTAATGGCGACGGAAAACAACTATTTGGGGTAAGCGAAGAAGCGGTTGCTAGTGGTGCAATTACTATAGATCTAGTTGGTGAAGTGTCTGAATCCGGTATTTATTCGGTTTATATTATAGGCATGGGAGCTGAGTACAAATATATTCTGTCAACACTCAAACCATTAGATAACTCTATGCTGTTGATTGGATATGACGACTTAATTCAAAAGCCGTTTAGCTGTAATGAAAAAGAACAACTTATTGGATTTTATGAGCCAGGCCGCGGTGCCACAGTTATTAAAGACCATATTGGTTACCAATCTCGAATTAACTTTCATAGATTTCATTACCGATGCCTCGCCGAAGATGAAATCATTGGTGCGGAACTTGTTTTAAATGACGGCTCTACAAAAATAATAACAGCAGACGATATAATAAAAGCTAACGATCGGGGTTTTTGGGAAGTCGAAAATTTACTATTATGTACAGACAACACTGGCTACCTTTCTTTAGGGGGTTGTGATTATCATTTTACAAATATCGGTCTTTATACCACTGACTATACCGGTACATATGTCACAGAAATAGTACTACCAACAAAAATTGAGCAGCTTGATATCAAATTCCTGCCTGACGCAATTCCCAAAGTCGAAACAGCAGAAGTCGGTCAAACACTTGTTGTAAAAGCTGTTGACGGGGATGGTAAACCTATCGAATGGGAAGTTATGAGTTTAGGTCTTGGCGAAGAAGTTCTTGGTAATTTAAGTGATAGCACCACTTTAATTGTAGAAGATGATGGTATAATCAGACGTTTCCCTGTTAGCGAATTTGGTGCTGGCTATACCGATAAAGGTGAAACCGTGTTGACTCTCGCACTGACAAACGGTGCGGCGCAAATTGAAGCGACTTCCGATGTATTGGAAGTCGGAAAGACTTACACCATCCGTACAGACAGCGGCGAATACACTGGCGAATGTAGGCACAGCTCTGCGTATGGTGCTGATGTTAAACACATCGGGAATTGTGGGCTTATCCTTCCAGATCTGATGACTAATAATGGGCTCCCCTACGGCGTTGTGTATGTCAATAACACCAACCCCGAAATGGGCGAAGTTGGTACATTCTACGGAGCGGCAGACACAAACGGCGGGAGTACCATTACCGTCTCCATCCCCGACGTTATCCACACCATCGACCCGAAGTATCTGCCCTCTGGTATTGGTGGTGGTCTGCAACGCATTGAACTGAACCCTTCTGACTTTGCGGAAGTAGACAGCGACGAAACATATCTGCTTGCTACGATTGTTAAAGAAAAGAGTGACCTGCTTACCGAAACTGCAAAAAAAGAAGAGCCTATTATTCTGAAAGTTAACTTAGGTAATGGCGCACAAGTTTGCATTCTAAACTGGAAAGATAGTGGTAGTATTCCAGTATATTCTTGCGCCGATATAAGTGGTGATACGATGCTGTGCTATGAATTGTACTTTGATAATACAACAGGCTATTGGGTGTTTAACGTGACAATATTCGTCTTATCTGCATGACCTACCCCCTAAACCTACTCGACCTAATCTTCACGCTGTACGCACAAAAGCTATGGCAATAAAAGTGCTTAACACCACCCGTATACGGGTGGTGTTTTAATAATCTTGATACTTGTAAAATTAGTAATTAAAGGAATGGACGTATGAAAAGAGAAGATAACACAGAATATATTTTAAACTTGAGCTACGGCAAAGACAGCCTTGCTTGCCTAGGGGCAATTAAAGAACTAGGTTGGCCTCTTGACCGTATTGTTCACGTGGAGGTATGGGCTACGGACACCATTCCAGCCGACCTTCCGCCTATGGTCGAGTTTAAAAAGAAGGCAGATGCGATCATAAAAGAGCGGTTTGGTATCGAAGTTGAACATGTATGTGCTATGCGTACAATCGTCACCAAGAGAGAGAGAGTAAGCTTCGAAGGAGAATTTTATAAGAGTTATTTTAGCAAAAAGATTAATGATGACCGGATAACTGGATTCCCAATAATACGAGGATCATGGTGTACTAGAGCACTGAAAACTAACGTTCTGAATCATATCAAACCCCATTTTGGCGACAATGTAGTTACCTATATTGGAATTGCAGCTGATGAGTCAGAACGAGTATTAAGACATAGCGTTACAGGGAAAGCACTTCCGCTTGTAGCTATTGGCTGGGATGAAGCATACTGTCGTAAATGGTGTGAGGAAAACGACCTACTTTCCCCTATTTATACCGATTGTCAGCGTGGTGGTTGTTGGTTTTGTCATAATCAAAGTGTTGATCAGCTCAGAAAGCTTAGAAAGAACTATCCTGAATATTGGGCTATTCTCATGAAGTGGGATTTAGATAGCCCTGTAACATTTAAACCCGGCGGTATTACTGTCCACGACTTCGATAAGAGGTTTGCGGCAGAAGAAGCCGGATTTTTTAATGGCAAAAAACGATTTCTGTGGAAGTCTTTAGACAATTTTCAATATCCATAATTTTTAAAGAGGGTCTCCCCTCTTCTGATATTTATGAAGGAGGCGATACGCTATGTCTGTAAAAACATATGCTAAAGCTAACTCCGTAGAACTATCGGAGAATTTTTCTTCCCATGAGTTCAACTGTCACGGCGACGGTTGTTGCTCTCAAACGCTAATTGATCCCAATCTAGCTCTTATCCTACAGAAGATTCGCACTCATTTTGGAGTTAAAGTCATAATCACAAGTGGATATAGATGCCCAACTCATAATAGATCAATTGGCAGTGGTACTTCTTCTTATCACGCAAAAGGAATGGCTGCAGATATCACTGTAGAGGGCGTTGCGCCGAGAGAAGTAGCCAAATATGCTGAAAGCATTGGCGTCCTCGGTATTGGCCTGTACGAAACAAGCGCTGACGGTTATTTTGTACATATCGACACACGAACAAGAAAGTATTTCTGGTACGGGCAGTCACAAGCTTACCGTTCTACCTTTGGCGGTACACCTGTTGCAGTAACTCCTCCCACAGAATCACAAACCCCTGCTACCCAGATTCTAATGCTTCGTGGCAGTAAGGGTATTCAGGTCAAAGCAATGCAGGAGAAGCTAATTGCTCTCGGTTACGACTTAGGCGTACATGGTGCTGACGGTGATTTTGGTCAAATGACCGATATTGCAGTGCGTAGCTTCCAAGCTGCAAATGGTCTTGTAGAAGATGGAAAAGCCGGGCAAAAGACTTTGGATGCTCTTGATAATGCGTATGAAAAAGCCGATAAGACTATTGTTAACAATGGTTTTAAGGTAAAGATTCTTGCAAGTGTATTGTATGTACGATCCGGTGCAGGAATGAACTATCCCATTATTGGGAAAGTTAAGAGGAATTCTGTTCAGACTATCCTCGAAGAAAAGGATGGGTGGGGCAGAATCGCAAACGGATGGATCAGCTCTTCCTATTACCAGAAATTATAATTACAGGAGATAGGTGATGGTGTGAGATGATACCTTATATCGAATATTTAAACATGCCGACCAAAGTAGCTATTGCTCTGGTCGGTCTGTTTTTAGCAATGAACATTGTAGGTGAGCTACTGGAATTTAAGGGGAAAATCGTTCCTGAGTTTGTGAAGATTAGAAAGTACTTTGCACGCAAAAAGAAGGAACGAGAAGATTTTATGAAGGCTGCGCAGCTGTTAAGCGAAGTTAATATGCACTATAACGCCGACAATATCGCAAAGAGAGATAAATGGATGGATTGGGTAAATGAACGAGCCGAAGTGTACGATAAATCCATTATCGAGATTAAGCAGGACTTTAGTAATGTTGCGGAGGCTTTGATGGCAAATACAAAGATGACTGAGGAGATGTTTGTTCAAAGCAGCCGAGATAGAATAATCGATTTCGCAGCTAAGGCCGGAAATGAAAATTCAATGGTATCAAGAGAAGAATTCAATAGAATTTTCAAGGTATATGAGAAATACGAAAAGTTCCTCGAAGATCATGGACTTACTAACGGTGAAATTGATATTTCGTATCAAATCATTCGAGAATCCTACGAAAAACACATGAAGAACCATACATTCATTGAGGATATCCGTGGTTACAGTGTTTAAATATCAGAAAGGATGTGATTCCTTTGGGAAAGAAGAAGTTTGAGTTCTCTAAGTGGATTGCAAGCGTAATCGGCGTACTGAATGTGGGTGTTATACTTTTTACCTGCATTATGATTTGGAGAACTAACGACTTAACACCGTTCGCATACCTGATTCCTTCTCTGGAGGCAGCGTCTGCTATTTGCATTAATGCATACTACTCCAAAGCAAAGAAGGAAAATCAGATCAAGCTGATGAAAGCATATGGCGTAGAACCAACAGAAGCTTCATTCAGCGAACATTTTTAAGAAAAGAGGAATACTATGATTGATTTAACTCAGGTTGTTGTCGCTCTTATCGGCTTATTGAGCGTGGTTATTTCTACTGTGCTTGTTCCATATCTGAGACAGAAAAATACTGCAGAGCAGATGGCGCAGATTGAATTCTGGGTGTCTGTAGCTGTTCAGGCGGCTGAAATGATTTATGTTGGTACTGGTCGCGGCGAAGAAAAGAAGGCTTATGTTGTCGAGTTCCTGAACAGCAAGGGCTTTACTATTGACATGGCAAGCATCGATGCAATGATTGAAGCAGCAGTGCTTGCACTAAAGAAATAAAAAATAATCTTACATAACTTTAGTGGGTGTAGTTATCGTAAGATAATATGATTAAGCGGGTTGTCGAAAGACAGCCCGCTTTCTTTTTACCCAATGACCGTCTGAGATAAAGTATAGGGAGCTTTCAGACTATGTCAGAGCAAGGTTATGGGCGTAAAACAAGCCCGTTAAAAGTTCTCAGGAGAGCTCAAGCGAGGTGCGAGTTTTATATTCATTTCGGGGAAATAAAAAAAGGCAGAGCTAGGACAAACCCGGCTCTGCCTTATCGAAGTATTATTTTGTATTACAGATTTTATTACAGATTGAGAGTGACTCACAGTGACTGA